AATGTTAGTTCTAATTCCATATTGGCCCTTTATTGTAGTTTCAGGCAGTCTATCTTAACTACCTGACTACATTATAGGTCACATTGGCTTGTGTTTTACTGAAGTTGACTGTTTTGTTGGATTGTGTAGTCCATTAGTAACTTCTGTGTTGGTCTATCCGTATGTAGTGTCAGTACTCCGTCCATCTTACCAGTCTTGTTGATGTAGTGCCGCAGGTGACTTGGTGTTATGTCCTGTAGTTCGTGTTTCTTCAGCATTATCTCTAGTATTGGTGTTGCTAGGTGTATGTTCTCGTACGCATGTTGGTCTTGTTTATTTGCTTCAGCTGTTGCTTGTTTCTCTAGCACTATTTGCTCTTTTCTACTTTCTACTAGCAAGTCTGTGTGTTCTCTTGTTATTTGGTCTATATCTTCCTTCTCCAGCCATTCTATTACTTCAGTAGGGTTATCGTCCCAATGTGCCTGCAATTGAGCCACAGCATCACTTCCTAGTTGATTTGGTAGTATCTCGTATGGGTTAGTCATTAGCTTGTATTTACCAATCTTCACAACCATGCCTGATTCGATTAACCACTTTAGTACTTTACTTGCTACGGGAGCCGAGCACCCTAACCATTCTGCTATTGATTTGTTTAGTGGTTTGCCCTTACTATCGTACGCGATATTACCAGTCTTTCCACCTCTTGTCTCAGCTATTAGTTTTCCTAGTGCTGTACTCTTGTGTGTATCTCCTGCTACGTTTAGCATCATTGTCATTACTGCTGGTCCTAGTCTTTTCATGTTACCTGTCTTTGCTCTATTCTGTCTTACCAGTGTAGTTGTGGTCTCTGTGTATCTTACCACAGTCCCATTCTTGTTGTTTTGTGTATGTCCTACTTGCTCTTGACGTAGTACGTCACCGTGTATTGTTGCATTTGTATTAACTTGCATAGTCTCTTTCGGAATAATTTAGTTGAGTTTGAGTGTCAGTTGCGTCCTAATTCATCTGCACTCTTCAATGAAGATCTCTGACGAACACCCGACCATTTTATTTTGGTGGATATTCCAGATGAACTAGGACGCTCGTCAGGAATCTTTCTATGTTGTTAGTATACACCAACCCACATTAATGGAAGCTTAACTGGTTGGTATTTTGTTTCTTGTGTAGGCAATTTACCTGATCTATTTATTATGTTTATTTCCTGTCTAGGAAATTATCAACTAGCCCGAATCCCAGTGGCCATCGGCTTAGTTGGCCTTTTTGTCTCCACAACTCTAATATTACTATATTATTAATAGGTTTACAACAAGTTCTCGATCCATTGTTCGTATCGGTATATGCAATCACAACCAAGCACATTATTGAATTTTGGTGTGTATTTGTATCGCTCTAGTACGATTTGTAGCGCCTCAATCTTCTTCTCCCAGCCGTATGTCGGGTCTCCACATTCACCAAGCTGCACTACCAATCCAGTTTCAACCCATTCGGTATTCAGTGCTTCGTATGTGTCGATCTGACTATCAACTGCTAGTATCAGCATCGTGCCTGTGAACTTACCATCCTTGTGGAGTGTGTATGTTGCCATACTCTTTTGTGTCGGCTCTACATTCCACTTTGGCTTGTCTGGTGTTATGTCCTGTTTGTTGAAATCTGTGACTTCATTTTCCGTCCAGAAGGAATTACCCAGTCTATCCACGTAATTTACCTAACAACCATTCTACCAATCCTGGTGTTGTTGGTTTTATTTGCGACTTATCTGCTTTTACTTTACTTTTCTTACGTCGGTACATTGTCTGTTGTTTTGATTTTCTCATAGCCCTTCTCTTACTTCCAGTATCATCTGCACACACTCACGCAGTTCGTCTGCTTCGTCTGTTACCAAGTCAATACCTCTTTCATTCAACTTGTTATCTACCAAGTCCACTACTTCGTCTACTATCTCTTCTATTTCTATCATGTTATTCCTTTGTTAATATCAGTATATCACATCTCTATTAACGTTGGCTGAACTGTCACATAGTCTTTAGCCGCTGTCTGTTGGTTAGGATGGAAGCTGTAGTCAGTACTTGAGCTTTTACTCAAGTTGCATGAAGCACAACTCCAAACTACATTGTTTATTGTGTGTAAGCCTCCTTTACTGATAGGAAATACGTGATCTAAGTGTATATACTTGGGCTTTAAGTAAGTCAATACATTATCACAGTACTTACAGCGGTGCCTTTGATCCTCCATTAATGCTTTCAATGCCGGACCTGTTACTGTTCCGTCACTGACTTCTTTTTTCTTACTTGTGTACTTTGCTCTAGCTTCTTTAGCAATTGCCTGGCCTTTAGCAGACTCTCTGTAACGTTTACAAGTAGCTTTAGCTTTCTCAATGTGTCTCAATCTAGACTCTCTCTTAGCTTGTTTGACTTTAGCGGAGTTTGCCTTATTATACTCTTGTCTAGCTAGTCGTTGTCGTTCTACCTCTTCCGCCGATCGGTTACTCCTCCGTTCCCTCTCCGACTTTCTATAAGCTTCAATGTCTTTATTTCTCCACGCTTTATTTTTTGCGGCTAGTCGTTCTTTATTATTCTCTCTATATTTCTTATCTGATAACCTCTTAACTTCTTTTCGTTGTTGTTTCTTTGTTGCCTCATTTTTCAACCTTTTATTAAGTTTACCTATTAATAAAAGTGCAGGCGGCTTCTTAAACTTGCAGTAGGTGTGCACAGCATTTAGTATACCAAGTCCTAACCTTCTCTGGTATTCGACATAGAGCTTTGCAGTAGGTTTGATTTTCTTCTCTAGCGCACATAAGGGACAACCTAGCTTTCCATTTAGATGCTTGTCCATACTAGTTTCCCAATCAGGGTGTCTACCTGTATTACATCGAAGTGTACTAGAGTCTTTAACCCCCTTAAATGTAAATAGAGAGTAGTCGTATTTATCTCCGTGGATTTGAGCTATCCTGCTAGGCAGTTTATTGTATGTCTTTATAGATACTTTGTTCGTTACAGTTGAGTGTAATTTCATTATTATGTTTCTTTCGCCATAGGTTAATTTTTAAGTTTGATAGTGTTCAGAAGAGTTGGCGGACTTCTTATCAAGTACTTACTAAAGAGGTGAGTCCGCCAAGATTGACCTCTTTATTAAAAACTTTGTACCTTAATTATACAAAGTATTGGCTTACATACAGATTAATTCAGGTGGTTTCACTGCTGGGTAAGCTTTATTTACACAATTCGTGAACTCTTTTAGTAAGTCAACTTCACCCATACGCCTAAACTCTGAGTAGCCGTGCAACCTCTCATCCGGGACAAATGTGTATTTTGCTGTTCTGTCAAGTAGTTCCTTCTCCACTGCATAATTCTCACGGACTTGTTTACTACCAACCACTCGCATTCTCGGTATCTCCCCAAACAGCTCTAGGCATTGAGTCGCAATCTCAATCGCTCGTGTATTTGGGTTTCTATTAGTAGTGCCAATTTTTAATAGGACTTCCCCTTTTAACCAAATCTTGATCACGTACACCCAACCATTTTGCTTTGGTCCTTGTTTCTTCTTACGCTTAGCAGCCATCGTACCCTTCCCCAAATTGCTCTATCATTGCGCGATGTGTGCCTTTTAGTGTAAGTGACATTGAGTAATAATCTCCTTGTTGAGCAGTACACTCAAATCCCAGATTGGTGTATTTACTAAACAAGTCTTTCACCAGCCTGTCGTACGGCGGCCCCATTCTTCCACCAGTACAAGTTGCATCGATCGTGTGTTCCACAATCTCATCTAGCAGCGCATCAGCTTTCTTTTGCTCTATTCTTGCTTTTGGGCCAACCCAGTCTGTTCTTTGTACTTCTATTTTCTTGTTTATTCCGTAGTAATTCATCATATCTCCTCGAATTTGTTATATAGTTCTTCTAGTTCTTGTTCCCTGATCTCATCCAGGTACTCCATCAACTTGGTAATCTCGTAGTCGGATATCACGTCGTCTCGTATCTTTTCTGTCTTAACTCCACTGTAGCGATCCTCAACTACCTCAACGTGCCACTTGAAGTCGGCTATTCCTGCTATGTGGTTGTCGTACAATTCGTTACGTGTCTCTACTTTATCAATCCTCTCTTGGATGTATTTTGCTTGTGCGTAATTTTCTTTAGTCATTACTGCTCCTTTACTGTCGGCACATCTAGCCATTTAACTTCGCCTGTGTTGCTTACCCATTTTTGTTGTAGTACTTGCTTTGTTGCTGGGTACATACCAACAAGGTCTCCATTGCTACTTAATACCTGAGTACTATCATCTGTTTCCAACCATCTCATCTCTTTTGTACATGTCCAAGGCATCACACAACCTTTACTATTATTTTATCTGTGCTAACCACAGCAATTGGCACGTTCATATATGTATCTACACCATTCTCACTCATGTACGCAGGTTGATATTGACCTCTGTCAGCGATGCTCAGGAGTTTGTCTAGTACGTAGCTAGACACGACAACAAATGCAGGCTGTTTTTCTGAATACCTGATCATGTCAATACCAGCTTGTATTGCTTCGCTGTACTCACCAACTTCAGTTGCTAGTTTTGCTACTATCGTGTACCACTCCGTACCATTTCTTGCTGCTATGTAGAACTTGTGTTTCCCAAGTCTGTACTCCCTGATGTCTATTTCCTCAGTCTTGTACTGAATTTGGGGTACGTTAACTCCATCAGCTGTTATTGGTTTAGCATCTTCGTGTACCATACACGATAGTCTATTTATACTATCAGAGGCTACTGTGATTTTCACTTCGTCTTTTTTCATATAGTGTACTTCTATCATTATTTATCTCCTGTCTGTGTTTTTACTATATCTAGCAGCTTTTGCCTGGCCCACACGGCTGTTGGTGTACTGTCTGCTGCCTTCTCAATCTTCTTTTTCTCATCTTGTGTCAGTCTGATCATTATTGTTTTATCTCTGTTCATCCTAACATCCCATGTACCATTCTTAGTGCTTTTAGTTCACCTTTTGTCTCAGCTACTCTCAACTCATACGTTTTTGTGGGCACCATGTAGTCATCAGCTTTTGCCAGTTCTTGTAGTGCGCACTCTAACTGATATTCAGTAGTTATTATAATTTGTTCTAGTTGTTCTTTCATGCTTATTCCTTTGTTACTAACAGTATACTCTCAATATACTTAACTTCTACTGAATTATTTCCGGAAATTTTATAGGATCGGGTATTTACCAACTTGTCTAGGCCTTACCTCAACCTCAACCGAGCAGGTGATTTTGGTATTACCAAGTTCTCATAGGCACGCTCTTAACCCTCCGCTCAGCCGGTCTTTTATACCCTATACTACTGATTTGATAACTCCATTGTTTATTAGTAGGATAATATAGATGATAAGTATGGTATTGATAACGATTATCAGTAAGACGTGTGTCATTTTTAAATTTTCGGGGAGGGAGGTACTAATATCACTTTTACCGACATACAACCAGACGGCCCCCCCATTGATTTCACCTGCCATTCAATTCATGTACTTCCCTGAACCGTTTACTTTACTTGCTTAGGCGTGTCATAGACATAGCTTAATCTAAGGATTTATTATGCGAAGAGCATCTATCTTTCAATCAACCAAACAAGTAGCGCAAACAACTGCGTCAATCATAGAAGAAACAGCTGGCTTAGTTGTTGACCAAATCAAAGTAACTCGTGAGCTTAACAGTATCGAAGACGGTACTGATATCAAAGAAGCTAAGGTACAATCTGTTATGGATGTAGCTAACATTACTGCTGAAGCATATGCTCAACAAACTGCTATTGATAAGATGGACATACCTGATGATGTGAAAGCACAACTAAAAGCAAACTTACTAAGCGCAATAGCTTAAACAACTTAATATAAAGGATATATAATGGAATTAACAAACAAACAACAACTAATCATAAACAAAATGACTTCAACTCTTGACAAAGCTTCTAAAGACGCATTGGCTACTATGTTGAAACGTCCTAACTCAGTTCGTGTTGCTAAGATAGCTAACTTCTCAGTATCTGGTACTCAGCTTAACCAAATCTTCTCAACTGATGAAATCTATGGTATAACAAATGCTGTGTACTTCTACGCAGAGGACCTATTAGCTCCATCAATGAATGGTGTTGACGATATTGACTTATTAGCTCAACTTACTGCGGAGGTGTAACATGTTTGATGAGCAATACGACGAAGATAGCAAACAGCTATTCTTCAAATAACCTTAACCTTCGGGTTTTGGTTATTCTTTTTTCTTTATTCGTTTCCTTCCTTCAGCATGGCATAACCAACCTTTATTACCTCAGTCCTAACTATCTCAGACTCTTTCTTCAGTACTGCAAGGAACTTATTAACTATCAGCTGCTCTGTTTCTGTTAACTCAGTCCTTGGCTCTAACCCAATCTGTACTTCCGAGTTCTTTATAGTCCAATTATCTGCTAACCATCTTAGTATAGTACCAAGTGAATCAGTCAAAAATGGTATATCAGTTGTTCCTGTGTTGAATTTCTCTCCATCAAACAACAACTCTAGTATATCTGGTCTATTGTATGTTACTGCTATCTTCTTTGCTTCGCTTATTCTCTTAACATTTGCCCCAAACATCTTAGCTGCTTCGGCTTGGCTTATCTTGTCTGTGCTTCCGAGGATATGCTTGTATGCTCTAATTGCCAATTGACTAGCAGTTTCATGTCTTCTTGTTTCTTTCCCAATTACTACATCCTTAATTTGTTGTAGTGTACTATTATTTGCCATCTTAACTGCTTTAATAGTACCAATCCCAAGTTCTTGGAGTACCAACCATCTGTGTCTACCATCAACTATCTTCCCTCTGTATGTTGTAACTGGTTCTAACTGACCGTGTTTGTCTATGTGGTCTTTCAGTGCTTCAAACTGTTCTACGTTCATTCGTGGTGTTGCTAATGCCTCTGGGTGTAGCACCAAACTCTCTGTTTCTAATATTTCCATTGTGTTATCCTTTGTGTGTAATCTGTCAGTAGTATACCATAGTTGACTGATTATGTCAAGAGCGTTAGCAAATAAGAGCAAAACTCGTCTTAAAGCCTTTAGTTAAGGGAAAAACAGCGGGGTTTTGGGCTAATAAATCGGTCATTGACCTATTTTTGAGTCAGACAGTGACCTAATTTATCTATTTACTAATCCTCTATACATCCTATATACTAATAGCGCAACTGTGGATTTTTTTAGTATGTTTTTCCTTTAGTTGTGGGGTTTAGGTCGAATAATAGGTTTTATTAATTTCACTCTATTCAATTGGACAGTATGGTTCATTTCACCTGGTTGGATTGTATTTGCAAAAACTCTTTAATCCGATACTTTATGTGTTTAGGTAAATAATTTAACTAAAGGACAACTAATGACTGAATCAGACAAAGCCTTTTGGCAAGAAGTAAATAAACAGGATACAAGAGACATGCTCTATGATTTAGAGGATGAGTGGTTAGATAGCCTACCAGATGAGAAACCAGACTTTCAACCCAATCGTGGACAAGGATTTATCTGCCCTAACTGCGGTGTCGAGTGGGAAGACCCAATGGACTTACCTACTTGCCCATGCTTAGAGTATTAATAACCAACCAACTGTATACTTTCTACACAACCATAACTCTATAGAGGATTGTGTGGGTTTGTGGGGTGGTTTTACGGTCTACAGCATTGCATTTGTGCAGCATTCCACAACAAAACATGACAAATTGCAATGTTTGAGCAACACCAAACTTGCACTATGCCACATACACACTCTATTTACTACAACACTACTACAATACTTATAATAACCAAACTGTAAAAGTATTAACCAATTAAAAACACCGTCTTGGCCCAAGTTCAAGTACGTGCCTATGAAAGGACATAAAAATGACAATAGAAATAAAGATAACAACATTCAAACAAACAGGTAAATACTACGATGAAGATATAATAGAGGTAGACTGTACAGACCAATGGTACTACATTCTAGAAGCAGTTAGAGAACTGAAATCATTAGGTAAAGGACCTCAACCAGATATGATTTGGTTACCAAGCCCTATAAAACCTAGACATGATGATTTCCCAGTATTAATAGGAATTTAGTCGTCTCGACCCAGGCTTAAGTGCCTGTACAAATTAACATAAAGGATTTAACATGAAACAAATAGCAATTCTACTAGCACTACTATGTGCAACTTATGTGTTAGCCGAAGTACTGAGTACCAACAACAAACACAACTATAGCAAATCATCAACTACTGTAACTAACATGTTCAGTAAACCAACAAGTGGCTTCAATATGTGGTCATACAACAACAGATAAGGACTTGATAATGAAAGACATAATCTTAGCAAAATGGCGTAAACAATCAACTAACCAATTCTTCGGAGATGACAAATGAACCAGTATCAACTAGCAAACTTCAACATATGTCGAGCCTTACTGGCAGACATAGCAGAAACTCCCACTCCAGCAGAGGAGTTCATAGCAGGCATTGACTTGTCTCAACCAATCAAATAGTACATGATTAACTCCTTGTATTTTATTTGTTTATGTGATTAATTTCATTAACAACCAACTCAACATAAAGGCAAACAAATGGCAAGAAAAACAGGCATATTCAAATCAGTAGGTGCATTAGCACAAACTACTCTCAACTCAACCGAATCAGTAATTGGTTCAACACTCAACACAGTAGATGAGTCTATGCAAGCAATTGCAGGTGTAGCGAAGCAGTTCAACAACGACTGTAAAGGTGACTTAGTTGACTCAGTAGTAGACTTAGCAACAACTACTAACACAGCGGTAGACAGGTTACGAGAACTGGACTATAGTGACGAGCAAATAGCATTAATGCTACCAGACTCTCATATCCACGCTCAACCACAACAAACAGCCTAATAACTGTTTGGTATTCACTACTTCTATGACTGGATTGTATCAGTCAGAACCACAACTCATAAAGGATAAACATGAACACAATTATTAACAAAACAACATCAGCAGCGGCAGTAAATAAAGCACTTAAAGTACTAAGAAAGACAGACAAAGACTTAGCTTTATTACTAAGAAAAATCTACACAAACATCAGTGAACAACAGTACACTATAGCACCAACTACTTGTAAAGACTTACTAGCAGCATACACTGGTGCAGAGGACATTACTGGCCTTGATGCAACAGTACTATTCGACGCTATTAGCTTTGACTTTGCCCAAGCAGTAGAATCAGAATTAGTAACAGGTGTAACTGCAATTGAAATACCTGCTCCAGTTGAGCCTTCAGTACCAGTAGACTACTCAGCAATGACTGTAGTGCAACTTACTAACGTACTGTTCGCAGACCTTGGTAGTGAGATAACAGCACAAGTTACTAACATGACTACAGGACTGAAAGTTAAGCTTGACTTACTTGATGAACTGAAACAATTATTAACAGCTAACTTCGATGATGTTAGAGCAGATGTATTAACAGCTAGACTAGCAAATGCATTAGCATTAACTAAAGAGGACAAAGGTTCAGCTTTACACACAACTGATGGTAACTTATCAGTGTACAACTACCTTAACTCTGATGTTAAAACTGAGTCAAAGAACTACTTGTTCATGGCAGATATAATGGCAGATACAACAGCTAGTCTTGATGTATTAATTCTTGAATCGGCTTTCAGAAGCTACAAAGAGCAGATAGCCGTTGGTGCATTACCAATCCCTGATAGAGCATTAACTCTGGCAGTAACTAAAGCAATCAAAGGCATCTGCGCTTTGAAAGATAATAACAAAGACAAACTACTTAGTATGTCATTCGCGTAGAGTAGGGCTTCGGCCTTACTTTAATCCCAACCAACCCAAATTTAATATAAAGGCAAAATATGTATCCTAAAATACTATCAACTGAACTTAATCGACTCAATCAACTAACAGACAGCAAAATAGCTGAACTACTTGAATCTACTGTAACTACTGGCGACACACTGTCTATGCTAGTTGGTAGAGTATGTGAGATGTTGCTTAATACTAAAGCAATCAGATCAATCAACAACGGAACTTACAACTTCAAAAAAGCGCTACTTATCCGTATAAACACTGTAGCTAAAGACCTTGACTTCGATACTGTAACTACTAACAAAGTATCTATGTCATCTGATGGAGAACTTGTGTGCCATCCTGTTACTTCTATAGTTGGAGAGCAGGAGCCTAAAGCATTTAACAAGTCTTGGTATAACGAACCAACAGGATATCAGGATCATGCAATACTTAAAGGTTCTGGTAGAAAATTCAACAACAACTCTACTTCTTTACTTGAAGAGAAGGCAAGTGTTGAGCTAATGGTTAAAGACATTCAACCAATGTTCGTTGACCTTTATGCAGTACTGCTTTACGAAGATACTAAAGTAAATGTTGATGATGTTAATTACTTTGACAGACTTACTGAAGTAGCGTACTGGACTAAATGTAAACTTGGTCAAACATACACTAACTATCGTAAACTAGACAGCAACAGTCGTAACTACCCACTTAACAGATATGGCTTTGCTTACGAATATGGTGATAGCTTCGAGAAATGGTTAATCGAGCCTGCTAAACCTTGGTTAGTAGATACTACTGAAGTGGGGCTTGCTAAACAATACCTTAGAGAGGAATTTGGTGCTAAACGATATGACCATCTTGTGAATAGTGCAATGGACAAAGTAATCGAAGCACTAGCAGACTTAGAAGAATACCAAGCTGGGAAAATAGTTGACTTTGGTATTAGTCACAAGGAACTTGGTAAACTACTACATATCATTGATGTTGACCAAAATATCATCCAAAACGAGGGTAACTACACAACATCTTGCGTGTCTTATGACTTTACTAACTCTGGTGGTATAAACGCAGCTAACCAATTTGGTGATGCTAAGTTCTTAGAAGCAACTAACTTACTTGGCAGTGACACTAAGTTCGACACACACCAAGCTGTTGCAAACCACTTAGGTATGGAACGTGATGATGCTAAAGCAGTAATGCAAGGGCCTAACCACGGTGGACGAGTTAAACCTGAACATAAAGACATGGTTAACTCAATCTTCGGCGAGTCTTACAACTACATCCACATGATGTCTCAGTACGGTATGAAACTAGCAGAATCTGGTATTACTGAAGTAATCCTAACTAGACCTGATGGTGTTAACGCAGTATGGTATCCGTACTCAATCAAGTGTAGAGTGCCTATGGAAGATGGTAGTACTGTTGACTCAACTATGCCTTTCAATCCAGCAATTGGTACACAGAAACACAGAGGACTAGCAGTATCTATCCTACACTCAGCAGATGCATTTACTGAACATTATATCTACTCTAACTTACTTGAGATGGGTATAGAAATCAAGACAACACTTGATAACTTCTATGGTCAACCAAGCATCAAAGCATTAGTAGTTGAACTAACATTCGAAGCATTAGCAATCCTTGAGGGCTATGCAGAGAGACAACTACAAACAATCGAACGAACAACAGGAATCAGCAGAGACAATAACTGGACTCTACCTAACCGTGAACTGCCAATCGTAGTAAACAACAACATAATGTAACCCATTATAACTTAATACAAAGGAAATAACATGCTAATAACAGCAATAATAAGCAGGAACTTGAGAGATGTACATACATCATCTCCTAAAGTACTACTCAGAGACTTACAAACAGAAGACGGTCCATACAGAGACCATGCACATGTAGAGCTTACTGATGAGCTACACAAGCTACTTCAGTCTAAACGATTTAACAACAACAAGTCTCATCCAGTTTATCTGGAAGCAGATGAGAAAGTGTACCCATGCGTACATACTGGTGTAGAGAAACGTACACTACAGAACATTCAATTGAGCAAGCTATCTTAGTTTGTTCTTTTTTTTTCTTTATCCTACCGGAGGTCCCTTAACAGGGTGTTCTCTTGCAGAGTGCTTTCTTTTTTCTTGTTGATTAAGCAAGCAAAGGAATATTTAATGGATTATATTATTACTATAGTAGTTATCTTTCTACTGTATCAGTTTGTGGAGTACACCAACAGACCCAAACGAACGAGGAAGAAGTACTACCAATCAAGCAACGAACCAATATTTGGGGGCTTTAACAAGCCTACTGAAACAACCAAACCAGTCGAGCCTGAACCCGAACCCAAGCAAACATACACGATACCTACTGAACTTAGGTGGAGTGATCAATTTATGTCTCCGGAACAGAAAGCAGAACACTTACTTAGTGACTTTTGGTATGACCTTCGTTCTCAACGAATGGTTATTGCCAATAATCAGTGTGAAGTACCTGGTTGTGGTAGTACGCATCGACTCAATTGTCATCATACACACTATCTTACTCTTGGTAACGAATCAGTGGAAGATCTTCGAATCGTCTGCCGTTCATGCCACCAGAAAATACACGACAAATTAGGGTGCGATAGAGTGACTAAATATCCGATTGAGTGTCTCAAATAAATTCCGTGAAACTTCAATAAACAAAAGGTCAAAAACCTTCAACTCTTCTACAATGAAGGCCTGTCAAAAACAAAGGATTAAACATGGAAATTTACTTATATGGCTATGCGGTAGCATTTGTGCTTATGGCTCTACTCAACTGTCATGAGGACCAATACTGGAACTCTAACGTATGGCAATTAATTGTTACTCCACTGCTGTCTTGGTTACTTGTTGTATTTACGCTACTTATGTTAGCCTATTATTACCATGACTATAAATCTTATAACATAAAGGACTAATATGAACCCAATCCAACTTAACGAACAACAAATAGAAGCACTGAACAACGGAGCAACCAAATTTTGGTTTCCTTTATCAAACTTGGCATTGGACCAATACAGCAATTCAGATGACTTAGGACACGACTTTACTTGGGAAAATCCTGAGCACATAGGTCACTGGGTTAGTGGTGTAGAAGTATTCTCTCCACTACAACCAAACGAACAGTACTTTGTGCAGGAACAAACTGAGTGTCCTGGTGATTGTAATATGGGACAAGCTTGTCAACTTTGTGGAAGTAATGGACAATTTATTGGAACCGTAGATTATATGCCAAATAGCTGTTCTATTAAGTTCACAGCAACTGATGTGGAAGTGAAGCATGTGCAAGATATAGTTTACTGGTCAGAGCTAGGGCTATTCCCAGTGAAACAGTACCCTCACCCAGAATCTGGTATTAAAGTGAGTGAGTATAGGCCTAACTATTGGCACGACAGCCAGTACCCAGACCAACCATATTCACAAAATCCAGTAGGTTTTCTTATCTCAATTAAGAGAATCTCTTGACAATATGTTACATTTATGTTACAATACTACAACATAAACAAAAGGAGTACTAATGTACAAATCAATTAGAGTTTTAGAAGAACAAAGTAAACAGTTTAAATCAGCAGCAGAAGAACGTGGTATGACTATGATAGGACTTATGAAAAAAGTCTTAGAGCACCTCGCGAGTGAGAAACTATAATGGGAAATAACCGAGCAACTAGTAAGATAGGGGAAGTATTCACTACTAATGAAGGATATGAAGCAACAATCATAGCTGCTGGTAGTAATGGTAGTAAAGTCGTTATCCAAATAGGTACATGGACTAAAGAAGTCAATTATGGAGACATTAAAAGAGGTCAGGTAGGGTATCCATTACACCCTGCTACCTACGGGAAAGGCTTTATTGGGGTGGGTACCTATTTGAAGAAGAATAGCCTAAAGTGCTATGAGACTTGGGCAAGGATCCTACAGAGAGTTTACTGCCCTAAGTTCCACGAAAGACAGCCAACTTATAGCAAGGTTACTATGTGTGAAGAGTGGCATAACTACCAAGTGTTTGCCAAATGGTTCTATGAGAATTATATAGAAGGATTTGAAATAGACAAAGATATTTTATCCGATGAGGGTAAGGCCTATTCGCCAAGTACGTGCGTGTTTATACCGAAGAGGTTAAACTCTTTTCTTACTAATAAGCAAACAGCTAACACTAGCGGTTACATAGGGGTTAGTAGAACAAGAAACGGACTTAAGTGGAGAGCCAGCATTAAGATAGACGGAAAAGGAAAAAACTTAGGTGTTTTCGAAGAAGTCGAAGATGCGGTAGACGCATATAAACAAGCCAGACAAGCGCAAGTAGTGGCTCTCCAGGAGCTATATAAAAACGTACTCTCAAAAGAAGTACTTGACAGATTATGGTAAAGAATTACCGTGTACGTATTTAAGGACCTGAACAAGCAGAAAGCTTATTCCAAGTGGTGTGGAAAAATAGCATGGACTATAACTCTAGGGTTTTACATAGGCCTATGTTATTTAGTCTCCACCTTCACATAAAACCCTTCGAACCCAATAGGGTTCTTGGTGTCAATCGAAAGGATAACAAATGAGTGATAAACAACTACTAGCAAAGTATTTTGCACAAGGCGGTACGGTAACTGTCAAGCACGCAGCTGAACCAGTTTACCATCCACACCCAAATCCAGTGAAATGTCCTACTAACCATGTTGAGCATACTGGACCCAAACACGCATTTAACAGCCTGTACTCACTTGATGAAACAGTACATAATTACGGGAGATAGCATGAAAGTAGAACACACAAATCAACAACCAGAATTTCAACCAATTGAGTTGAAGATAACTATCGAATCAGCAGAGGAGCTTAAACGTCTCTATGGAGCCACCAACACAAACCCAAGAGAATTCGGGTATGGTAGTTTTTCAAAAGAAGTTTCTATCACAGGTACTATAGACAATACGTTATTTAGTACATTGTATGACATAGCTGAAAAACGCGGCTACATCAAGTGACATGCTATTCAAAGCAATAGTATCAGGAATTGACAAAGACCGTCGACTAATCCTTGAGGACATCATCCAATCAGATTCAAATTTATTTCGGGACCACTGCTGGACTAAACCATTGTCCGATAAGGAGCTTGGTAAAGCCAGAAAGATACTGAACAAATACGGCGGTGGTAATTCAGAGCCAATCTACTTCTACGCTGATGTATATTGGTACGGACGAAAGAAAGCCCTAAAGAACATAACAAAATTAACACACGAACAGGAAATAATCATGCAACCAAAACACATTAAAGTAAACAAACGAACTAACAACATCTATATCAGAATGGAGTACATCAAAGTAACAACAGCAACTATTGAGTCAGTGCAAAACATGGCACTTGATAACGACGAGGTGGAGATTGGTTCTGACCATATCACAATCAAAAGGGATGTTGGTACACACGAACAAGCAGGTATTATCAAACCTTACCTAGCTAATCTAGTTATTGAAGGATTTGCTTGGGATGACATTATCACAGCAGAGCCACCAAAAGAAGAGCAAATACTTGTTAGTAAAGTTGATGTTAACATTCATATCAAATTACCAAAGTGTACAAGAGCATTTACTCAGTACCCTGATGTTAAATCAATTGCTACTGACTCTGGTATCATTACTAGAGATGTGTTCACTATCCTTAACAACACAGAACAAACCGCAGTAAAGTTACAAGATCCTCTTAGATACGTTGTAGACGGTCTTACTGTTCCTGGAGCATTTGTTAAAGAAGTTGAACATGTTATGCAAGCAACATTTGATTGTGTATATGAAACTGATGAGTTCTTGCGAATCGAAGACAGTTGTATAGTTATCTCACGTAACGGAGAGACTATCTTATTGTCTAACGAGCTTATGTCACTCCACGACCAAACAACAGAAGTAATTCAACATGATGGTATGTACTTCTTACCAGAGGACACAGAATTCTCTCAACCAATTAGTACACAACTAATGAAGTTGAAGAAAGTAACAAACAAACTGTAAGGATTTTTGATGGAACCTATACAAAAACGTAAAGAGTACACAAACAAGCCAAGAAGATACAAACACCAAGCTACTGTAGAGACTGTTAACGCAGGTCAACCGTATTATATAGCTAGTCCAACATATGGTTACGAAGGATTGCATTTACCAGTTGCTGGAAGTGTGTCAGAACTACCAGACTGTAATCATAAAACCGGTGTAATTGATCTTCGTCGATCTGCATTTCCATCTCTTTGGGTAACTACTACAGCAAGTAGATACCAATTTGGCGATAAATTTCACCGTTGTTCGTTATCGGATGAGGGAGTAGTTTATCAAACATACAATGACAGGTTAGTATTTCTTACTGAAGAAGCTGCTAAACATTACGCCAGTACAGGCGAAGTAAAAGGAATACAAAGGACAAAATCAGATTTAGAAACAGGAATGGTAGTAGAAAATAGAAACGGCAATAAAGCCTTAGTTCTACTTGACACACAAAACGGAGACATACTATCAGGTACAAACCTTTGGGGTTCATTAGAGAATTATAATAAAAATCTCGAAGATAAAGATGGGGACACAGACTATGATATCGTAAAAATTTATCAGCCTCAACACAATAGATCTTACTACCATCTTCAAGACCTTGATATTATATGGGAAAGAGAAGAGTCAACAGAGATGACAATGGAAGAAGTGTGTAAAGCACTTGGTAAACAAATCAAGATTGTTAAGTAACTAGCTTCGTGCTAGTTTACTTGTGAGTTGCTTATACTGGTGCTAACAACAGTGAGTAACGGCATGTTAGTTATATGGTCTAGCCATACCGAGGAGTCATGACCTCATTATATGTTTACCAGCCGGTGATTAATACTAGTTAAACGATCGATAACAACATAAGCAATTCTCAAGTGAACTATTCACTCCCAGCCCAGGGTCAGAGAGCAAATAGGTTATGTCTTCCTACACAAAAAGCGATTATCTTAGTACTATTGGAACAATTGTTTTCTACATTTGTTGTACTACTTAAGAAATCAAAAAAAAAACTATTTACTGCAAACTATAGAAGAGGAACTATCATCAACCTCTTCTATAACTATGTGTGTTTCATTACAATAAAAGGAGAGCTTACCTTTGTCTTAAGAAACGCTGTCCCTGCCTACGCATACAAACACCAAGCTCGACACACATATAGTTATAGAAGAATAAATTAATTTAAAGGACTAATATGATAACACTACAACAAGCAAACGAACTGTGTACACTAGCTCACGAAAACCAATGGCGTAGACCTAGAGGGATGAATAAAACTGATAGAATCCTATTTTCAGACAAACTAGACTCATTGTCAGAAGAAGATGACTATGACGTTGATGTATATACTATTAATCATCACAGATTTTCATGGTCTGAAGGTGCAGAAGAGTGGTTTATGGAAGAGCCTTACCATACTCATCCTCAAGCAGTGGCTGCTATGATGAATACAGAGTACCGTAAGATCCTTGCACTCTTACATGATGTAATTGAGGATACTGCCTATGAGCTTACTAATTGCATGGTAACAAAAAAATGCTACATAGTTATGCCCGACAAAGAACAGTACGCGATTTCTCATGATCTGTACATAGACTTAGAGTTGCTTACTAAAGACCCAAACCTTACGTACAGAGAGAATATCAGACGTATCAAGGACTCAGGTCGAGCAGACCCCATTGCTGTCAAGATTGCTGACAATTGCAATAACTTATCTACTGGTACTGACAAGCAAAAAGAGCGGTACTTAACTGTCTCTCTACCAATCTTATTAAAGGATTAACATGACATTACAACAAAAGAAAGAACTGTACGAGCAAGGTAATCATATTTGTTTACTAGAAAATAAGTTTGGTGACACTGATTGGTCAATACACGAAGACCCGAAATGGAATCCTCAATGGGGCTATCAACTAATCCACAAAAAGCACAGACACATCCTAGATGCTTACTTGGACGGTTGTGAGGTTTACGTTTGCCCTCAAACAGCACCAGAGATTATAACAGACTTTATTGAAGGTTATGAAGAGGAATGGGAATACCTTGCAATTCCAGGGTCACTGAAGAACTGCTACTGTGAAGCTACTAACGTACATTATCAAATACTTTATTCTATAGCAAAGAACCCAGGGTCGTTATTTGACTTTAACTACGCTAAAAGTGAGGAATACTATGTTATATTCCCTAATGGACAAAATAGCGAACAATACTCTAAAACATATGCAGTTATAGAAGAAGACATGAATAAAGTCGAATGGAACGAATCAATACAAAACTGGGTATATTGCCCAAAGGAGACTGAAGATGAAGCCAACAACTATTCATATACTGGAGATAATCACAGCGATAATAGCAGGGATGTTACTATGCAAGAAAATACTATAAACAACTTCAATGACTACGGGTTCACTGCTGACTTTCCTGGACACCTTACAGGTGAAATGGTTGAATTCTATAACCAGACATACCTCCTTGGGTACTTCTTAGAAGGTAAGATGAAACATCCTAGAGCACAGTTCTGGAACAAAGATACTGGTAGGATCTGGCAAGGGGAGTGTAACACGATGTACAACCTCACACCAATCGTACCTGAGTACCCTCTATTTAAGAAGAACGAAGCTGGTGATGTACTAAGAATAGATAGCGAGTTATCAGGCACATGGATGCTGTTAGCTAATAGCGATTTCATAGGAGATCCTGAGAACTTACAGGAAATTCCTGTGCTTTCTTCAGACTATTGGACTGACATTCCTTACGACTCTGAACGAGGTTTTTACCACGGACAACCTGTATGGGTACACTTTGCAGACGACGCTTCTATGATATACTTCTATAATGCAGACAAAGACTTGTTTCACACAGCAGGTGGAGGCTGCATACATTCTAGTAAAGTAGAACCAATAGCACTAGAAGCACTACAACACATGCCATTCGTTTGGGAGCAGTATCAAGCCTTCATAAAGGAGAAATGATGGCAAATCAAGGATACGTTTGTAAGAAATGTAAACAGTACAATTCAACAGGTGATCTAACTTGTTGGAGATGCGAAGCTAATTGGTTTGACTAATTGGAAACAATACCAAACATTTATAAAGGAGAAGTGATGATATTAGAAAGTCTAGAAGTAAACGGCAAATTCACTGATGCTGAGTTAACAACAAATGCATTACACATAAATGGTAGTAAGCCTGACTTAAGGTTTGATGTAGTAGGAGACCATGTCTACACGATAACAAACGGTGTAGATACGGTTGTAGTAGCTGCAGACATGGGAAATAGCCACGGTGTAGTACTATCTATCACCAATTACTAAAGTAACCAAACAGGCACAGACTTCTAACCACCCGTACGCGATGGAATTAGTGGTGGAGTAGTGTTAAACGACATCATAATCGATGGAACCTGTAATCTTACCTAACTATTGAAAGACATAGAGGCGAAACAACGTGAGGTCATTGCTGGAGCAGAAACAACCTGTTCCGTGTGCTATTGGCGCCTTGCTAGGTAAGCCACTCGCTACAGAGGGTACAACCAGTGATGTCAATGTCATCGCATGCTACGGGAGATCCTGCAGAAGTGTTGGTAAACTGAGTCTGGTCTTGTCAGAGGAGAATTGGAACGACTCCTGTAAACTAACTAGATTCCACCCGTATGCAGTATTAGCTCAGTTGGTAGAGCACTTTCCAAGTAATTGTCTGGAGAACACCCTCTAATTAAGAGGTGCAAGAGAGTTAGGTCCCTGGTTCGAGCCCAGGATACTGCACAACCTGGTCAGTATTATCGGTACAGGTGTGAATGTACCAACTTTATTTATGCTGTGGAAGTGGGTAACAATACAGGATCGAGGCCTGTGCCCAGCACCACTCAGTCTTGGAAGCAAGTCTGTTTAACTAGCCGTATATAGATAAGTCTGCAGGGTGTAGCTCTGGGGGTAACAGCCCGGGTCGCAAGGTTCGAATCCTTGAAAGTATACGCAACCTACTACAGTCGTACAATCGTTATACTCCTTGGGAGTTGAGTACGCAACCATTCTCGACGGTCCATGTAACGTGCAACATGGAGCTTTTATATGAAAGAGTGACAGAGTAGGGAGTAGTTAGCAAGCTATTCTGCAATGTGTGAGTGTATATGTAACATCACTCGACGGTTCTTTACACAACCACGTAGGTTGAAATCCTACCTCTTTCACCAATTTTATACGGACGTTTACCCAATCTGGTCTGAATGTGGCAGGTCGCTCCTGTAGGTCGGTTCAATTCCGACAACGTCCACACACTTTTATATGCCGAGTATGTACCGCATGCTATAGTACACAGCGCAACTGGAAGGGAGGGACCTTCTGCTCGGCTCCAACACCTCATTACTAAGCAACTACTGAGTTGTTTATTTATGAAGTAACTAATAAAGGACTAATATGGATGACAAACCTACGTCAGAATCATGGTTTAAAACCATTAACAAATACCTCTAAGGATTAACTATGACAAGTAAAAAAGTAACATACTCTGATATAAATAAAGTCAATAAACTTATAAGAAAGAACAAGGGCAAACTTAAACCTAAATTCTACGAAGGTGGGTCACCAGGCCTTAAGCAAATACGAAGAGGTTGACAAAGGACTAACATGAAACAACTACTACTTTTACTACTAGCTATTAATCTATACGCACTTGACTTCGACTCAATCGTAACAGAGGTCAAACAACACGAAGGTTTTAGACACAAACCTTACGTAGACGGCAATCATTACTCAGTTGGGTACGGTACCAACCTATCGTACATCACAAAGGCCGAAGCTCATTTGCTACTAGTTCATCGTTTATCGATGCGCCAAGCACAGTTACAACAACACGAGTGGTACAATAAACTTAACCCAACTCGTCAATATGTACTTTTATCAATGGCTTACCAACTTGGCTATACTGGACTTATGCAGTTCAAACACACAATTTGGCGTATCAAACAAGGATATTATAGAGCAGCAGGCAATTCTATGCAGGATAGCCTTTGGTTCAAACAATCTGGTAATCGCTCAAGAGAACTAGTGAAACTAATGAAGAAAGGGTATTAACATGAGACTAGTCGAAGGGTGCAACTACCACACAACTTGGCAATCTAGTAAAGCTATGAGGTTCGTTTTACTAAAAATAAACGGTACTGTCGCTACTCTAGCTACCACACGAACTTGTAAGCAGTTTACTACTAAGGTCTCTGATCTTATCTTCATCGATACAGATCACAACAATGGCAAAGCAGACCTAATTGAATCAGGGCACTGGAACACAATCAAACATTCTTATAATCTATGTGGCGTTCAGCCTGAAGATTATGGGCACACAAAGGAATAATATGCTAACAACCAATTTATCACCAACAGAAGAAATCAAAGCCCTACGTGTGCACTGGCAACATTCTACAGACGCACTTAAGGATTCTACTGATTTACCTCAGTCAGTAATTGACGAACACACAACGTTGCAAGCTTACATTGAAGTAAGGATTGCCAATTTACGAACTCAAATAGGAGCTTAATATGTATAGATTACTACGATTAATTTTTATTGGTACTTGGGAATTACCTAAGCAACCAAAACCATGTAATCATAAATGGAAAGAAATTGCTGCTATGTCAAACAATTACAAGTTTGTGCGAACTCTTCAATGCGAACATTGCGGTGAATTATACGACCACGTAACCAAATCTTCATAAGGACAAGCAATGCCATCTAACACATCAGTACCACCAAGCCTGCCTTGGTTGCTAATCCGTATCGAACACTGGGAGACTCAACGTGATGGGTCTTGTTGTGATTATTACCAACAATCTTGTGAGCTTATCATAGCCGAACTTCAGTTTGCTATTGAATATGCAAAGGAGCACTCGTCATGAATTTATTATTACTAATAATCATACCATCTTTTATTTATGGTCCTATACTAAGTGCTATTGGACACACAATATTCACACCAACTTTTTGGGGATTTGCTTTAGTATATGCGATACTAGTAGACTACCCAAATCAATTTCTTAGGGAGGGCTAGTATGGAACTACTTCATCCAAATGCAGACGTACGTATGTCTGGCGCTGAGTATAACTCTATGCAGTCTGATATAGACAAAGCACGACAGTCGTACGAGCATGTAGCTCAACGTAATCGTGCTATTCCCAAGCTTATTGCTGAACTCAAGTCAGTTCGATTCGACCTTGCGAAGGAACGTGCACTGAACTCAACCTTGCTCAAGCAACGAATTGCTAGGGATTGTGTTAGTTCAGCCTACAACTCATGCAGGACTGATCTAGTTAATTCTAAGTCAATTTTACGTGCAACTATCCGTATTGCAGAGCAGTACCAATCTGAGTCGAACCTTCTGAAGGACGAACTCAAACAAGCATATGAACTAATTGAGCAACTACGTGTTACTCAGTATGCGTAGGAAGTGAAACAGAACAGCTTATCGCAAATCAGTTAGGAATCTCTCACCTGCCATCAACGCAAACAGAGCATCGCTGACCTACACTATGTAGTTAGTGTTCTACTTTATTTACCACAGCATTTTCTTTGCTCGTAGAACATTATAGTACGTAGGAGAAGTCCTTTATACTTAATTTAAACGAAAGGAATTTAATGAATTACAAATACAAGCCTTCCACATATACACCAATAGCCGGAGATATAGTTGAACGAATTAGCACACAAGAGGGCGCCAATTTAGACGTAGGCTCTATAAACATAGTAAAGAGATTTACTAAATCTGGTAGCAGTCCTGGAATATACCTAGTAAATGATGATGGTGCGGGGATGAGGTACTTTAAACATTTCAAAGTTATTGACACCAAACCAGGATCTGAAGCATCAATAGGTTCTCAATTATACTGTTTAGAGGCCACAGGAGTATTTTTAACCGGGAGCTTAATAACTGTTACTGAAGTAGATGTAGCGAATGGAGTGTATATAGGTTCAAATCACTTATCTCAAGGACAATTAGAGAGTTTCTTAATAATTCAACAAGCCGAACCGGAACAACAGTGTAAATTCAGAGAAGGTGATATAGTTGACACAACATCAAGTTTATTTGCAGGTAATAACAAAGAACTAGAAATAATGCAAGTTGATAATCCTGATTCTATTGCTGTTTACATACAGGACAAATCAGATTACTGGTGGGTTGCAGAAGATGAACTAAGACTATCAAAAAAGGAACAAATAATGAACAAAGCAAAAGTAGGTGATAGAGTAATAGCTAGAAGGCATGTGGGTATAGGAGACCTAGATGCAGGATCTATTGAAACTATTACTAAAGTAGATGGTAACAAAATCTGGGTGTCAAATACAAATAATAGCCCGTGGTATTTAGGGATAGCTTGGGAACTTTATACAGGTGATGCAGAAATATCTAACACAAAGGATTCAGTGAGTGAGGAACAAACACGACCATTGATAGGTTCATTATGGAATCGTAATGCATACCAAGAACAAGTGACAATAGTAGAACATAATGGATTATTCCCTAATGACGTTCACTTTAACGGGGATAGATGCTTAAGTTTAGGGCAATTCCTAAAAGATTTCACTCCAATCAGTGCTGTTATGGCAACAACAGAAACATCAGAACCGACAATCACTAAGGAACAAACAATGAACACAAATATCGAAATCAAAGTAAACGGCGAAACAATCGAAACAGGGACTAAAGTAAGTAAACCAAAGTCTGACTTCAAACTTAAGCCTTCAGTAATGGCACTTTACCACACAGCTGATGGAGTTGAAATCGAGTTGAAGAGATTCACAGGTAAGTCGGCAACAGCTGATGCACAAGCACATTTAGTAAATATGATTGCTGAACACCCAAATGCAAAAATGACACCATACACAGTTGGTAAGTCAACAAAAATCAAACACCAATTCGAAGCAGCTAAGTAATGGATGCAAATTACGATGTAAACAAGTTCAGAAATGAGCCTGTCCATCCAGTTATAGGTATTTTGACTAATGGGTACGTACTGACAAGTTCACTGATCCCTGTAGTGTGTGCTTGGGCATACTTTGCTCCAGCCACATTTCCGTACGACTTCATTATTAAATCTTACTACAGTTTAGTAGGCTAGTCACATGGAATTGTCCTACCAATGGTTTTGGTTAGTTAAACTCGGATTGTTCTTGGTAACTGTAGGTGCTACCTACAGGGCAGTATGGAAGTACAAGTTACAATCTAGAGTATGGAACATTATTCTACTAATACTTTTTATATTTTCCTGGATGATGCCAATTAAGATGAACCCAACAACAAACACGGTGAACTACCAAGCAGATAGAGCTATAGCTACTTCGAAAGTACTTCCACCCAAACAAGTGGACGATAGCTTTAAGCAATCTGTTAATGCAGTTCAATCAATAAGCAAAGAGGAGCTTAAATGAAAAGATTATTTAAAACAGTAGCAGCAAGTGCTGTAGCATTACTTCTACTTACTGGATGTAATGTACAAGTCGAGCAAGGAACAGTTGCTAAAGTACTTGGACCGACAGGGTTCCAACCAGAGGTTTATCCTCCAGGCGTTGTTAACATTGACAACGGGTTTTTTACTTCTAATAGAAAGAAAGAGAAATTAATATTCGTAGAGACTACTACGGAGAAATTTAACGAACCAATAGAAGTACTTCTAAAAGACAAGTTAAAACTTAAGTTTGAAGTTGTATTTAGAGGTAGAAATACTACTGACAAGAAGAGACTTGATGCTATTTTCAATGACATGAAAATGGATGATGATAGAATCACTACTAGAGAAGTGTACAATGTATACGGTAAGATGATCGTAATGAACACAGCCAGAGCAGTCATATCTAAGTACAACGTAGACGAAGTTAATGTCAACTACGAAAGAATTACCGTTGAGCTCTACCAAGCTTTACTTCCTAAGTTACAAAACATCCCTATGGATATATCAGATGTCACTATTGGGGCTATTGAGTACCCTAAATCTGTTACAGCAGCAATAGAAGCAGCAAACAAGAGAAGAATGGAGATTACTACTCAACAAGCACAGACTCAAATTGAACTTACTAGGAAAAAAGGTCAAGAAGAGTTAGCAGAAGCAGATTATAGAATTAAGATGTTAGAAGCTAAGAGAATTAGAGACTACAACGCTATGACTGCTAAAGGAATTACTCCTCAACTTATCACACTTAGAAAACTTGAACTACAAGACAAAGAACTTGATGTTAGACTTGCTGAGGCTGAGAGATGGAACGGATCACTTCCAGCAACTGTTATGAATGGTAATATACCAGTTATAGCAAATACGAGTAAGTAATGGCGTATTTTATCCTGTATGTGATATCTGTACTGTTATCACTTAGGGTTTGGCAAATAGCTTTACAACTTGATTCTAAACCTGTAGCACATCTTGCGTGGTTATGTTACATACCTATCACAAACCTGGTAGTACTACTACTAGGTGTTGGTTCTATCATAACATCTAAATACAACCTGATGAACGGATCATTCTTTCGAGACGACTACTTTACAGCTAAGTAAATCCACTCAGCACCTTCGGGTGTTGTACTGAGTTTATTACAAAGGACATAACATGAAGATAATCGACGGAACAAACGAACAAATCAAGTCACCAAACACAATCAGCGTTGACGTACACATCGAACCTGGTGAGTATGTGAACATAGTACTACCATCTGGTAGGATTCTTACTGTTGATTACAGGGACGCAACTCTATGGGACGTTGACGAATCACTAATCAACTCATTGGAATTATAACATGGGTCGTTCAGTAAGCTACCTATCAAATACACACACAGTTTGTTACTACGACGTATCTTGGATGGGAATGGAGTCAGTGGCGGTTTGTGACGAATGTAACGAACACTACTACGAGCCTTACCAGGATGACCAGCCTGTTGAACAAACGCATTGTTGTGGAGTTGAACTTGAGTATGCGGATGTGTACAACGAGTCACATTGCGACTGGGATTGGTTCATGGAATCTATTATCGACCAATTCACTACCAAGTACCCTTCATTGGGCACTTGCGACCGTTGGGAGGGTAACGAGGATCGCATCTTCTTGGAGAACGAATTAATAGAGCTAGGAGTCAGTGAATATTGTGGTTTAGTATCTGTATCTATGCGTGCTAAGGACGACTTTTACTCTAGCGAAGCAGGTAAGCTGAATCTAGCCGCTCGTATGGCTGACTATGTAGGCAAATGGATGGACGCAAATATCGGAGATTATAACAAAGTTGGCACTTTCTCTAACGGAGAGGGTGTCTATGAACGAAAGGATTAACGGATGATTACTCTAACAAACCCTGTTTACTTAGATACAATTGCAAAAGCAATACAGCAGACACCTACGGAAGTCAAACTATCAGCTAACAGAGTACACCTTTACTTTGACACAACAGTTTCATCTTATAGCAAGGATGATTTAATTTTAATTTTAGGGAGAGACAAATGACAGTATTAGACTATGACACATTCTGTGAAGTACAAGGATTTACTAAACTACACGACGCCTTACAACTCGGCTTAATCGATGACGAAGTTGAGTACCTGAACGATGCATACGAGGAGTACACTTCGGAGGCAACAGACTATTTTACAGATATATACAGAGACCAATTAATAGATATCTAAGACTTTCTTAGGTATAATTAAGATAGATTTCTAATAAAGAGTATTAAGCAGTTTCAGTCACGTTCTGTTAATACTCTTTATTAGGGCTCTATAGAGTATAAAAACGTGACAATTCTTATCCTCTCCTTAAATTTAATGCTGTCGAAAGAACGAAATGAAATTACATCCAGGTATTACCAATCCTAGATCTATACAGGCTTATAAAAATTTTAAAAAGAAGCTAATTGGTCTGTATGATGATAAATGTGATTATAGTGAGGCTGTGTACACAGGTGCTAAAAATCCTATTACGATTACGTGTAAAATACATAATTTTACTTATAAGCAAAGAGCTGAAGGACACCTTAAAAGTTCTGGGTGTAGTAGATGTAAAAACGAGGCTGTAGGAAATCGTTTACGTAAATCAGTTTTCAGTTTTATTGCGGAGGCCGTTGAAGTACATAATGATTTTTACACCTACTCTAATATTTCTTATCACTCTGCACATGAACCTGTGATCATTACTTGCCCAATCCACGGGGATTTTAAGCAAGTACCTACAAATCACCTAAAAGGTGTTGGGTGCAGAAAGTGTGGCATTGCAAAGAGTAGCCAAGCTAAAAAATCCAGTACTCAAGAATTTATACTACAAGCAAAAGCAGTGCATAATAATACTTACACTTATACAAACGTCGAGTACACAACTGCAAGAGACAATGTAAAAATAACCTGTCCAATACATGGAGACTTTGAACAAACTCCTAGTAGTCATTTGGTTGGGTCTGGTTGCCCTAGATGTCTAGGTAGGAATAAAACCACGAAAGACTTTATCAAAGAATCACAAAAAGTACATAATAATAAGTACTATTACTCAAATACAATATACACAAATGCGAAAAGTAAAGTGATAATCACTTGCTCAACGCATGGTGATTTTGAACAAATAGCCTCCGATCACCTATCAGGTAGAGGCTGCTCTTCCTGTACGAAAACGGGGTTTGATGGGGCTAAATCAGCTGTACTATATTATCTTTCAATCAATAACGGAGAAGCGTATAAGATCGGTATAACAAACCGGACAATTAAAGAGAGATTCGGGCTTGATATGAGTAATATCAGAGTCTTACATCAAATCCATTATAAGTCCGGAAAAGATGCTTACAATGAGGAACAGCGAATTCTTAGAGAATTCATTGACCATAAGTATACAGGTCCTGACTTATTGAAGTCAGGTAATACAGAATTATTCAAAACGAATATCCTTAACCTAGCTTATGAGAAGTTCAAGGATATGGAATTATTTAGTAGAGAAGGAGATTAATTATGGGACTAGATATGTACCTAACAAAGAAAATTTACGTGGGTGGCAACTACGAGCACAACAAAATAACAGGATCAATTAACATATTAAAAGATGGTAAGCCATTAGCAGTTGATTTGTCGAAGCTAACTTATATCGAGGAAGAAGCAATCTACTGGCGGAAAGCGAACGCAATCCACAATTGGTTTATTTCTGAAGTGCAGGATGGTGTTGATGAATGTATGCCTCACTGGGTTTCCTTCAAGCAATTGGAGTCTCTTAGCAAATTGTGTCAGGAAACACTTGACTTCTTAAGTGAATGCCCGATAATTGACAAAGTAGTTGATGCAGGTTGGAGTTCATCCGAAGGTCAACTAACGAAAACTATTCAAGTTTATGATGTTGATCTTGAAGATTTACCAATAGTACCAACTTCTGGTTTCTTCTTTGGCTCTTCACATATCGATGAGTGGTTTGTTGAGGACTTGGAGTACACAATCAAGTCGATTGCAGAACTCGACCCTAACGCAGAGTACGAATATTGTAGTAGTTGGTAGCATGACTAGCGAAGCCCAGCTACAACGTACTTGGATCTCATTGTTTAACTTTCTGTACCCAGATTGCCTAGTGAGTCTGTCATTGAACGGGATTACTTTGCCTGGTTCACCAAAGGTCAAGGCACAGATTATTAACCAAGCCAAAGCAGACGGTATGGTCAATGGCATACCTGACATATTGGTGTATTTACCAAATGCTATTAGCCTTCACTTGGAGTGGAAACACCCCAACGGCAAAGGTGTTCAATCTGAGGACCAAAAGGACATTGAACATATTCTTGTATCTCTTGGTCACACTTACTATCTGGTCAACGACTTAATGACTGGCTTCCAACTGGTTGCTGATCATACAGAACTTCACTATCGACAGGAGCGTTTCCAGCAACTAACTGATTCATTGCCAAGCACATTAGCTGAACCATTTCTTTACTTCCCTATAGGTACGCCTAGGGATGATGTACTGACTGCGGTTGAACCATATTTTTATTTATAGGAGCATTTCATGCCAAACAATATTACAACTACACTAACTATTAGCGGACCAGAAGCGGGTACAATTTTACCTAAGTACCAATCATCGGAATCTGAGTTTGATTTTAATTTAATCATTCCTATGCCGTCTGGGCTTGAGGGAACTACTTCTCCTTGTGAACCTAACGAGGAGCTTATTACCAAGTACGGAGCAGACAACTGGTACACTTGGAGACTGAAGAACTGGGGAACTAAGTGGAATTGCTACGATATTATTATCTCTGATACAGAAGTACAGTTCGATACAGCTTGGTCTTGTCCAGAGGCTATTATTAAGCACTTATCAATTGTTCATCCTGACCATACTTTCACAGCAACTTTTGCTGATGAAGATATTGGGTACAACTGTGGAGTTCTAACATTCACTAATGGCGAAGGTAAGTTCGACGATATGTCTGTCGGACAGCTTGATTCTGAGGAAGCTTCAATTAGATGGGCCTTAACTACGAAGTATGGTTCTGATGATGACTACGAAGAATGGTATGGTGAGGAACAGAACTAGTTGAGCCTTACTATTGTTTGCAGTAATTCGTCAAACCTCCTCCAACTCTCGCAATTTCAGCACCATATGTGTAGGCTCCCAAGCCTTAGCAGTTGGTGCGACTGATCTTTATCTTTATTAAGATGAATATCTTTACTAGATATTCCCTTTAATAGATAAACCGCGTATAACCGTATGTTTGTCGGCATTAATTTCCGCCAATCTGTCGGTGTATAACCTGCTATTTTGTCGGTACTATATTCCACACTTTTGTCGGTTTTTAGCGAACTATTACTTTTACTTATATCTCTCAGTATTAATCTATCTTTAAGTGCTTACCCAGTATAATCTCTTAGTAGCTTTTAATAAACAGCAGTAGCCCGGTTCGTCCAGTACCAGTTTCTCCTGTTGTTTATTAAGTGCTATCAGAGGAACGGAACTGGACATTCTTTTTTACTCTCACTTAAATTTTATTAATCCGAAAGATCACATGAGTGAATCAACAACAGCCAATGGATGGCAAGCATTAGGTAAACTTCTTTTATGGAGTTTTGGTAAATTACAAGGTAACGACCATTTGGTGTACATGGCTATCGCACGTAAGTGTGTTGGGTATTACCAGTATACCACGGAACTACTCAGCTACTCTGAACTCAGCAAGCTTACTGGAGTTTCTGTACGTTCTATTGAGCGTATTGTTCCCAAACTTATTGCTTCTGGTTTTATCATCAAGGTAGCAACTAACCAAATTTCTTACGCTGGTAAGTTACCATATAAGTACCAACTGAATATGAAGTTAGCGGAATTTCCATCTCTTGGCAATCTGTACTCTAATCGTATTGACTCAATCGTAACAGAACCAACGCCTGAGCCTAAGTTTATCTGCCCTCCTGTCGAGGATTATTTCATCATTAACGGACAAATTGCTTTAATCAGCGATCCGCTATTTGCAGGGAAGTTAGCCATTGCTACCAAGGATGGTATCATACCTAACCCAACTGTCGAACAACTAACCAATCACTTAAGGAACTAACATGCTGGCATCTGAATTAATTAACGAACTTGAAACACTAGTAGAATTCAATGGGGATCTACCAGTAGCCTTCATTTACGAGGATTATCTTGGTGACTGTTATCCTGTTACGGAAATTGATCATATATTGCCTAACTCAGTACTGGACGAACGAATCGACTTTACTGCTACACAACCAACCCATTTTGTAATGGACTAAGGAACTAACATGAACAGACAACAAGCACACGACAAATTGGCTGAAGCAGTAGACGATCCATTCCTAGACAAGTATGACGTCATAAACCAAGCTGAGTATATACTTGACGACGTCTACGACGACATCGAATCACGAGTTTGTGGTAATTGTGACTTTGGAGGTAGGCAATACTGTAATAACCCAAATTCTTTTTGCGTTCAGTCTATGATTGAACCAACTGACGGCTGCAACCAATTCGAGAGTGCGAAATGACAATCACACCAATTTACCTAGTTACACAGTTCACACCTGCTGGCACTGCACAACCCATCCTTACCTTCTTCTCTGAGTCGAAGGCTTACGCACACGTTGCTGACTTGAACGCCAAGGGTACGGAGTACAGCTTTACTATTAACCAAATCAATTTGATTGGTGACTAACATTTGTAGGGCCTACTCAGTAGGTCTTATCAAGTATTAAGGAGAATTTATGATCTATTTTATTATTTACTGTGCCGGTTTCGTGCTGTCAATTGTTGCTATCAAGTATTTTAACACAACAGACAGGATTATCACAGGTTGGTCTGGACCTAATATGAAACCAACTCCATTTGGAGCTGCGTTTGGTATGTCTATTATGTGGCCTTTAATGGTAGTATTGGTAGGAGGCTTTTATTTATTTACTTGGATTTGGCCAACTAATCTAATTAACCGGTTTACTAACTGGTACGAAGGGAAGTAGTATGCAAGAACGGCCTTACCAAACCCAATATGTTGATGGTATTCAACTTAACCAATCCAACCTGATGATCTCAACCATGCGTTCAGGCAAATCCTATATTTTGGAGCGAATTATTGAGCGTTACTTCACTGGTAAACGTGTATTAATTCTAGTGGGGATGCGCAATATAGTGCTCCAGTTAGCGGACTACTTCGACGACCATACGTTTATTCTAACCGGTAAACACCACGACGATAACAAACATATTCAACTTGCGACATTTCAAACCTTTCAGAGAAGGTCAATAGATCTGTCTAGCTACGATTTAGTTGCTATTGACGAAGCACATATGCGGTACGACACCAAGTTAGTGAAGGAAATTCGCAGCTTATCTTGTACTCGATTGTTTATGACTGGTACACCACTCAAGCCTAATGGCCGGTTCTTAGATGATTCGATCGACAACATACTGGAATTCACTAGCATGAAGCAGATGCTATCTGACGGTTATCTTGCACCAACTCGGTTCATCTCTCGGTACAATCTACTGGCAGACGAATCATCTATTGGTGTACGGAATGGTGAGTACATCGACACGGACATTGAACGTGTTCTGGACAAGTCTGCTGTTGTTGACCAATTGGTAGCTGATGCGAACCAACTCAACTGGGCTACTGAGCACAAGTGTATTCTGTACGTTAACTCAATCCACACAGCGATGAAGGTGTTTGATGCATTCGCAGATCCAGCCAATGTACGTGTTATTCACTCCAAGCTGAGCAAGTCTCAATTGGAAGTTGTCACGAACTGGTACGAGGACTGTACTAATGGTATTATCATCAATGTTCGTATGCTTACGATTGGGTATGATTCACCGACTACTGATACTATATTGTACCTCACACCAACTCGTGTGACTTCGCTGTTCTTGCAATCTGTCTGGCGTGCATCTACGCTCAACGGCAACAAACAAGCAACTGTTTACGATTACTCTGGTACTTTATCTCGTATTAACCCATTCTTCAACGATTGGCGTAAGGAAAAGCCAACCTGTCGTGAACAGTGTGCGAAGCTGAAGAATCCTATGGAGAGGTTCTTTTGTGAAGCATCTTGTGTATCTGAACCGCCTATGTCGACTTGTGATGGTCAACTACCATACTCACTAATCGACAACCCATATGTTAGCAACTTCACCATCAGCTCGGGCGAACCTTGTGGAGAAACTGTGCCGGTTTTCAACATGTCTTTCAAGTCAACCGAGCCGAGTGTTGGTGTTTTACGTAAGTGGTCCAAGTGTAAGTGTGGTTGTGTATCGTATTACGACGTAGCAACTCTCACCGAACCATCGCAGATGATTACTATGTACCAAGACGAAGTGCCGAGCAATTGTGTTACTATCTTGTACTCCCAAGAGCACGGTAAAGCACTAGCAATCCTCGACGATCTTAACAAGCCGACTTACTCGTTCAAGATGTTCACCAACTCAACTGAGCTGTACGAGCACTGTCTCAAATACTTTAACGACCAGCCGTTTACTATTTTGTCTAACGCCAAGTCTAAGTTACCGAACGTTGTTGTTGATACTGAACTGAACTACGCTCTACCCCTAGTTAATTGGGAGTCTGAGTCGAACACAGGACTGATCAAGAAGCTAATCCGGTCGAAGTTGGAGCACATTTGTGAGCATTTTTCAATCCGTAAGGGCTATGCGTATTACCAGATGAAGAACATCACGAGCCAGAACGCTAAACAAATTATGAACACACTGAACTCAAGTGACTTATCACGAGCCGCTTTAATCAAGTGTTTCAAAAAAATTGAACCAAAGGACAATTAATGACAAAAAAATCAATATCAAGAAACCTGACAACAAAAACTAACGAATGGTTAAACTCAATTACTGACACAGAATTACGTAATGATCTTAAATCAAATATAATTGTAACTGGAGGAGCTATAGCTTCAATGTTCTTAAATGAACAAGTTAATGATTATGATATTTATATATCAAATAAACAAGTTCTTATTCGTTTAGCTAACTATTATTGTGAGCAGTTTAACAAATCGCAGCCAAGTAATAGCACACCGGCTTGGGTACTGGATGGGGAGGATATCGCCGCATGGAAATCAGGGGATAAATGTATTAGTTCATTTGCTCATGGTTATGACCCAGTTCAGTATGAGCCTGCTATGGAGTGGAATGCTGAGGAAGGTAGGCATTTGTCTTATGGGCCTAGTGGTATGTTACTTAATACAGCACCAGACCAAGTTAAGATAATTATAAACTCTGATGGTATTGCAGAAGATAACACAGCTGATGAAGTGGATTATGACGTTGAAGAATATGTTGAAAGAACTCAAAGCAATAACGAACAACCAAAAAACAAATACAGACCTATATTTATTAGTGCAAATGCAATTACATTATCGGATAAGATTCAGATAGTTGTTCGTTTTTATGGAGACCCGGAAGAAATCCACTCTAACTATGATTTTGTACACTGTACAGGTTACTGGCATTCGACTAATAAAAAAGTAGTTGCTGATGCTGAAGTGCTTGAAGCACTAATGAACAAAGTACTAGTATATAGAGGCAGCAAGTATCCAATAGCAAGTATGATCCGTACAAGAAAGTTCATTAAACGAGGGTATCATATCAACGCAGGCCAATATTTGAAAATGGCTATGCAAATTAACAAGCTTGACCTTAACAATATTTATGTGCTTGAGGATCAATTAACTGGGGTAGACTCTATTTACTTCATGCAGTTTATTAGACAAGTTAGAAAGCAAATAGAATCTGGGAAATCAATTGATTTAACCGGAGACTACGTAACTACTGTTATTGACAGAATATTCAATTAAGGATAAATAATGAATCACATCAAACATTTCGAGCAACTGCTCATCATCAACCGTCGATTAGCAGCAACTGGCCTGCCTGTTGTGTTGAACTTAACTTATCAATGTAAGAGTAAGTTTTTAGTGCTTTGCCATTTAGAGAAAGACAAAAATATGTATGGTTTATCACACAATGTTGATAAACGAGCATGGCCAACTATGGACAGAATAATCGAAGAAGCACACAAACTGTGTCAGCCTCAGTTTATCCCAGTCAAAGCCATTTGTATCAACGCACTTGGACAAACTTTCTGGCTTGACGAGCAAACTGAAGTAATTGTCGACTCTATCGCAGCTGATGGAGTTCATTTATCAGATGGTCAAGTTGTTTCAACTGACCGTCTATTCATTAAGGAGTAATATGTCACACTTAACTGATGTAGCCACTGCACAGCAAGCTAACTTAATCACAATCAACGGTAAGTCATTTACCAACAACTCCAACGTACCTAGGGAGCTTAGTCTCATGTTCGCATGGGCCTCAACTCAGTACGACGGCAAACCAACTACAGCAACCAACATATCTGTGTCTGATATTATCGGACCAATGCGTAAGCTACTGTACAAGATAACTCACCCGGTTACTACTGATTCTATGGACATTATGTCTATTAGCAAATCAGCAATTGGTACTATCTTACACACAGGCATGGAAGAAGCCTTAAATTCTGTTGGTGGGTATACGCAGGAAGTACGGTCGGAGACGACTATCCTTGGTGTTACTGTATCTGGTAAATTCGATATTGTCACACCTGATGGAGAAATCAAGGATCTGAAGAACATATCTAGTTTTGCGTACAAGTTACTTATGCAGGACAAGGATGCAGTTCAACCTGGTCTATCTATCCAGGAGATGTACGAGCAATTCCCAAACTACGCCAAATACACAATGCAGATGTCTATGTACAGATACTTGAACCAAGAATTAGTTACTAAGCCTTATGGCTCTATCTTGTTCAACTTAACGTCTAGCTCGTTCCAGGATGATTTCCCAACTTACTCAGAGATGAAGTTCCCCCTATTCCCTGTTGAAGAGATTCACCAGTACTTAATTGAGCGTATCAAACTGATGCAACAGCACTTAGCAGCCGGAACTTACCCTGACTGTACACCGAACGAACGAGGAACTCGTCCGCCTAGTTACAAACTGCAACGAATGGGAAAAACTGGTAAACTAGCAACTGTTCGCGGGTCGAAATTTGACAACGGTGCTGAGTTCAGGCAGTTTGTCATGACTAAGGGTAAACCTGGCGATGTCGAAAATATCGAGGAGAGCAGACACATTCTGTGTGAGTATTGCTCATTCAGTCACAGCATATGTGACCAAATATAGGAGTTTTACATGCGAAAATCAACTGTGGCCAAATACATTAACGAATTTACTAACTGGGTCAACGAGCAACCAGTTTTAATGGGCTACCCAACCTCTATGTCTGATAGGACACTTACTTGGAAATCCGTTACTTCCCATACTGATTGGGAAGCGTTTGATACTATTTACGTATTGGATGATGAATATTCCACTTTCAGAAAAGCCTTGGCTGAAGGGAAACAATTGCAGTTTTACGATAAGTGGAAGTGGGACACAGAGATTTGGGATGACTTGAATTATACCAATCCTTCCTTTGCTTTTAGTCCTGATTTGCAATACCGTATCAAGACAGAACACCAAACTTTTACAGTTGGTACTTGGGTTCGTCATCCTGATGACTATGTATTTCAGTGCAAAGACGACACATGTCCTTATGGTCCTGATTACGAACTTTGGGAACCCCAACCTGGGGAATGGTGTTGGTTTTGGAATACTGGTTCAACGACTGCAGTCATTGGACAACTCAAGTCTACTTGCGGTCAATATATAACTAAAGGACCGACAAGATGGGATTACTGTCAGCCTTTCATCGGTGAACTACCAGTTCATCTTCAATAATTTAGTGGTGCCTAGGTTAAATGATCACAGCCACAAACAACTTTAAGGAGTCTTTGATGAATTTCAGAGGAAGCAAAATCGGATGCGGAGTAATCTGCGGCGTGGTTTCAGGAATGGAATCGTGAAAGGGGTAGGTGGAATGGGCGGAAGTCCTATGACTGGTGCCGAATGTCGTTGGGAGAACAATGACTCTCCTATCACTGACGGTGGAGACATCTAACTAACTTGACAAGTGGTGGAATAAACGAGTTAGAGTCTCGTACTGTCCTTAACTGGGCAGTGTGAATGGTTCACAAAGACACATACCAAGCCGAAGCAATCTTTACGGCTGTAACTACAGGGAGTCGGTTCAATTCCGATGACACACATTAGGGGTTGTGGAGGGGTTCAAGGCCCTAAACTGTAGTGTCTCAAGGTGTAAGTCCTTGAGCTTGTCAACAAGGCAGACGTGCCGAGCTTCAGTTTAGTGGTTAATAGCCGATACTTTACTGATTAAACAACAAGCCTCTACCACATTGCACTATGTTTTGTGGATACGCTTTTATGAAGCATTCGTCTAGTGGTAGGACCACAACATTAAAATCAGTGTACCCAGGTTCGATTCCTGGATGCTTCACTTAACCCTTTCCAAGCTAGGTAAACAGACTAATGCAATTTAGTCGGAGGGTTTATGGACATTTAGCTCAGTGGTAGAGCGCCTGCACTAGCATGAAATAACAGGAGGCCACAAGTTCAACTCTTGGAATGTCCACCTTACACCGCAACATGCTCATGAAAGAGGCGGTATATAAATAGACAAGTGAAGAGCAGGAATGGGGAATTGATAGAATCATCCGCAGCCTTAAAGAGCAAGGGAACTATCACGAACAAGTAGGGTCTTATCCAATTGGATTTGTACTTCTACGCAAACAGTAAATTTACGCAACAACCAACTAGCCTACAGGTGTAGGATTGCAGCCCTCTGGCTCGAAACCAGTACGTTGGTTGTTGTAGTAAGTTTATATGACCTGAGACGGCCGAGCTTATCACTTTCGATATACAGTACTGATGGAATTCAACATCAACTACTGGACGTGCCTTAAACCGTTGATCTGCAGAATCACTGAGTGGCGGCGCACAATGCTCGGTAAGGTACTAGAGCTATACAAGAGAGTACCTATGGCTACCTCGAAAAGAGTGAAATAATTTACTAGTTTACAGTCATATAAAACTAGTGCAAACAATCAGCTGATGAAGCACACACCACACCAGGCAAATTGTCGAGGAAGTTATGTGCTTTAGTGAGTTGATAATAAAGGAGTAATTATGAGATTAGTAGACAAAATATTGAATTATATGACAGGCAGAGAAAGTACAAGTCTTTCAGAGCTGTATAGAACTTTCAGTGAAACAGCAGAAACAACAATCAGAGGAAGAGTAAACGAAGCCACTAAATCCAGACAACTTATTAGAATTGCTAGAGGGAAGTACATATTAGCAGGAGACGATATTGATGCGGTTATCATAGAAGGAAATGCTCTTAGTATAGTTCCACAAATATGCAACACAAACATAAAGTATGACTTGATTTTTTTGGACATTCCTTATAATTTAGGAGGACAAAAAGGGGGCAACAGAAATCTTGCTAACTATAATCTTATTGAGCCTGAGACATTTAAAGAGTTTCTGCATTACGCTACTAAGCTATTACGGAACGAGGACTCTTTAGTTTACATGATGATTGCCGGAGGAAAGTCATCAATCAAAAAAGCAATGAAGTATTTAGAAGCGTTTGATAGTACTGAACTTAAATGTGTAGCAGAAGGCTCTTATACAAAGCTAACAAAAGCAGGAAAAGTATGTAACATGGGAAAATATAAAATGCCACCAGAGTTAATAAAAGCATATAATAAAAAAGGTATTTCTAGCATATCTCAAGAGAATCTGGATTTTAGAATACAAAGACCTCCATTACCTGTTTCAGGAGGATACCCTACACAAAAGCCAAGAGAATTACTTGACAATATAATAGAAAAATCAACAAAGCTTAAGGACCTTGTACTAGACCCTTTTGGAGGTTCAGGAGAAATGTTATCTGCTGTCTTAAACGCAGGTAGAAGAATACACACTTTTGACATATCTCCTAAAAGTATAGAAGAGTTTATTTTACCAAAGGCAAGACAGTATGGAATTTGAAGGATTAACCGTAGACAGCAAGTTTTTGTGTGTCGCGCCAAATGACTATGCGGTAGTAGCGAAGTTTTCAGTTATTGTTAATGGTCATTCATTCGAGTACTCACAAAGTCCTCACTGGCTTGCACAACACTACAAGAAACTGAAGGGCAAAGTGTTTTACTCATCTAATGACCACAACTGGATATTGAACGACATTATCAAGGACAAGGCATGTATTCTAAAGGACAGGGATGAGGATAAGTTCTCACTCAAGTTAGCTAATGGCAGAGGTTATTATATTGATGTTACGGAGCCACGATTTACAACTTTCTTTAGCGGTCTCAGCAAACTCAGGTTAACCATGACTGATGAGGAGAACCTATTCGCACTTCGTTGTGTGTTACAGGACGCTCTAATACCCCTGGAGTTTAACGAAGAGGAGTTCATCGAGTGTATGGGCTACGAGGGGAATTACCAATCTGTCATGAATGGTGTTCGTGTGTACAATCAGTGCAAGGACAATTTCTTCAAGTTGGCTCTTGGTGATTCACAAATCCGCACACTCTTGGACAAACTGTCTGAACAAGGAATTGAGTAATGCAAATTTTAGTCGGGAGTACAGCACTTAACCACCATTTACCAAATTCACGTAAACCGAACGACATTGACATCTGGACCGATAAACCGTTCACCAAGCAACTTGGTTACGACTACAAGTATCTGCCTCGTAATATCTTGATGATGGTTGATGGAAGGTACGTCAACGGCCGACTAATCGCTTCACTGGACAGCTTGTACACTATTAAGTGTTCTCACTTAGGTTGGGATAATCCAAATTGGGATAAGCACAAGCTTGATTTACTCAGTCTGAAGCAGCACGGCTGCAAACTAATCCCAAATCTGTACCAAGCTCTTGTGGAGTTCTGGACAACTGAACTTGATGATAAGTCGTTTCTGTCACTTAGCAAGCCCAAACAGGATTTCTTTACTGACAATGTGCCTTACGTGTTTGACCACGATTGGCTACATGAACAGGTATCTCACCCTGCCGAGCCTGTTTACAAGCAGTGCCTAGTCGACGGAGCTGATGTTCTTATTGACAAGGACAAGTTCAATTCTATGGACTTCGAGCAGCAAGTTAGTATGTTCAGAGAGGAGATCACGGTGATTGCTATCGAACGATGGTTAGTCAACCCGAATGTTAAAGGCAAATGGTCCTGGGTACAAGCTTATTTTATGGCTCTCAGGAAAACAATCACGTCATTAACCAAGGGATGGGCTACTGAGTTCATAGTAATGAACATTGAGTACTTTACTAAACCTGAGTACGAATATTTTGAATATGCCCTAGAGGCAACAAAGGATTATTAATGAGTTTACCAATAGAAATACAAGAGATAGTAGATAAATGCGAAGCAGCTGGCTATAGTGGTGCAGTTATTGCTTTATTCGACACAGATTACGAACTAGAGACTCCTAGTAGTGATTGGGATGCTGAAAGAAATTTCAGAAAAAACCTATTTGATGAAATTAACCACAAAATTATGGTATGTGAAGAAGGCGAAGGCGAGTACTGTTATTCTGTTATCAGAATCGGGGACAAGTTCTTCAAAGCTGAGTGGTCTTACTACTCGTACAACGGTTGTGACTTTGACTATATCGAGGATACAATCAAGGAAGTTACACCTAAAGAGAAGACTATCACAGTTTACGAATAATGACTTACCGAAAGCAAGTCCAGTCAGCCACACTACAGCAACTTTACCACGAACGCAGGGAGCTGACATGGGTTATAGCCAATTCAATTAACCAATATGATATTGATTTAGCAAATATTCGTCTGCCTTTGGTGGAACAAACAATCTCACAAAAGGAGTAATTATGGACAGTATACACGACCCACTAACTCAAGCAATCATTTACAGGGCGGAGATCTTGGAACGTCTGGAGTTAACAATACACCAATCTGAGCGTGATAATTTAGTCAGTGTATTAACTAAACTAGATACATACATATTGGAGCAATCATGATTAATTTACTGCTCACTGAATTTATTCCAGGATACACCCAATCAATTAACCAGTACATCAAGTCGGAGTTTGATCTTGAACCAACTGACTTGAACATCATCATGGTCGGCTCGTTACCACGTGATGACGGCAAGTACTTGATTGACCATTTAGTCGGTACGGTTGTTACGGATTACTGGCAATTCAAATCAACTGACAACGTTCGACGAATTGACGACATGGCAACTGTATCTGATGTTGGTGATATTGTAGCATCTCATTTCATCACACCAAAAGTTTGGTACACTGATGAAGTAGAAGTAGCCCAACGCTGGCTGGCTAAGTTACCAAGCACTTTTGCTTACGATACAGAAACTCGTGGTCTAGCAATCAAGGACATTGGTGACATTACTATGCACTCATTTAGTATCCCCAAAGGGAACTCTATTGTGCTTATTGACTCTCCAGTTATTCGTGCGCTAATCTTTGATTTTCTTATAACTACTGAGCAATCTGTGGTTTGCCATAATCTTGCTTTCGATATGAGACCAATTTATCGAGCTACTAGTAAGTTCATCAAGAACTACGAGGATACTCAACTAATTGCTCAAGCATATATGAACAACGCCAAGCAGCCTTTATTTAGCTTGAAAGCTTTAGCTGGCGGATTATTAGGTGATTGGGCTTCAGCAAAAACCTCTTTTGAACTTTATGAAGACTCTACTGACTATGACAATCCCAACCTAGTATATGTCGGCTCTAATCCTGATGTAACGAAGTACAACTTACCTCTTATTTACTACGCAGGGGTAGATACAACCGCTACAATCCATTTGTGGAACAAGTTTTCACGAATCGATCCTGAGTTTGAATCAGTGGATATTGGGGACTTATTACCAATTCCTGAACCAAGGTACCATGAGGAATCCCCACGTTTCTTCTATGAGAACGTACTGAAGCCTCTTATCCGTACAAATATTGAACTATTGGAAACACCAATGCCTATTGATATGGGTATTGTTGAGGAGATTAAGCAGGAGGCATTGGATCAGAAGGAGCCCGCATTTGATAAGCTGCAGAATTTCCCAGCTGTTATGGAGTATATGGCAACAGTCAAAGCACAACTAATTACCAAGTTAACTGAACCTTTACTGGAGCAGAAGCGTAACTGGCCTGTTCGTGTATATAAACACACACCAGCTGATCGTACGTTTGTGATGAACAAACTAACTGGCGAATCTCGTGATTCCTGGAAGATTGTTGATATTAAGCAGTACTTGAAGGAGGAAGAAGCACCTGACCCACTAGTTCAAGCAATTCTTGATAAGTCGGATAGCTTGCCTACTAACTCACGTATGCAAATTCTCATGAAGAGTCATCGTACCCTGAACCAAACCAAGTTGCAACATAAGCTTGATAATCCTGAGCAGTATCTTGACCCTAAGCAAACTGTAATTAATCCAAATGCGTCACAGCAAATGCGTGGATTATGGAAGTCTTTGGGCCTTGAGTCTGATGTACTTACTCCGAAGAAGGAGGAATCTTTCAGTAAGGAAGTACTTGAGTCCATTGTGAAAACAACGTCTAACCAAACCGCGAAAGAGGTGATTCAGCAAGTCTTGGAAATTGCAGCTACTAAGAATTTACTTTCACAGTACATCCCTGCCTACGAACATAGCAGCAAAGATGGTTTTTGTTATCAATCAATGAAGTGTCCTGGTACCAAATCTTACCGTATTTCTGGAGCTGTTGGGAAGGTTGATAAATCTGTTATTTCAGATGAACCTCTGTCTGGTTTTGGTGCGTCAATGGTAACACAACCAGGAATCACCAAGCGAGCAGTTGTTGCTCCTGACGGATTTATTATTGCTACGTCGGATTATGCAGGTCTTGAGGGAGTAATTGGGGCGTGTATTACACATGACCCAAACAAAGTGGCTATCTTTAACGATGGTTTGGATCTTCACTGTCTTAACGCAGCTTCTTTCTTCCAACCGGAAGTAGAGGAGTTACTTGGTCGTCCTGTGGAACAAACTCTGGAGTTCAACAAGTTCTTCAATGCGTTCAGGAAGGAACACAAGTCTGCCGACAAACTACGTTCAGCTGCTAAGTCTCCCAATTACCTTCTTGAGTATGGTGGGTATCCTCCCAAACTCTCGAAAGATTTGGGTTGTAGTCTAGCTGTTGCACAGAGTATCTTTGATAAGTTCCATTATGAGACGTTTTTAGGTACTACCAATTACCGTGAGGATTATGTGTTACCTACTGTTGTAAAACAAGGGTACTTACATCTTGGTCTGGGTGCGCGAATTTACTCTAGCAATCCCCAGAAGGATATACGTACTGTTACGAATGCAGGATATCAATTCTGGTCTATATTAACTCTCATTGGACTGTACCTTATCAAGGAACGAATTAAGTCGGCTGGGTATGAGCATGATATTTTTATCTACTCAACTATACACGATTCTATTACAGCATATGTACGACAGGACCCAGCTATTATTAAGTGGTATAATGACAACCTTATTGAGTGTATGGTACCGGATTTTCTTATTGACCAGGAAGTAACTCTTGAGTCTAATGTGGATATTGGCCCATCGTATGATAAATGTGTGGAACTACCAAACGAATGTTCTATTGAACATATTAATCAAGTCTTAGCTACTTTTTAGCTGAGCAACAACGCCTCGATTGAGGCAATTACCAGCACAAACTAGCTGAACTTAGATAGACACAGCCATTTTCGGATGGTTGCAGTGTATTTATTACAAAGGATAACACATGCACGTTAACGATATTACGCCCTCACTAGGCAGAGTTTATTGCGACTTTAATTTACCAATTACAGGTACTGGAATGTTTCGTACTCTTGATGGAGAAATAGTTAAACTGTCAACTTCTGTCACATGGTACGCATTTTGTCCTACTTATCATCTGGATTATAACGAACATACGATTTCAGTCACAAACAAAGATAGCATACCAGAAGCAGAGTTAGCTTTGTGTATGTTAATTAACCAATCAAAGGATAACAAATGACTTACGATTACGAACTACGACTCAAGCCTTGGCGTGAACTCACGTTACTGGCAGACTTTATCGACGCTGATGGAATTCATTATAACAATGCAGTTCTTTCTTCTGCGCAATATCACCACATAGTTAAACATCCTTATTATGCACTTGATACAGGATTCATGGGAGTGTTAGTATATTTTGATTCAGAAGGACAGCAAATGACAGCTGATTTACCTACGAATGGAGGTTGTTTTGATTACTATCGTACAACCAAATCAGCTGTTTGTCAATCAACTTTTAACAAACCTACACCAAACCCAGGCGATTCGTCTGAAGAACATTATTAGGAACATACATGAACGAAACAATTAACACACTATTAGTACAATCAACTGAGGAGTACATGCAGAGCGACAAGCTTAAGCAGTACATTAACGAACAAGCCGAATCTTGCGTGAACGAAGCTGTCAAGGAAGCCTTCAGATGGAATGGTAACTTAAAGACACAGATTGAGGATGTTGTAAAGAACCAATTGTCTTTCAACACATCTGACCTTGGAATGGAAGGGACTAACAAGTTCTTAACTGAAATCTTAACTAACAAACTGAAGCAAGTTGTTAGAGTTGAGTCAAAGCAGCAAATTGAGGACAGTATTAACCAAATCTTATCACCTATCGACAAAGTGGTATCATTGAATGCACTGCAAGGTAAATTACTGGAAGCAGCGGACACATCTGACCATTGTGGTTGTGGTGATTCACCTGACCTTGACTATTACAGGGAGTACATAGGACTTGACGAAGTGTTTACTTTCATTGTTGAGCCGAATGACAACCCAAGCTACGAATGGGTTGATGTGTACTTCGACAAAGATACTTACAAATCAACTTACGAATGTAAATACAGTTTAACTGTGCACAAATCTGGTAGAACAACTTACAAAGTCGACCAACAGGACTGTAAAGCGATGGACATGATGTCCGACCCATATAAGTGGGATATCGAGGACTTAGTTTATTCTATGTTCTTAAACAACTGTACTCTGGATTATGAGGAACTTTTACACTACTAGGAGCATACAAATGGAAATAGAACCAATTTACCCACTAACACAAGCACAATACGACGAGTTACGTGCTGTCCAAACTGAACCGGACGCAATCTTACGCGAGACTAACGAGCAACTGACGAAGAAGCTGGAGGAAGCCGAACGTAAGCTGAGGGAAGGCAGTTTCGAACATGCCAGACTTGATTCACCAATCATGGTCAACGACGAGGTATTAGCACCTAGGTCTATCACTGACTTTGTTACTATGTTTAACTCATTAGTTCATTACCACCGACCAGCAACTATCAAAGACGCTGACCGAGTAGTTTATGAGTATACGGAACAACTTGCGAGCACATTTTTGTATGATAACTTCTTTAAGTCACAAGCCGAACTCAAACGATACCGAACTGGCATTGTCAAGAAAGGACTGTATTCAATGAAAGCTAAGCAGATGGTGAAATCAGATGATTAGTAAAGAGCTATTGAGTGAGGTTTTAGGAAGTCCTATTACAATACTATGTTTTGATGAAGTTAAATGTGAGATAAGAAATAGTATTACTTTTGAAAATTATCAACTTGGAGTATCATATAGTTATTTGTACGGCAATAAAGAGACTAGATTTATGCCTATACATGAATTAGCCCATACGTGTAAGGTATGGGCATTGGATAATGACGCCTTCATTAACTCTAACTTGTTAATCGACCGTGTTTCTGGGGCTTGTGCAAGTTACTCAGTTTACTCTAATGAGGAAAATTGCGTGTCTTGTGGTGAGCCAGAAGTAGCGAAGAACTTCTTTGCAGATTCAGAACCAGAAGCAGTATTCGCAGCATGTGAGTGGATTAGGAAACAATTATGATCACAGCATTCACAATCTGGTGCGAATCTCAAGCCAAACCTACTTTTGAATGGACAGGTATTTACATTGGCACAGTTATTGTTGACGTTACTGGAATTGTAGTAACTTATGACATTATCAAATTAATTATAGGAGCATAATATGGGAGCAGAATTTTTATCAAATCATTACAAGTACTGCACAAAGCAGGAACTCGAGGAGCAAGTTACTCGTGACACTGAACAAATGGCTAATGAGTATGGTTGTGAGTACTCTGGTACATGGGCGTCAAAAGATCAAGGAATTATCTACTTAGATCAAGTATTTACTTCCCTGGATGAAGCAAATGATCAAATTTATTGTCACAATGACAAATGGGGTCCTCTTTGGGCCTGTAAGGTTGTCATATCGGAACCAAGTACAGGTGAATCAAATAAACTCAAGGCAGCTGAATCACAGTTCTTTGAAGCTAGAGACAGCATACCAAAGCTTGAGCAATCAATTATCAATTCTATGCGTAACGTTAAAGCAACACGTAGAACTTGTAAGAGTTGTACATCAGCAATTGCAACTAACTTCATCAACTCATTGAACTGTCCGGTTTGTGGTAACAAGCTATGTTCACCAACTGATCATACTCGACTGAAGTCAGCACACAAGAAGCTCGAAAGAGCAACCACTAATCTACAACACATCCGATCCACTAGCAAAGCAGAAATGTATTGGGTAGTAGGCGGTAATTGTAGCTCATAGAAAGGATATACATGAGCAATATTGAATCAAAAATAGCAACCGACCTTCAGCACCTTGTTAACCAGTACGAAGCCGAACTAGGTTTTTTACAGAACCGTAACATGCGTCAATTTGACACATCTGGTCTACCATCAATCATGCAGGACATGATCAAGTTAGCTACTAGCAAATCACCATCATTCTCGAACGTGTCTGCACTGAGTGTAGCCAATTTCGTTCTTAGCCATTTATTTGGACAGTGTCGACCAGTAATCAACGACCCAATTTATTCGGACGATGTTATTGGTATCAACACATATGGAATGGTAATCAGTAAGTCTGGTTCTGGTAAGGACTCAACTTACCAAGCTTTATCGAAGGCAACTGCATCAGCACTTGAGCTAATCAACTCTATGCAACGTGACGAAGCCGAGGAGAAAGCCAAACTATCTTACTGCAAAGCGATGAAGGCAGCTAACCCTGAGTTTGACGAGAGCACAGTGACTATCGAGGACTTCAAGGACGAAGTACCGAAGTTGGAGATGGCTATTACCAGTCTTGCCTCAACTCGTGGCGGACTTACTTCATCGATGAACCGAATGGCGAAGTCTCAATTTGGTACTAAGTCAATCTTCAGCTCGGAATTGGGTTAACTAACCAGCCCCTCGTACTCGTGAGAGTATGTAGCAAAATTCTTTAATTGTCTGGAACGTCTTGTTAGGCGTACACTAGGATATTACCACGAAAGTAGGTAACGAACCCTGAAAATGTGTACGATAGAGAAAATCAGCAGCGAAGCATCGTAGTATTAATTTACCGATGAACGTTCAACGAACATCCCGTCAGGGAGTAGAACCTCTAGTTATAAAATGAGGAAGAAATAGGAATAAACTAACTTATTTAAGTTACAAATAAATATTTTCTGCTATAATGTTATTAAACATAATAGGAGAACATAATGGAAGAAATACATAAAGATATCAAAGGCTTTGAGGAATTATACTCAATTACCAGTAAAGGTAGAGTTTACTCTAAACGTAGTAAGATCTATTTAACACTGGCAAAGTCTATCCAACCGCAAACAACCTATCTTAGGGTGACATTACAAGACAATGGCAGAATCGAGAGATTCTTAGTCCACCGACTTGTAGCATCACACTTCATAGACAACCCAACTAACAAACCGTGCGTAAACCATATTGACAATAACGGGTCTAACAACTCAGTTAACAATATCGAGTGGTGTACCTATTCAGAGAACCTCGTACATGCTCAATTACAGGGTAGGCTATTTGAGTCTCAGTCTAAAGGCGGACAAGCAGCAAATGCTAAAGTTCAAGCAGAAATCGCTGAACAAGTAGCAGAGTTAACTGGTCGTACATTTGGTTTATGGGAAGTCACAGGATTTCACGGACGTGAAGAGATTGGGACGCAAGGAATGTTCAGATTTAATATGAATGTAACTTGTACAGGGTGTGGAACGGATTCAGTAGTTGATAAAAATCAATTAATCTCTGGTAAATCTGAAGGTTGTTTAAGTTGTAGGACTAAACAAGCTGGAAGAGAACGTTCAGTTAGGACATTGGAGAAACTCAAAGGCACATATAAGGATCACTGGCATATACTGGATTACTACTTCGACGATGAAGTACAAGTCTTAACTTGTCAATGTACTTTATGTGGTGATACTACTGATAAAAAGAAATCTAGTCTTATAGGACGGCCTATGAGAAAATGTAAAATTTGTAAAAATAAATAATTTAGTTTAAGATATGTTCTAATCTTACAGGAGACTGTAAGCGAGTTAAAAGCTCGGAGTAAGTGTAACGCCTTACTTGAATATAAATGATGGCAATCCAGTCTAACTCCACTATCATGGAAGTTCTTGAGCTTTTCTCAGTTCTTTTCGATATGGGGCAGTCTGTTGCACCGGAGTTCAAGGGCCTGGAGTCGAAGGAAGAAGCAGTTGATAACGCTTATACTAATTTACTTGGTATTAGTTCACCAACTCCATTCTACCAAGCAGATGGTAACGTTCGTAAGTTGCTGGTACCAATGTTAACTACTTCATTAGCTCGTAGAATTACTGTTGTTTTCTCTAATGCTAAAGAAGAGTTTGAGAACAAGGTAATCCCAGGAACTCCTGCAGAGAACCGTACTCGACAAGCCGAAGCTAGGCAGAATGTTAGGGAACTTACTCTATCAATCGACGAACTTATGTTAACTGCTATCAAGTCAATTATGGACGACGGACAAATCATGTTCGACGAGGATGCAGCAATTGTATACGACGACTACAAGTCATATACCAACACACTGAGCGAATTACTTCTGTTGAAGGATGGTGAATCTGTGGAAGGTATCGAGATGGCAGGTAGAGCGTTCAAGATGGGCAGGATCGCAGCAACTTGGGCAATGGCACAGAACAAACGAACTATTGACAAGCAAACACTAATCGCAGCAATTTACTTCTGTGACTACACTGCGGAGCATCTTAAACGTTTTGCAGCAACTCTGGAACTCAAAGACTATGAGCTGTTCATCAACGATTGGGAGCAAGGTTTTTTCGACAATATTTTACCAATTGACGAAGCAATCACTCGTGGATACATAACTACTCGGCAAGTGAACAAGGCAGCCCTTGAGGGATTTCTTAAGCCTGTTAACTCACGTTTAGCTGGTACAGCAACTGTTTCATACAACGACAAGGACAACGCATTTGTGTTTATTCCAGTTGTTACTAATACGGTATCCGGTGATTATTCATTCAGAGCAATCTCAACTTTCTCTGACGAACGACCAATCCATGCGATTCACGAAAATCGTCCAGCCGAGTCTCTTGGCAAGTTGACTAGCAAGTTATCATCATTCAATCCATTTGTTGATGATACTACCAAATTCATCTGCCTGTCTGTTACTGATTCATTTCTGTCTATGCAGCAAGTGAACACATACTTAGCCGATACACAGCACTTTATCAGCACAGTAGAACCGAATAACAACCACTCATTCAACTTGGTTATTCCGTTGAACACGGTTATTAGCAAGTCTGAGTACAAGTTTGTTTGTTTATCAGTTGCCGAGCAGATGATGTTGAAAGCCTTACCAGAATTACACGAAGCGGAGTCTATTTACCACGGGGTGAACGATTCTGTTCAACTTACTCATCAACCTGATGCGAAGTTGTTTGATGTGTCTGGTATTGTCGGTAATTACGCAAGTGGGTCTGATGTACCATTGCTAACTGTTAAGTCGAAGACGAAGCCAGCAAAGAACATTGTTGATAAGTATTTAAAAGATGACATCCTAGCCCATCGAGGCGATATTGTCGACATGCTTGATGCATCTGACAATCCACTATTACTGATGGCAGGATTGTATTACGATATGGCTTGTCATTATGTGCCAACTGAACGTGCTACTGACGTTGTCAACAACATTAACTCAAGCCTTATTGAGTCAATCCCATCAGCGGTGATTACTGAATTTGTAATCGAACCATTTCAATCTATTTAGCATGATCCGTCTATCAATCCGTCACGTCCCTGGGTTTACCAAGGAGGATAGGGAATACCAAACGCATTTCAACCGGTATGTAGAACGTCACTTCAGTGATTTACCCAAGCTCTTGCGGAACGATTATATCTACTCACCGTTTTCATTCCTCGGATACAAGCGTGGTACGGAGAACATTTGTAGTACTACCAACTTTGTAGTGCTGGATGTGGACACAACCACAGTATCGATTACGGAACGGCATGCTGAGCTACTGGCCGAGGAACTAACCCACATCGTGGCAACTACTTCTGACCCAACCAACATGCACAAGTACCGTATCTTATTCCCACTGGATAAGCAAGTTACCGACCTGGAGTATCGACGAGTTGTTCGTGGAATCGCGTCTAACGGACTGGTCACGGACATGGACGTTGGTGCATCTGTCAAGGCAGGTGGCTTTATGTTCAGCTACTCAGGCTCGACTGTTCTTACTCATTTTACTGGCAATTCATTGTCTGTTGATGACTATATGGTCGAGGACGAGCAAGTTGACTATTCCAGTATGAACCCCCAGGAACTACTGGACAACTTCGAAGCCGAGTTCAGCTCATACCGCAACGCATTGCCTGGCAAACGTACCAAGTCCTTATTCAGTGTAGCCTTCAAGTTACGTGAATCTGGTTGTACGTTCGAGCAAATCGCAACTGGTGTGCATGCAGTCAATCGCATGTTTCTTACCCCTAAATCTGAGTATGACGTAAATCGCCGAGTTCTCAGCAAATTCAAACACAAAGGACAAACATGAATCTAAGTGAATTAACAATCACACAAGCCAAGCAGTATACTAGTCACTTCCCCCTTTTATTAGTCGGGTCGAATTCTAGTGGAAAATCATTCGCAGTTGAGTCTATGGACCCAGCCGACAAGGCTAGGACTGTAGTACTGAACTGGGATCTTAAGCCAATCGGAGACGGTTCGGAGACTGAGTTCCACAGCCTGTATCAAGCAGCATCAACTTCTGAGAACCTTGACAAGCAAATTACTCTACTTACTGCCAAAGGTAAGGAACTAGCAGCAGAGGATGCTAAACACCCAGCTCTACCAAGATTGAGAGCACAAGTGAAGGAACTGAAGAAGCTGAAGGCACAATCATTCTTCATCGACGATATCGAAGCAATCGACAAGGTTGTTGCTGTTATCCTGGAACTGACTTTCAACAACGATGTTGACAGACTAGTGACAGACACATTAACTGCAATGACGGACTTCTGTGAAGCATGGGCTAACCATAACTTCGACGGAAGGGAAGTATGGGCTAACTACGGTGTTGCTCATCAGAGGATTTTACAAGCAATCAAGGAAGCAACTATCTTTGGTTACAAGTACACATACGTTATGGCGCACCATGACTTCATCCCAGCTGCACAGTACGCAACTACACCTAAGCAAGTTATCGCTGTTAAGGGTGGTATTATGAAAAACAACGTGGAAACACACTACAACACAATCGTATTTGCACACGTTACTGAGGATGCAAGCAGAGTATTCGAGTGTGACAACGACAGCTCACTGGACACATCGAGAACGAAGGTAGTTGACGGTAAATTTAGCTTTGCCAGAACTTCACTTGACGACTTGGAACAGATATTTGCCGGTCTGAAGGTAGTTGTCGATGGCGAACTGGTACCAAAGGAGTCGTAATGTCAACTTTAACTGGTAAGCAAATCAGGCAACTGTTGAAGGAATTTCAGCCCAAGCCAGGCTACATCCACAACAAATCGACTGGTAAACCATTTACTAGGGCCGAGTTTGAGCTGTTGTTTGACTCACTGGAGTCTGATGTGGACATTCTTGGTGACGACTTTGCCGAACTTGGCGACTCAGTTGCCAAACGGTTCACACACTTTCTCAAGGTCGGTACTGAGGCCGATATTGAGTTTATTACCAATTTATTGCGGGATTAACACACTGCACGCCAACGACGGCTGACTTAACACAAATTTATTAGTGCTAATAGCAACAACTGAACCACATTGTGGGGAATATCACATTAAGGAATTATAATTATGGCATCATTCATTGCTAAAGCGTACTCAAATATGGGAGACGCAGAGAAGAAAAAAATTGGAGTTGTAGGAACAAGAATCAACTCAGATGGGGACCACAAAGTGAAGATCGTTTCAGCTTACGAGGGTGACTACGAGGGTCAACCAAACTTTAACGTAACATTCGAAGACGCACAAGGAAAGACTGTTGAATGGACTGGATACTTAACTTCTGAGGTTACAGAGAAGGACGGAGCTGTTCAAGCTGGTATGTACTCAGTTAATGGTGTACAAACACAATTGAATAACAAAGGTGACAGATATGATAACTTAAAGACTATGGGTATCGTTAAGAACCTATGTAAGATCGTTGGTACAACACTTGAGGAAGCAGCCGGAACAATTACTGATGGAAATGTTACTGCATTCGGTAAGACTATTGTTGCACCAATCTGGAATGACTTAATTGGTAGAGAGTTAACTATTGTTACTAGCTACGAAATTACTGCTGACAAGAAAGACCCGAAGAAAGTATACAGAAACCAAAAGGTGTCTATGTCTCACTTATTCACTGCAACTGGTTTATCACAAGTTGAAGCAGACGCAGGGAAAACTGAACCATCAGCAATCCACGCTATCGTGAAGTTAGCTAAGCAACCAGCGGCACAGTACGCTGATATTGGTTACGGTATCAAGTTCTCAGACAAGTCAAAAGCAGCTTGTATCAGTGAGCTTAAGGTAATCGCATCTGGTGGCCAAGCTCCAGCAGTTGAGTCAGCATCAGCAACTAACACAGTAGCAGACAACGAGCCGGAATTCTAGGATGAACCTACCAGCAATCCTTGACGAGAGGGAACAACTACTCGTCGCGGAGTTGGGTGCTATAGCTGCTCTTAGGGTAGCTGTGAGCAAAGACTCATCAGTTACTGTTAGGCAGTGTTCTAAGTTACTTGACGATACGTCGGTACAGCTTAGAAAAGACCTAATCGCATTCGACAAAACACTGGCAGTCAGCAATGACTAACCCTAATCAATATCTTAACAAGGCAATTCAATTGGAAATCATCAAATCACAAATCGACATCACACTAGGTAAGCAAGAGCTTTTAACTATCGTAACTGAGGCATTAGCAGCAGAGGACAATTCAGCAATCAGAAGAGTGCTGCAACCATTCTTATCTGGTAAGTTCCCGCAGTTCCCAGACTTTACTAACGTTACTTTATCAGAAATCAACGAGGACGGTACAGCAAACGTTACACTGAAAGTGCCTGTTGTGAGAGCAAGCAAGCCTGGTGTAGACGAGCAGTCTCCTAGTGACTTGGACATTCCTGTAGAGGAACCAGTTAACGAACAGGATGCTGAAGCACCAATCGACGATCCTGCAGAGTAATGTCTAGGTACGAAACTATGGCAATCGAAGAGTGTTTTATCGAAGATCTTACAGCCAATCACGACTTTGACGAAGTTCAAGCATTCAATGCTTGGGAGCAACACAAGGACAAACTTTTCTCACAAATGTGGGACGAGTTTAGTTTCATCCTAAGCGAAACAGTCGGAGCTCCAGACGAGTATAACGACTAACCAACTAACCAATTTCGATTGGTTAGCAGAGCCTATTTATTATCCTTTTTAGGCCCTGTTAATCAATCCCAACCAACAAGGAACACACATGAACTTACAACCAACACAAGACTTTATTGACAAACAAATCGAACAGCAAAATATCTTACAGGTAGCGGACATTCTCACTACCCTCAATCGTAGTGGTTACAAATTAGTACCAGACTGGGAGATTATTAATGATGAGGCTTTTCTTGCGCAAGTTATTGACGACCTTGTAGAGTACCAGAATTACTCACAAGCAGAAGCCGAAGAAACAGCCCCAGACATGGCCAATACATTAATAGAGGCAATGTGGGACGAATACTCTCATGTTCTTAGTGAGGACTCTTAATGCAATATGACAAACAAATACAAGCCGGTCCATACTGGTTGTCAATCGACACTGAAGCTCAGTACGGCTACTTCGAACACGATGATTATGGTGAGGACGACGGAGGTAGTTTCGAAATGGAACACGACGTTGTTACTGATATGGATGGTTGCTATGTAATCCCACGAACTGTTGCCAAAGCCATACAGGACTTTGGTTTTACTATTGACCAAGAGGAGTTTTGCGCATGAACTATTTAATTATTTACGAACACGAAGTACCTGATTGGGTTTACCAATCTTATCTCGAGCTAGCACATGCCGAAGTACACGACGGCTATGTTAAGTTCTACACAATTAATCCACAGGAGGTTTACCATGCTAACTAACAAATCTATTATCCAAACAATCTGTAACTTTACTGATGAGCCCTTTTCATTGTCTGAACTGAAAGAACTTGACGAGCATATTGAGGACAAGTACGAGAGTAAGGAATTCTATATCGAACTACCAAATAATGGCTACGAGTACAGAATTATCTCTGAGTACTGGATTGACGATATCCTAGAGGATTCTCTGGAGGATCTAATCACAGACTGTTACCAACTTGGTGAAGGGTCTGAATGGCTTATGCGATATATTGACTGGAAGCAGATGGCGAAGGACACTGACTACGGAGAACATTTCAGTTCTTACGACGGTTCTGAGGAATCAGATAACTACTATTACTATTTTAGGACTAACTAATGAAAGCAATTAACAAACAGCTCAAGATTGGTATATCAATCCAATCTATGGTGTCAGCTAGTGGTAATGCAGTACCTAATCAGTTCATCATCCACTCAGCTCACGGCAGAATGTTTCGTTCTTACCAATCGAATATAGCCTTCATTCCACACGACGAACCTGGGAAGGTTTACCTTGGAGCTGATTGGGATTATTCTAGGACTACTATGAAGTACCTTAACCAATTCCTCAACGGACAATGTGCTGCTGACACTAGAGCCAAACTTGCGTCTGGTCAGTACATATTGGAGCCTAGGTTATGAGTTACGAACCAGACAACGGCATCCGAATCTGTGACAACTGTGGATCAGAGATGACAGAAGGTTATTGTTGGGGCGATGGCGAAGGTTACGCTTGCTCGGACGAGTGTCTGTATGTCGACGGCTATACCGAACAACAACACGAACTTGACTACGAAGCAGGGTATGTTTACTGGACCGAATGGCATGCCGGAAACTAATTAAAGGAATATACATGAACAAACAAGAAGCATTACAGGAACTATCTTACCTAATTTGGGATGTGTCTCATCCTGATGAGTGGGATACAAACAGCGTTAAGGAATGGGAGTCCTTACAAATTAGCATAGCCAAACTCATTACCTACATAGAATCCTTGCCTGATGAGTTATAAGTTAACCAACGAGCAGCAAGCGATTGTTGACTTCATCTCCAACCCAACTGATACTTTACTCAAAGTACAAGCAGTTGCCGGAGCATCGAAGACTACAACCCTAACCGAAGCAGCTAAGCAACTTCAACTGTCACATCCAGGCAAGGAGTTTAAATATTTAATTTTTGGTCGAGCAGCTAGTGAGGAAGCACGTACAGCATTCGGTACTAATGCAGTTGTATCAACCATTCACCAACTTGCTTATGCACATACCATCCGTACTTCTAATATGAATGTCTCACGTAAGGGCTATTTGTCTTACCACGATGTTCCCAAGTCTATCAAACGACCATTTGGGATTGATTACAACGTGTTTCAGCTGATTAATCAGTTTACTTCGTCTCGATTCTTGGAACTTGGTCAGTTTATCAATGACTTTCCACGAACGGAACGACCATCTACTGACATGGTTCACTATGCACGACTGTATATGAATCACATGCTGAAGGGTACTATGCCTTGCACACACGATTTCTATCTGAAGGTATTCCATCGTAAACTGATGAATGGCAACCTTCAACTCGACGAGGTTGATGTGTTAGCTGTTGACGAAGCCCAGGATCTTACTCCAATCACTCTCGACATATTCGACAACTACCCGGCCAAACTGAAGGTTGTTGTTGGTGATGAGTTTCAGTCTATTTTCGGATGGATGGGGTGTATCAATGCATTCGAGTACTACGCAGGTCAGGGCACAACTCTTCAGTTAACCAAGTCCTTTCGTGTGAATGTAGCTGATGCCAAACTAATCCAGAACTTCACTAACTCAACTTTTGCACCGGATATGGTATTCGAGGGTTTCGACTCACCTGAACCAACTAATCCGTCTTACGCATATTTAACCCGTACTAACTCCGAGTTGATTGCCAAGATGATGGAACTGAACAAGTGCGGAACTCCGTACAAGCTATCTAGCACAACGAAAGTCGACCAGATGTTCAAATTACCTCTTGGTATTCTGTATCTTAAACCTGGGTATAACCAGAAATCGCCTGAATTGATGGACTTGCAGAAGGACGTCGACAACTGGCATTCTAGCCACAAACTCAAGCGACTGTACAAGAACAAGTACACTATGTTGTTGGGTCTACACAAAGGTAACTCAACTATCGAGCAAGCAGTTAAACTGGTGTTGCAGTGTAAGGATACGGATGCACTAATCGCAGCAAGGGAAGCAGCAGAAGCTCACAAGAAGTCTTCAGCCAATCTCAGCTTGATGACAGTACACACAGCCAAGGGCGGAACATTTACCCACGTCGAACTTGATGATGGTATTGGCAAGTCTATTGACGATACTCTAGCATTGCTACGAACTGGCAACCACACATTAACAGCAACCGAACGTGAGTCATTGATGATTGCATATGTAGCAGTAACTAGACATACTGCAACATTAAAAAATGCTGATTTTTTATACCAAGGAGGAGCAAATGATACCGATTAAGCACCAACCTTACCTATTTTGGGCAGGAGTTGCAGCAGCTATTGGCGCAATATTTTTGCAGCACATAACAAGTTAAGGAGATTAAATGCAAATTAACATAACATATAAAGACCATCCATTCCCCCAAATTTATGGAAAAGTGTCTGAACAAGAGGCTATCAGATTAGCACAAACTAAAGAGGATGTGCGAATGTTTGTCTATTCACACAAACCGACTAGGATTGCTATGGTGACTATCAATAATGGTAATCTTGTAATAGGACAGTACCGTGCCTGATATAATCAACACAATCCGCCAATTGGAGCAAGAGTTTTACTGCTCTCATGGGCCTAATCACAAACCTTCCGTGCTTACTATGGACTACGATTCGTGGTGTGAACTTATGAGCCACGAGAGTATTCGCATCTATTACAGACAATCCTATGAACTAAAGGAGTTGGGACCAGACAAGTTTATGGACTTAACAGTCGGTATTTTACGTAGTAATCCAACTGATAAACCATTTATCAAAGTGACTTAATATCTGGCATTCGACTTCAACCTCTACCATGTGTAACCACAAAGTAAGTTTAATGGATTTAAGTTGATGTAAGTCCTTCTTTCGGATTAAGCTTTTGTAAGCTATAATCTCAACCAATTAATTTTAAAGGAAACAAATATGAACAAACAACAATTTATCGCACAAGTTGCGGACAAGAACACAATGACTAAAAAAGACGCTGCGGCTGCAGTTGAAGCGGTATTAAGTACAATTACAGATGCATTAGCTTCTGGTGACTCAGTTCAGTTTATCGGTTTTGGTACATTCTCAACTGGTGTAAGAGCTGCTAGAGAAGGTATCAACCCATCAACTGGTGACAAAATCCAAATTGCTGAAACAGTTTCACCGAAGTTTAAAGCTGGGTCGAAGCTGAAAAAAGCGGTTAAGTAAAGTGAGTATTAATGTAGTTAAGCATGACGGAACTACCGAACCATTGGATCTAGCAAAAGCTTCAGCAAGTCTTGAGTGGTCTATGGAAGGTGTCCCTGGTGTATCACAGTCGGAGGTTGAAGTTCAGTCGAAGTTGCATTTCTTCGATGGAATTGAGACTAGCTACATCACTGACATATTTATCAAAACATGTGACGATTTAGCAGACTTGAGAAACCCGAACTACGACCAAGTAGCCAGAAACCTCAAGTTACAACGACTGTACAAACGAGTTTTCAACTCAGTTGAGCCTCAATCACTTGCCGATTTCATACAAGCCAGAGTTGATGCAGGTCATTATTCACAGAACATTCTGCCTAGAGCAGATTATGTGGATTATGACGAACTGGAGAAGGTTATTGACCATTCTAGGGACTTTACATTCACTAGTTCTGGGCTAGATGCACTAATTAACGGATATGGAGTGTGTAAGTATGAAACACCTCAGTTTATGTTCATGGCAATTGCTATAGACATATTTAGGGATTATCACGTTACACCAATGAAGTATATCATTGATTTCTACGAAGCATTGTCTAACTTCGACATCACACTACCTTCACCGGAAATGAGAGCACTTCGAACTGACAACACTGACTATGCATCTTGTATCATATTCAGAATGGGTGACAATATCCCATCTTGGCAAGAAGCCGACAAAGCACTGCTTGGTCACACTGTAGCATCTGCTGGAGTTGGTATAGATATTGCGGATGTTGCTTCTATTGGGGACAATGTGAAGAAAGGGAGAATTGCCCATTCAGGTAAATTACCAATTCTTAAGTCAATTGACTCAACTATTCAAAAAGCATCACAGAACGGTAGGAGAGGTTCAGCCACTGGTTATGTTAACTTCTTCGACCCAGAAATCGAGCAAATCTTCGCACTGAAGTCCCCTCGTATGCCTGTTGAGGATCGAATTAACGACCTATCTTATGGTATTAAGCTAAACCAACTTGTGTACGATAGAGCTAAGCAGAACAAGCCAATCTCACTATTTTCAGTTAGAAACGCACCTAAACTGCTTGATTACTTCTACTCGGATGATGTGAGAGCATTTACTGAGTACTACGAGTCATTGGAAGCACAGGGACTACACTCATCGCAGATTGATGCTAGAGAGCTCCTTAACAGGATACTTGCTGTCGAATCTACGGAAACATCGTCTTATTATGTACTTAATGTGGATGAAATGAACTCAAACTCGAACATCACTAGGCCTATTACTATGGCTAACATATGTATCGAATACATGACTGGTGTTGAGCCACTGGACCCAGCTAAGCCTGATTCACCTGATATTGGTGTATGTGTACTTGGTAATGTTAACCAGGGAACTGTAGGAATCGACAGATTACCTCATGTGACTAATCTATTGGTTAGGGCACAATCGCACATCATGACAAGACAAGTCCACCCAACATCTCAAGCAAACGCATTTGTTGCTATGTATAGGGATATTGGTATCGGACTATCGAATCACGCATTTTGGTTAGCTAATCAGGGCCTACGATACGGTCAATCAGCTGCACTTGAGGCACATAACGAGTGGATGGAGCATTTTTCATTCGGTCTGCATGTTGCTTCTATGGAACTGGCATCTGAACTTGGTGCTGCACCTGGTTTCGAGTTCCACGATAAGCTTTTACCTTTATCTAGGTACAAGCGTACTGTCGACGAACTATGTACTTCAGTGCCGTATTGTGACTGGGACTGGCTTGAAAACCAAATCTTAATTCACGGTATGTACAATTGTGGTCTATCTATGGTACCTCCTGCAGAAACATCTGCGGGTCCATCGAACCAAACAACTGGTCTTGAGCCTATTAGGAACTTATTGACAATCAAGGACAAAGCTGGTACTAACTACAAGCAATTTGCACCGGATTGTATTAGGTTGGCTGATAAGTACGATTTTGTCTATGACACTTCTGATATTAACACTAGATTCTTGAAGAACGTAGCTGTTACACAGAAGTGGATGGACAAAGGAATCTCAGCAAACACTTTTTACAACCCTGAGTGGCATAACGGAAAAGTGAAAGCCAAAGCAGTTGTATCTGACTTGATGTTAGCTAAGTACTATGGTGTGAAAGGTAGATACTACCAGAATACCAAACTACCTGATGAGGTAGAATTAACCACAGACGCTTGTGGATCAGGAGGATGTTCAGTATGATGGACTATGAAGATGATTTAGACTACGAGGATCTATGTAGGCTAATTAGAGAATACAACTACTATATACAGGATTTCGACTATACCAATTCAGGAGAACCTGTCTGTGTTAGCGAGTTCTATAATTATGAATACCAGCACATTATAGGAGCAAACGATGAGTAATCACTTATTCAACAACGAACCAATCGACTTCACTAATCAGCCACTGTTTCTTGGTGCCGGTAGGAACATATCACGACTTGATTTATCAATCGAACCAACAATCAGCAAAAACACAGCAGATGCCATCGGTAAACTATGGTTCTCAGGTGACTTCAGTCCAAAGAAGGACGGTAAGGATCACTTAGCTTGTGGGACTGTACTGAATAACTTATTTATGGAGAATCTTAAATTCCAAACTACGCTCGACTCAGTAGCAGCAAGGACAGTAGCTGAAGTATTTATACCAATCACTACTAATCCTCAACTGGAGTCTTGGTGGTATCAACATGCTTTCTTCGAGAACAACATTCACTCACAGTCTTATGCAGACATCCTGAAGGGTTTACCAGTTGACGCAAAGGCAATCTTTGACGATATCATGATCAACCCGGCAATCCAGGATCGAGCTAAATCGGTACTGGATTGTTTCGAAGATACTGTTCGATGGAACTGTAAGATGATCCTTAGCACAGAGTTTGATGACAATGGTGAGTTAATCAACGTTGGCTACGACAAAGCGAAGCACATGAAGTCAATCGTTATGTCATTATTTGCACTCAACATTCTGGAAGCAGTTCTGTTCAAGTCTTCATTCCTTACTAGCTTTGCTTTCAAGGAAAACGGACTTTACTCAGTTACTGCTGACATTATTAGCAAAATTGCACAGGACGAAGCTGGGCATTACGCTATGTCGGTTAATTTACTTAATCGATTACGTAAAGACCCTGAGTGGGCCTACATCTTTGTTGAGTGTTCTGATGAGATTGACCAACTGTACAGAGATGCTATTGAAGCTGATTACATGTGGATTGACCACCTATTCAGAGACAATGCACGACTAATGGGTGTTAATGAAGCAATTATGAAGCAATTCGTAACTTCTAACTTACACTCAGTTATGATGTCTGTACAGCAACCGCCAATCGTAGAGAAGCTGCCTAACCCATGTATTTGGGCTAGTAAGTACAGCAAACCATCGAACATACAAACTGCTCAGAAAGAGAAGACATCTGGTAATTATTTACTTGGTATCGTCGACACTGACATCTCGAATGAGGAATGGGAGTCTATGCTGTGACAACTACATTTTATTTGTATGGTATCGAACCTGAACGTCTTATGCAACTCAACTACTTCGAAGCAATCACTCTTAAGCATGAACTTGCTAAAGATCTGATAGCCGAGTTGTATGAGGAGCCAATGGACAGCAGAGATGAGGACAGGATTGCGAAGGTACACAAAGCAATCAAACATAACCAAGACGTACTTAAGGAGCTTAAATGACAGTAATTGACCACAACGGAACACAACTAACCGGTCATGCAGCAACTGCATACCATGCCGAGCACACCGAACTAGTCGAGGTTACGCCTTTTTTGCACTACGTTCATCCGAGCCAAATAGCAGCTGAGCCAACTGTTTCTATGTCGGAAATCCCAACTTCATTGTATGATCAGCTCAACTACTTAGGGCTTATCCCATCTGACGTGAGAGGCACTCATGTGGGGCAATCTGATTATTCTAGCAAGTTAATCCAACCTTGGACCATCTTCTTAGGCAACCCTGACCTAAATTACATGGAATGTGATGTTATTAAGCGTATTATTCGTACTAACACACGGGACTCACGTAAGCAGGACTTAACCAAATGCAAGCACATCATCGATGAGCTTATTCGTCAAATCGATGTAAAGGAACAACATGATAGTTAATTTATTTGACAACATTTACGCAGCAACAGCAGTTATTTCGGCTTCAGCTGTATCAATCGTTTGGTTAGTGTCGTGAAGCAATATCTCGACTTGTGTAACCGAATTATCTCTGATGGTACTTGGGTTGATAACGAACGTACTGGCAAACGATGCCTTACGCTAATAAACGCAGATCTTGAATATGATGTCGGGAGTAACAAGTTCCCACTACTAACTACTCGTAAGTCTTACTTCAAGTCAGCTATTGCAGAGTTTCTTGGGTACATCCGAGGCTACTCTAATGCAGCGGACTTCCGTAAACTTGGTACCAAGACATGGGACGCTAACGCAAACCTGAACCTCGACTGGCTTAACAACCCAGCTCGGCTTGGTACTGACGATATGGGACGAGTGTATGGCATTCAAGCTAGGTCTTGGCGTAAGCCTGATGGATCTACTTTGGACCAATTACGTAAAGTAATTACTAACCTGTCTAATGGTATTGATGATCGTGGGGAGATAGTTACTTTCTACAACCCTGGGGAATTTGACATTGGTTGTTTACGACCTTGCATGCACACACATACGTTTTCACTAGTCGGTGATACACTTCACTTAACTAGCTATCAACGTAGTTGCGACGTGCCACTTGGACTGAACTTTAACCAGGTACAGGTATTCTTCTTTCTGGCTATTGTAGCACAGATTACTGGACACAAACCTGGTAAAGCTTATCACAAGATAGTGAACGCACACATCTACGAGGACCAACTGGAACTTATGCGTGATGTACAACTTAAACGTGAACCATTTCCATTACCTAAGTTACATATTAACCCTGACATCAAGTCACTAGAGGACTTGGAGACTTGGGTAACTATGGATGACTTTCATGTCGAAGGGTACGAGTGCCATGAACCAATCAAATACTCATTTGCGGTATAAAGGGGTAACTATGGCACAACCAATCGAACAGTTGAGGATACCTAAGAAGTACTGTACTTCTGACGGATCACCTCCTCCGAAGATGTATGGTAAACTTTTACCTAAACAGAGAGAATTCCCTATACTGGTTACTCCAGCAATCAAAGTGGGGGATGGCGGTATGAGTAATAACAAACGACTGTGTATTAACTGTGTATGGTTAGTCTGTGTTAGTACTAGCGGTCATGGAGGTACTTATTACCCTTGAACGAACGATAAAAGTGGTCAAATAGAACCGGCTAACGATCATGCATCACAATGTAATGAATTCTTACCGATAAAAAAAAGGGGCTCTAATGAAAATTAACATAATCTCAACAATAGGACAGGAAGTAGTATGAAATTTATAATTGACTTAAAAGAACAAATAAAGCCTGATGAAGAATACGGAGGATACACTATTCCAATTAAGCTAAAAAACTCAAAATGTAATTTTACGCAGGGTGATTGTTATGGCGACCTAATAGCAATAGACGTTGATTCTCAATCTCTTTGGTTTAGAGACGCTATTTATAGTGTTCTACAAGCCGGCTGGAAAGACGAAGAATATATAGAACTTTCTGAGTTTTTGACGTATAACTTTGGATCTGGTATGGATTCTGCTATTTGCGGAAAGCTTAGGAGACATTTCTTATGAAAATATCAATTATTGCAGCAATCGGCAAGAACAACGAAATCGGTCTAAACAACCAACTACTGTGGAAGTCGGAGTCTGACTTGGAGCACTTCAAGCAACTGACTTTAGGCAAACCAATCATCATGGGACGTAAGACATTCGAGTCATTACCCGGTATTTTACCTGGTAGACCTCACTATGTCGTATCATCTAAACCAATTTACGATAACCGAGTTAATCGTGTACACTCCATTGAGGATGCCTTGTTAGGTACTCCTTCTGACGAAGTATTCATCATCGGTGGAGCCTCAATCTATGAGCAAGCTCTACCTTTAGCTGATGAACTTCATATTTCACACATGAATTGGACTGGTGAAGCTGACACATTCTTCCCGGAAATCGGTGACGAGTGGACTGACGGTGGTATGCCAGTGTATACCAGACCGGACATCTCGCATCCATTTACTGATGGCGGTCCTAGTTGGACTTATCGCAAATACACAAGGAGCAAACATGCTTAGCACACTATACAAACTCAGCCCCTCTAACGGCAAAGTCCAGCAATGGTCTGTGACGACTGATGGAGCTTTTGTTATCGCAACCCAAGGTCAAGTTGGCGGCAAGTTAGTCGAGTACCGCACTGAGTCTTTTGGGAAGAACATTGGCAGATCAAACGAAACTACTGCAGCCGAACAAGCTGTACTGGAGGCCAAGTCGAAGCACGCAAAGAAGATGAAGTCTGGTTACACTACCGACCCATCTGGCGAACAATCAACCAAAACACCAATGAAGGTCAACGATTATTGGAAACACAAGTCGAAGGTCAAGTTCCCTTGTTACGTGTCACGCAAGTTGAATGGTGTTAACGCAGAGGAACGTCTTGGCACCGAACTTACTTTACTCAGTCGTGGTGGAGAGGAGTATCCTCGCATACCACACATTGAACAATCAGTTCGCAAGCTGATGTCAGACCTTGGCACTGACGCATTGAATGGTGAACTTTATGTACACGGTACTTCCTTACAGAAGATCACCAGTTACGTGAAGAAGCCAAAACCTGAGTCGGGTTTACTTGAGTTCCATGTGTTTGACGCACCGAACTTGGGTGGTACTTACGCACAACGAATTGCTCAGTTAATCAACACTGATTACCCTCATATTGTCCCAGCTGTTCTAGCAAACTCTCACGAGGAACTGCAGGAACTACACGACTTAGCGGTCGAACAGGGTTACGAGGGTATTATCATTCGTAATGCAGATTGTATCTACGAATATAACACCAGGTCCAATTCAGCTTTCAAGATGAAGGTAGCACTGGACAAGGAGTTCTTGGTTACTGGTTACAAGCTGGACAAGTATGGTCATCCAGTGTACACATGTGCATCTGATGGTGGTGACTTTTCAGTGAAGCGGAAGGGTACGGCATTTGAACGTCTTAAGGACGCAACCGTAGCTGTTCATAATATTGGCAAATGGCTAACTGTTGAGTTTGAATCTTATTCGGACTCAGGGAAGCCCACAAAACCCGTAGGTCTCAACTTCAGAGACTGTGACACTGACGGCAATCCGTTAGTTTAGTCAATTCGCACATGTGGGTTATGTTCTGTATCCCGGAACCGCTCAGCTTACGGTGGCTGCAGTCGAGCATGTGTATTAAATCCGATTAACCAAACACAAGGAAACAATTTGAATATTTTTACAATACAATCTGAACCAGGATCTGCTGCATTTGGTACGGAACTATCAGCAGCGTACACTAATGGTTTTGAGTACATCCAATGCACCGATACTAAGGAAGTTTGCTATATCACTGAGCATGATAACATGCTAGGTGCCACACCATTAAGTCCAGCGTGTGTGCTGGAAGTACTGGATGCTAACTACCCTGATGGTGTACCTGATTCGGTCCTTAGTGACGAAGTGAAGCTGTTTTTAGTAGCAGAGACTAATCCAGTTGAGCCTACAACTATTAGTTCTTGGCAATCTAACATTAACTTTAACACAGCCAATGAAGTTCTTGAAAGACAGTTTCATACACAAGCTTTTGCTGCATATTCATTAGGCTATACACACATAATTAGTGCTGATGGAAGATACTATAAGATTACTAGTAGTGACGGAGATATTGTCAACCTTACTGACGCAGAAATGCAGTCTTTGGGTTTACCTTTACCTAAACCTCCTATTACTGAAGCAGATGCTATTGCGGATTTAGCGGGAGAGCCTAGACCAGACAATTCTTCAACGGATGCTGTAGAGCCAGTTGACCCAACGCCAACTTACTTAGAGATGGGAGCTGATATTGCAACGAAGATCGACGGTATTATCCTGGACAGGCTGAACACTGATAAGCTAATCGACAACGAGTCTGCTAATGTTTTACTGAAGCTGAACCAAATTTCTTTATCTAGGAGAGTATAGTGTTACACAAAAAGCAACTTTACTCAATCTTTGAGGACATATGCAGACTAAATGACACGACATGGAATAACCCAGCAGGTTCTTACGACGCAAGCAAAGCAGCAGCATTAGTTATAGAAGAAGCACTGGAGAAGTTGCCTTTAGCAGATAAACTTGCTGATCAACTTGGTTGTGACAACAATCCAAAGTCTTTGGCTAGGTGTATTGTTGGTTTAACTACTGGTAGCGATGTTGACGGATTTGTTAGAGGAGACGTATCACCAGTTGGTGCATTTGATTCTAGCCTAGACGCAATCTACATTGAAGTGGGTAATTTGCACATGCAAGGTATCTCATCTTCGCAGATTGTCGACGGATTGCAGGTAGTGCACACAGCTAATTCGATGAAGGGTTCTGCTAAGGACTCCAACGGGAAGGTTATTAAGCCTGATCAGTGGGAGCAACTTTACGCACCTGAACCGAAGCTACAAGCTATCTTGGATGGTAAGTAGTAATCCTTTAATTAGTATATTATATACATAATTATTTGCAATTGCTTGTAAGCCCAGTGTTTATCGGCGATTGTAGGTAGTTACTGGTTGTTTACTGTGTAAACCTTATGGATTAATTGGTGTTTATGGTGTTAACTCTTAGGATTTTTTGGTTGTTTATTTTAAGTGACTTTTACTTATAAAGGTTTACATTTTATAAACCCTTAAGCTAATATCTTGTATAATTAGTTTATCAGAATAACAACACAAGGATATTAAATTGGATACACGTAGTATAACAGCAATTAACTTAGAGTCAGGTGAAACATTCAACACAGATCTTAAGTTCAAAGACAATAAATTTACAGTAAGAGGATATAAAATGTACAACGCAAGCATAGACGTACTCGTTGACGTACTAACTAAAGATGAATTAAAGGCAGCCCTAAAGTTATTTGGATCTGACACAATTGATTACCATAATCTTCTGATTGGGCCTTTCCACAAATTGACCTCACAAATGAGTAAGTCAACACGTAGTAAGTTCAAGAAGAAATTATTTGATCATGGAATTATGGCAGAATGCCAAGGAAAGTTGATGCTTAACCCATTCATATTTCTGCCTAAAGGCGATCGTAATATTCGTAATTCAGGCCATCTTACTCAACGTGTATGGAAGTACATGTTCGAGGACGCTAACTCAGCTGGTGAGGATGTGGTAGTTCATGCTGAACACATGTTTGGTAAGTCTGGTGTTGAGTCTAAGTATCTGTCTGTAGGATCTGGTGATTACCAAACTCTACTACCGAAGCCGGAGTCAACATGAGTTGGAGACTTAAACAATTGTTTTATTTTGTCAGAGGTCTTTTACTTCTGCCTATAACATTAATGCTATCGTTTTGCGAATGGTACCATTTTAGTATATCTAACTGGTTAGTTGGTATACATAGAGACTATCGTGACTGGCTAAATAAAGATTACTGGCCTAATACCCAACCAAAGGAGTCAACATGAATATCAAACAATTTAAACCCTTAATCGGGCAGTATATAGCAATTATCCCTGAAGGTAATGCTGTTGCTAAGGGAGTGCCTCTGGAGCAACAAATCAAGTCAGTCAAATTGCTGAAAGTAGGACGTAAAAATCTGCTTACTACTGAAGGGAGTTACGACATGACAGGAGATTTAAATAACCACAATTACGGTTATCAGCATTTTCTATCAATGGAAGACGCAGAAAATCACCTCCACAAGAATGTGTGGGAACGAGAGATCAGTGAACTATTTCGTTATGGTGAATCAAGTCTTACTTACGAGCAAGTACGTAGTATTTACGGAATTGTTCATGAGGAGTCAACATGAAATTCGCACCACTGAACGTCTTTGACGTATTAGCATTCATTGCAGTAGCCTATTTTGGTTACTGTGCATCTACACTTACCCCATTTGGGGAGCTAACCGCCGAACAGGATTTATTTCAAGTCGTTCGGTTACTGTTTGTACAAACTTGGGCTTTTGTGTTCATCACAGGCTCAATCTTGTACTCACGTATCAAACGTTAATCTACCAGGCACTCACTGAGTGTCTTACTAAGTTAATCAACAAAGGAACTAATTTGAACAAACTACAAGCCGACTGGCTACTGAATAACCAACCATCTGTCACTATCGAACCAACTCCACCCAAGTCTATTGACGAAGTGGAGCAGTCGATCAAGGAACACAAACGACTATCTATTGAGCGTTCATTAACTACTTGGCCTGAAGCCACTAGGGAACGAGCTAAGTTCAAGGTGTCTGACGACTACACAACTTTTAACTACGGAGACTAACATGAACCAATTTATCGAACAACTCGACCAAATGATCGAGGACAGCGCAGAATTTACTCAACAGCATGAGGATGAACTGCTTGAGCACATACTTGAACATTCTTGCTATACTAGCTTATCTGAGTTCGCTATGACTAACATCAGTTACGAGCAAGCACTGGAAATCGTGCAAACTGACGACCAGTTCGACCAGGACGCACTTGACTGGGTGAATAACCGATCATGACTCAGTTATCTAAGTTCATCGAACTGTTGAGTGTCTACGACGGCACTACTGCTTACTCTATTGGGGGTGGATATATCGAGGATTCACGTGTTGAGTCTGATGTGGTAACTCGCGTATCAATTTCTGACGAGGATGTGCCTGCTGGCAGTTTTGTCTCAGGGAGCCGTGACGACACTTTACTGGACTTCGTGCCACAATTGTCTGCCTACACCGACTTATCGCTCTCACAGCTCAAGTCTGGGCTGTCTAAATACATTGCCACCAAATCTTCATTTGGTCGTAACCCTAAACAGTCTTTTGTTGTACTTTCTGTACTTAATTCTATCGTTCTCGATATGGAATCCGAACCAGCTATTGTTGCTGCATTTGGATGGGAGGAGTAATAATGCCACTATCTGCTTTATCAATTATGGGTGTTGTCACATTTGCCAACTTTATTTTAATCTACATCAAGTTCAAATGTAAACGTATCGCTGATGCAACACTAGATTTGTGTATCTTTGGTGCTATTTGTATCATATTCTCATACGCTGGCCAAGCCGGCTTGTTTGTTGGTATGATTGCTTCATTTCTAGTATCTATTTTTCTGTGGTTCAGTCCACCAACCAAAGGAGGTGTCCGTGCGTGACTTAATTTTGTCAGCTCTTGCTGTCTTAGCTATTGTTGTCGGCTTTTATGCCTTCCAACTACTAGTCTTGTTCACTGTCGGTCTAGCCATTTATTGGTCAGCTCCATACATCCGCAAGATCAACAATGCAATCAAGGGGAAGTGATGGAGTTTGTTCTATTATTTATCTTTGCTTGTATCATATTCGAACACCTCACCGGCCAGGCTACTTAGCCACAGCTGGTGTTGTTATCATCTTCAGTATGTTGATTGGGTCTCCCCAACCACCTACTTTCCGTAGTATTGCATCTATTGGCGAGTAGTACTGATCCCATGGCGTTTCTGCGTCTATCCCGCTCACTCCTTGAGCACCTTCTGTTATGAACACTGTTCCTGCTTTTTTACCTAGCATCTTCATCATTGCTGGAAATACTCTGAAGAAGTACTTTGTGAAGCTGAATATCAGCGTATCATTCGCATACTTTATCCCTCTATTATCCAAATAACCATAATTTACTGTTAACCCATCCACATAATTCAATACATTTTGCTCTACTTGCTTAGCAGTAGCGTCTTTACCGCCCAACTTACCAGCAAACGTTTCATGCTGTTTATCTTTATCAGCACTATTGTAATCTGCCATCAAGTCTTGGTATATTATCATCTTTGTTATCACATCGGCATATGTCGTTAACTTCATTGTCGAATCATACAGTGGCGAGTCTTTTCGCACGTACAACGTATCTATTACTTCTTTTATCCCAACTTTATCATTCTTTCTTTTCAGCTTGTCCAGTACAGCATCCAATTTACCCTCAATTATCCCTTTTTCATTCATCCATTCTGTGTTCAAATCTTCCAATATCGCAGTGTACTGCCCATCCTTCATCAACGGTTCAACTGGACTGTTTTTCATTCTGTTTTCTATGTTTTTCAACTCTTTTTCGTCTATTGTTTCACCAGCTTCTCTTCTGATTGCCAGCTTACTTGCCATTCTTCTATCGTCTTGGTATTTATTCATCTCCGACCACATGTCTGTGAATCTACCCAAGTACTTCAGTGGGTCTTTACTCTTTGTGTGTTGCAGGGCAATTACCATATTCGACCCATTATTACCAATTATTGTCCCAGCTGTTTTTGCTACTACTGCTTGTTTCCAGCCTTGTGTCAACTCCTGTACAATCTTCTCAGCCTTTCTCACCACCAACTGTCGTCTTTTACTGTTCTTTATCATCGGCAAGTTCATTGCGCTCATGTCTTTGTATCCAAAGAAGTCTACTAACATACTTTCTTCTACCATCAATCTGCCACCCATTGTTTTATCAATCTGTGCTTTTAAGTAGTACGGTATACTATCCCAGTATTCTTTTTCTTTGCCCTCTGAGTTTTCGCTTATCTCTACGAACTTATAATCTCTACTGCTCTCGTACTTTGTGTGGAACCGTTTGAAGTACGCTATTGCTTCCTTGTTACTTATCATTGCCTCTTGCTTGTGAGTCAAATCCGACACTGTACCACCAACTGTTGGTAATATGTCATCTTCTATCTCCAAATACTTACTCTTAACCTCATGTGGTATTCTTACTCTGTAGTCATATATTTCATTCTTACCTGATCTTTCTGGTATTAACGCATTCTTTACTTTAGCTGTTTCTTTACTCATGTTATCTATTACTATCTCTGCTTCTACGTCTGTTAACTCGTTTACTTCCATTAGAATTCTTCTTAAGCTGTCACCTTCATTCTTCAGCTGTACCTTGCTCATTAGTCCTTCCGTATACCCAACTTCCATTGATTCGCCTACTACCAAGTACATATCTTTACCAACTGCTTCACTCAGTGCTTCCTGCTTACCCAAGTTACTCATTTTAGCTCTTTCCAAGCCCTTTAACTCTTTTTCTTCTACTATGTAGTATCTTTTGTTACCAATATACTCTTCTTGCTTTGCGCCTTTTATTTGGTACATAGAATCTCCACTATATGCATCTTCTAGTACTTTTGCTTCATTTGTTCTCATCAACTCCATTGCGTGGTCAAATCCTTTTGCCACATCCACTATTTTACCCTCTGGCGTTACCGACTCTTTTGTCAGTGCTTGTATTACCAAATCTTTATTTTCTTTTGCACTGTATCTTAATGCTATCAGCGACGCCATCTTGTCAATCTCTGCCACTGTCTTTTGGTTTTGTGTCTTTAGTAGTGCGTAACTGATCTGTGATGCATTCACATATCCATTTGCTGTGTCTGTGCTGTTATCTACTAGTAGTTTACCCAATTGTTCTGTTGCGTCCACTACCTGTTTACTATAGTTGTGTTTAAATATATTCAACTCAGCTGTTATTCTTCTCTCGTCTTGTAAGTACTTCAGTATTTGCTTACTACCGCCCAGCACTTTCGCATCTGTGTCTATCAGCACTCTCTTTGCTGCTCGTCTCTCACCTTTCGATAGTCTACCCAATTCGTAATCTTTGTCCAGTACCTCAATCGTGAAGTGCTTTACTGGTGCTACTGCGTTCTCTACAAATGCTTTTGCGTGTCGGAACATTTGGTAGAACTTTGCCACATCTTTATTCGACATATCTCTTGTCACACTTGCGAATATGTTATTTTTCAATATGTAACTTTTTGCTTTTGCTATACCTCTTATTTCCCATACCTTATCAATCGCTTTCTTCAGTCCACTTTTGTTCTCAGTTTGTCTGATGTAATCAGCGTACGACCTTTGTGCTTTCTTCTCTAGTGTTGTTAACTCCGCTACTTTACTATCAATCTTGTCTAATCTCTGTAGTAACCTCTCCGAGATAGTCATTTCTTCTTGTTTTCTGTTACTATGACCCAACTCCATTGCTTTATTTAACATGTCTATTGTTATTTCTCTGGCGTCCTTACCTTTGAACTTAGTGTTTCTGTACACTTGATTGATTATCTTAGCTATGTTGTTCCACAGCTTCTTCCATCTGCTTTTTGTACCTGGTTCTATCTTCATTGTACCCATTATTTGGTACTCTTCGAACTGATTTACTGTACCAAGTGCTTCTGCTAATTTCTCATTTGTTGTTGCTGCTGCCAGGAACTCACTTGCTTGGTCTGATGCTATCGGGTTTCTAAACACATATTCCCATCTCTCTTTAGCGAACGCCTTATCTTCTGCTGTCACATCACCATCTGGCAAGAATACTTCCCAGCTGATCTCTTTTGCTATTGCGTCTCTCATTCTCAGTATCTGTGATGTCAGTACTTTATCTCTTACCAGTACATTGTGTATTAGTATATGTTGTAATTCATGTGCTAGTATGTCTGAGTTGCTGTTGAATCTTGTGTTACCTTGTATTAACTTCAATTTACCACTATCTACTGTAGCCTCACCTTTTGCGCCTTTATTGTCCAGGTCCTTGAACAGCTCTACGTCAATCTTCACGTCTTTACCAGCTTTCATCAGTACGTCTTTGTACATATTCATCACTCGCTTCAACTGCTCACTTACTGGCTTACCATCTGCTTCTGCAGCTACTGTTGCTAGTATGTCGATGTCATTTACTATCGTACCACCCAATTGTCCCATGAACTCAGTATTTCTTTTACCCTTTTCACTACCCAGTGTGGCCATTGTTATTCCATCTGTCAGCATTCCTGTGTCTAGTTTCAGATCATGTTCACCGTTTATTCTTACTTTGTTGTTCGACAACATCTCTGTAGTCTCAACCTTCACGTCAGCTTCTGTGTTAGTTTCCATGTCCTGTAGTGTCAGTGTCTTACCAACTAGCTCAGAGCCTCTATCGATGTACGGACTGACCCTTTTATCTGGGTCTGCATACATACCTTGCCGAGTAGCTCTGTTCACTCCTGCCTCAATCCGTCTTTTGTACTCAACTGCTTGTTTAGCAGTTTCTATTACTTCTCTAGCTTCATTTTCTTCGTTTATTAGTGTGTCTAGTTTACATCCCATTCATACATTCCTTCAGTTCTTCGTGTCGATTATTCTTTTTATCTGTATCAGTTATGTTACCATCTTTTTGCTTAGTTTCTGCAACCGTTTTTACCTCTACTTCACCATCGTCTAGCAGCATTTTGTGTCTCATTAGTGTATCTTCGAGCATCTTTGTTGTATCTTTACCCAACTTACTACCATCTGGATCTGCTGCATCACCAATCACTATGTAACCTTTTGCCTTCATCAGTTCTTCCTTGAACTTAGGGTCATTTGCTACTACTTTAGTAACCAACTCTGCCATTAACTGCTTCTGCTCTAATACTGGTCTTGTTACTTTCTTTCCATTTACCTTCTTCGACTTCTGGAAATTGAACGCCTCAACCATGCTCTTATACCCTACCGTCTTGTTTGTTTTTGGGTATCTACTGTTCCACACATTCTGTAGGAACTGTACTTCGTTACTTAGTGTGTTGTTTGGGTGCATTACGTTAGTGCCATCAACTATTGTCACCTCTCCATCTGCTTTCAATTTAGTTATTTTCAGCCCTTGTAGTGCTTCATTCAGCTCTACTTGTCTGCCTGCTGTCTGATTGGCACCTACCTTAGCGTATCGCTCTGTAAGTGCTATCATTTCGTCTATTATACATTTGCTCATTAGCAGTTCTCCTCTAGTCTTTGTGTCTGCATTTGGTCGAACTTAGTTTGCAGTACTTTTCTTAGTTTCTTATCTTCGATATTACCAAGTGTTTCATTTATTGATTGTAGTATACCATTTCTTCTATTTGAGTTACTTTGTTTCTTAGCTTTACTTCGCAAGTTTTGTGCGAATTGTCCAAGTACGTCGCCAAGCTCAGTTATTTGCTCATCTTTTGTATTTTCGTCGAACACAGCATTTACTGTCTCGTCACCCTTTGCTTCGTATGCTGGTGCAATGTCTGTAGCGTAGTATTGGTTCGATTTTACTTTCTTACCTCTCATTGCTACTCTGTTATCATGTATTTTATCAATCTCTGTTAACGGATCACCACTATTCAGTGCCTCAGCCACTTGGTTCACACTTTTCATGTCTGGATATACTCTCTTCATTGCACTCTCTGTCTCGTCGAAGTCAATCAACTCTAGTGCTTGTTTGATGTTCAGTTTACCGTCTTTCTTTAGCTTCAGTAACTTCTGTACTGCATTACCAAGTATGCTGTGTCTCATGTTGATGTCCAGGAACGCTTTGTTCATTGCTTGTGCTTGTAGTATTCCTTTTTCACCATTTACTCCTAGCATCAATGCATCGTACACGTTCAGCACATCTTCTGTATTACCTTCAATCATTACTGTACCATCCACGTCATGGATTTGCACAACTCCAACGGCTCCAACGTTTGTTACTACATCTTTTACCTGGTTGCTTAGTGTTACTGCTGTACTTCCACTACCACTCTGGAACCCAGCATTTCTCACCTGTACTGACAGCTTACTTGTGTTTGCATCTGTTTTCTCCAGTTTTACTAATTCTTGTTGTCCACCACTAGCATTGTTCGAGCTGTAGTATGTCCCTTCTTTCTGCATCTCAGCGTACACTTTGTCTAGTTGCTTTTGTGTTAACTGCGATATTCTCGTAGCACCCAATTTAGCTAGTTTCTTATTCAGCTCTGTTCGGAACACCATGTAGTTCAGTTGCTCAATCAGCTTTACCGACTCTCTGAACTTCACTACTTCACCGAACTCTGTTGTGAACGCATTTGCTAGTTGTTCACCAACTTGTTCATCTATTGCGTTGGTTAGTGTATTTACTGTCTCATCTTCCATATACCGTACTGTTGTGTCACCTTTAGCAACTCTGTCTGCTAGTTGTTTTTGTAACTTCGCTATTGGTTTTTTACTTGCTTCAGCTTCAGCCTTATCATCTGCCGCTTTTGCTAGTTTCTTAGTGTCTTTGTTGTACTTCAGCATCTTGTTTGCACTAGCAATCGTTTCATCGTACTTTGCTATCTCTTTTGCCAATTGTACTTCACTTTGTACTTTACCATTTTCTGGGTTGTATATCTTGTTCTCGTACTTAATCTCCAACTCAGCAGCTGTCTTACCTGTTAGTTTTTGCAGTGCATCTGTTGCACCTTTACTCATTCCTCCAGGGATGTAGCTATTACCAACTATCAGTGATCTTGCAGCAGCCTGACGGATGTTTGCCATTCCAGCACCGTATATGAATACCATTACTGGTCCCTTCATGAAGTTTCTCCACTTACCTCCTAGTACTTCTTCCATTGCTGCTAGTATCTCTGCTCCACCTTCTTGCTTCAGTATTCCCTCAACTACCATTGTTTCTGGTGTTTGGTATATATCTTTACCGCCTTGCTCTTTGTATTGTCCATGATTGTCGTACCGGTCGTAGTAATCATCAACGTACATCCCAGTTTTCGATAAGTGCAGTTTTGTTGCTTCTGTGTACCCAATTTGCATTAGTGTCGCACTCATTCCGTTAGTAATCCCATCTATCTCTAGTGCCAAGTTAGTTGTTGCTATACCGTGCTTTTCCAAGTCATTCAGCATTTGTACCAACTGTAGTGTGTGTAACTTCTCATCTATGCTATGTACTCCACCCCATTTGTTAACTGCTTCTAGCGTACCTTCTTTTACCATTTCTTCGAACTCTTTACTGCTGTATGTTACTTTTGCATTATCGTCGATAGTGAAGTATTTCTCACTCATCTTAGCTATTGATGTAGCATCTTCCAACTTATCGATGTCCATGTCCAGTGCTTGTGCTGCACCAGCTCTTACGAACGCCATTGTCTCCTTGTCTACTTTACCAGTTTCTATTGTTGTTGTCATGTCTCCTGCACCTACCAGGAATCTACTGATCTTACTGTTTTGTGGGTTCATCATCATTGAGTCCATCATTGTTCTACCACTTTTTGTGTAGTCGTACGGGATGTAGAACTCACCAGCTCCTACCATCTCATACACTTCAATCATTCTCTCTATCTGCAACTCATCTGCTGTGTACTTAGCGTGCACCGACTCAGCGTTCATTGTTGCTGTACTTGCCAGTATTGTGTCCAAGTCCCCCAGTATGTCCATTTTAAGCTTATCTACGTCAATTGTATCATCAGCTTTAGCATATTGTCCCAGTACTTTGTGTGCCTGTTCACTGAACGTCCACGGTGTAGTACCCAATCTCTCTTGGTACTCAACTGCTGGATCACTCATCTCTGTGCTTGTCTTTCTTGCTTTCTTACCTTTCTTTGTGTGTATTGGTTCTGTGTCTATTGTTGGTGTTGTACTGCTTTGTGCGAACTCTAGTGTTGACCCAACTCTAGCGTATTCTGCCGGCACATCTTCCATCATCAGTACGCTGATTACTCCACCAGGTCTCTTGTCTTCACTTGGCTTCTCGAAGTCTATCATCCCGTGTTGCACGAACGCATTTTGTCTGTATACACCGTTCTTATGTGACGAGTGTGTTCTTAGCATGTTACTTAATACCATTGCTCCTAGTGAGTGCTCAATCGCGTTCTTATCCTCAATTATTAGTGAATCGTCTAGCTTTATTCCCATCTCAGTCAGTAGTGTCTTACCTGCTGATTCATACAGGCTTGCTGCTGGTACTAACTCTCCTCGTTTTATCTTGCTTTCTAACATCTTCTTCGAACTATCTGGAACTATTCCTGTTGCTGGGAACAAGTTACCGAACGAACCATCTATCAAGTCGTGCATCTGGTCTCTGTTGTATGTCATCATTGCTTTTGCTTTACTGAACATTATCAGTGATGTTGTGTCCATTGCACCCTTTACCAACTCAGCATTTTCTGGGTCTGACAGTATGTCGTTCATTCCACTTTGTATCAGTATGTTCTTGTCGTTTAGCTCTAATTTTGCTAAGTTTGTTTGCTCTAGTACTGGTATGTTAGCTCTGTCTGTGCTGAACGTATTCAGTGTTTTCAATGCTGTTTTTACTCTCTCTACGCCTTTTTTACCAGCGTTTTGGATGATTCTTGGCATGATTTTCATCAATCCAGCTTCTTTATCTTTCATGTTCAATACTGTATGTGTAGTACTTACTCCGCCTGACTTCGACTTAGTTATTCCCTCAACTACCGGAATACCTAGTGCCTCAACCTTTACCATCTCCTGTGCTTTTTTCTTGATCTGAATGTCGGCTTTTACTGATTTTATCTTTTTGTCAACCTCTTTGATCTCTTCTTTAGCCAGTCTGATGTTCTCTTTTTGCTCTACTATTATCTTCTTCAATGAACCAATAACTTCTCTTGCTGTCTTGAACAACTTCCATACTCTTTGTACCAGTGTTTGTGGTGCTAAGTCTTTTTTGTTCTTAGCAGCTTTCAGCATCTTGCTAACCATTGTTAACCTGCTCTTGTGTTGGTCCATTCTACTTTGTATTGCTGCTTTGTCACTCTCTAGTTTACCAAGTTCTACTGTGTACTCATCTATGTCGTTTTGTACCTTCTCGATTATCTCATTTACCAACTCTGCGTCTAGCCTCTTACCAGCCTTCACTTGCACTATTTGCTCACCAACTTTCTTTACTGCTTCATCTATTGACTTCTCAGTCTTTTCTGTTGCTTCGGCCACTGTCTCTGCTGTTGTTTCTTTTGGCTTAGTAACTTCTCCGTCTTGCTTTGCTCGGATCTTCTCTGCTACTTCTACCTTTGTTTCTTGTGGTATTGTGCTATCGGCATCAACTTGTGCCATTGCTCTGTCCAAGTCACCCTCATTTTGCTCTATTACCTCATCTACGAATAGGTCTGGTGCACTCTCATCTGCTTGTGGTATGTTTGTGTCCTCGTACTTAGCTAATTCGGCTACTATTGTGTCCTGTTGTGCTGTATCAGCTGATTCTTTACTTAATAGCTCTGTGTACATCGATTTGTACTGTTTTAGCTCCAACTTCTCCTTGATACTAGCAATCGCATCCATTTCACCATTCAGTGCTGTTTGTGCCTCTGTAATCTTCTCTAGTTGAGCCGGTGTCAAGTTACCAGATTCTATCGCAGCTTCTGCTATTTCTGCCATTCTGCTATTCTCTGCTTCTTGGCTCATTATGTAGTTGCTAATCTCTTGTGGTGTACGCAATCTCTTTACTTTTACTCGTTGCTTTTGACCTTCAACTTTCTTCGATTGTGTTGTCACACCTTCCAGCTTACCAACTCTTGAGTGCATGAATGTTGTTAGTTCATTCACTACTCCACTTGCTGCATCTTCGTCTTTTGTTAGTGGGCTAACTATTGTCCCGACTACATCTGCTTCGTGCTGACGTAAACTCTTACCAACCGAGTTTCTTTTCACGAATCCCATAAACTCAATCTCATCTGCTACTTGTTGTGCTGTCTTTTTTGGTGATTTACCATCCTCATTTGCTTCACTACCAAGTTGTTTCTCATACAGTTCTAATCCATCTTCAACCTTGTTAGCATACTGTGTTACCGGCTCACTACCAAGCTTTCTCATGTCTTGTAGTACTGCTTTAACCTTCGCTAGTCCTTCAGCGTTTAATGGAGTATTTTCGTTGATCTCAGCTTTCTGTTCATCTGTCATTGATTCAGTTAGTGTATCTATTTCTTCTGCTACTCTGTTGCTGTATATTTGCTCTATTTCTGACTGAGTAACCATCCCAACTTCTTGGTTTTTTATCATTTCACTCAGCATTGAGTCAACTTCAGCGTCTGTTGCAACTCTTACTTCGTCTTCACCTTTCGATGTCATGTGTCTTACAGCATCTCTTACCAATCCAGCATGCAGTACATCCATTGCTACTTTATCTGTTTTGTCTACACCATACACGTCTGCTATCTTTTCAGTAGCGTCTTTCATTGCATCAAGTGGTCTACCAGCATATCCTGACTTCTTCTGTATTTCCGGACTTGTCCATATCTCTGTAGCATATGCAGCAATATCATGTGCGTGTGCTTTTACTGCTTCTGGAGCAACTTCGTACCCTTCACTACCAACTGACTCCCATCTATTTTGTCTACCATCTCTTGTCTTTGACACATCAACATTTGTTGGGTCTGGTTGACTGTCTGTGATATTTACCAACTTCTCATTAGCTACTGTACCAACTGTTTTTGCCACGTCATACCCTACTTTTGGTGATGCTATTTGTGTACCCATTGCAGCACCTAGTACTCCTGCTACTTCAGCTTCTTTTATCTCGTCTTCTGTGAACCCTTTGTCGAATACTCTTGGTGTTTGTGCGGCTGTTTCAAGGAATGTTTGTCCTGCCTCAGTTAGTCCTTCTACTCCACCAGCAGCAGCAAGTCTTAACGGAGCTGACCCAATCTGTAGTATCCCTCTACCGTATTGTTTAGCAAGGGTTCGTTTACCTGTTTGGCTCATGTTGTCTACTACTGTCTTTAGTGCTTTCTTAACTGGATTCATTCCGCTTAATGCTAGTTTATCACCGAATCTATCCAAGTATGTACCAACAATACTTGACCCAGCACTTAGTACTTTCTCATTTGTTGTTAATTTTCTCTTTAATTTCGATTCTGCTATGTTAATGTTATTATTTACGTTAGCTACGGCCATTGTACCAACACTTGCAGCTAGTGCAACCATTTCAGGTAAGCTCCCTGCAAGCACTTCAAGTGATCTTACATCCGTTACAGCTTTACCAAGTGCCGACATATATCCATCTGTTTCTATTGTGTCTTCTATCTCTTTACTCAGTTCTTGCACGTTTACTGCATTGTACCCAGTTATCTTATCAGCAAACCCACTTTGTAGGAACTCTGTAGCAGCTTGTTGTATTGCTGTACCACTTTTCTCTACATCCTCAACCCCAATCAGTTGTCCAAGTGACTCAATCCCCTCACCAACAAGTGAGCCTACTTTTACCCCTACATTGAACGAAGCACTACCAACTCCTCTTAGCGTGTTGTAATCTTCTACTGGTCTTACTGTTTCTGTGCCACGTTTACTAGCAACTGATTCCATTTCTGCAGCGTACTCTGGGTCAGCCCATAGTCCTTTGCCTTGCTCTTTTGCTTGTAGCATCAGTTCTTGTGCTTCTGGTGTTTGATTATCGAATGCAGGTATTGCATACCCATCGGATACCATTTTATTCTGGTATGCCTTATTCTCTATCACGTCTCTACCATGCACCCCAACTGTCGATGCTTCTGGTGTATTCTGATATACTGGTTGTTGTTTTGTATCGTCGAAGTGTGTTTCTTGGAAGCCCCCATCAATTCCACTGAAATCCAGTGTACTGAACTCAGCCTCTAATTTAGCGGCTTCTCCAGCTGTTGCTTTACTTACGTGTCTACCAAGTTTACTTTCTCTTGCTTTGCTCAGTCTATCAGCTTTTAGTGCAGCTTTTGGCATTTCTGGTGCATCAATTCCAGCTATTCTATATCCTTGTCCGTCTTGGTATACGGTATCAGCATCGTATATGTATGTATCTGTGTTGTATTTATTTGTTTGTGTAGTTGGTTCTGCGAACGCACTATCTAGTAATTCTTTTTGAGTTGGCATATTGTGTCACCTTCAGTTTTTATTTTACTGAGTGTAGCACAATTTGTCTTATGGTTTTATTTAGCGTTATCTTTTATGTATTTTACTACATCTTTAGTAACCTCTCCACTGAACCGAGGGGTCCAATCTTGAGTATTGAATGTTGTGATTATACTTGCCAAATCAGCGTCGCTCATCTTAACATCTTTTGCTGCTTTTGCTATTTTAGCTTGGTCTTTTTCGTCAATTGTGCCTAACCCACTATCGTACGCTTGTAGCGTTTTTGGCCCAGCCCCATATTTCTTTGGTGTCTTGAACGCATCCCCTCGGTTGGCATATTGTTTAGTGCCTTTTACGTAATCCAGTAGAGCAGTACCTGTTAACCCCTTTGGTATCTGAATGTTCAATGTTTTAGCTAAATTTGTACCGACTCTGTGGTCATCTTGTGTTTCTTTTTGCATCTTTTTAACCTTGAACAGCTGATCGAATGTAGGCCCTTTAACTTCTTTTTCAAGAGCTTTCTTTGCTGCTAATTTAGTGCTACCAGTCAAGTCTGTTCTATTCATTATAGAGTCTACTGACTTCTTTAACCACTCTGTTTGTGTCATATTACGTGTAACTGGTACTTGCTTAGTAACTGTCTCAACTAGTTTTGGTACTGTTGGCACTTCTAATGTACCACGAACTCCACCTAGCCCTGATTCTCTCAGTGCAAGTGTATGTGCCTGTTCTGGAGTATACATTTGTTCACTTGGTTGTTTTTTACCTAACCATCTACCAAATACTGAATCTGCTTCTATATAGCTACCATCGGTATTTTTAGTGTACTGTGTACCAGGAACCCTAGGAGCAGCACCAACTTTTTGATTACTGTATTTATCGAACAGTTCAGCATATTTTGTAGAGCCTTCTTCTTGTTGTTGTAACCTTTTTGTATTTTTATCAATAACTCGATTACGCAGGTTTTTAGCAAGTTCGACTTCTGCCTCATTGCCTTGTCTCGTTACTCTTTTCTCTGTACCAGTAATCGTTTTATCCTGATTTGCTTGTACCAATGCATCCCCAAGTAACTTATCTTGTTCTGCTTTATTTTCAGCTCTTGTGTTTGTGTTTATTGAGTTCTGCAACGTCACACCCTTAGCAAGTACACCAGCATCAACTCCAGCGAACTTCTTATCACTAACGTCCCCGCCAGCAATTACTGTTTTTAGGTACTCCGAGTTCAACTTGTCTTTAGCCTCAGCTTTGTTCCGTTGTTCTCTTTGTTCTGCTAATTCAACACCTTTTATCACTGTATTACCAAGTGTATTGAATACACCACGAGTTGCATCTGCACCGGCAATTGCTGCCTGTTGCGCTGACGCTGTTGCTCTATTAGCACCACTCAAGTAAGCATTTGCTTCTGCACTGTTATCATACCAACCTTTTGCCATGCTGTTATCCTACTTGTGGTATTGCAAACGGATTTTGTTGCGTGTTTTGTGCTTGTGGTATACCAGCCGCACCAGCTAACCCTGTTTGTACTGTTGTTTGTCCAGGTATCGGAGCAGCAGGCTTCTTGTTACCATACAAGCTGTTAGCTAACCCCATCTCCATCTCGTTTTGTGTGTTTTCCTTAGCTATATCTGCTTTACCGGCTAACTCTTTTGCGTAATTGAATTGGTCTCGTGCTAACTGATTCATCTTTGACTGTTGATCAGCCATCATTTTAGCACTCTTTACTCCACCATAGGCTTGTAACCCACCACCTATTACTGATCCGGCTGCTTGTATCCATCCTGACATATCTATTCTCCTGTATTGGTTTTTGTTTTTATCTTACTACTAATTCACTTAATTTCAGCTTTGGGGCTATTTTTCCCATGGCTTCTTCCACACATTTTCCATTGATTTCCGTATATCTGTTAGCTCTTTTTCCATTCCACCTAAGCCAGCTTCAATTACACTTAGCTGCTTCATTGTACTTTCATAGCTCTCTTTAGTTTTCATAGCGGAGGGCAAATCGTTGTAAGCATTTGCTATACTTTTGTACTGAGCAACTTTATCATTGTATGTCTTTGTCTTGGTATTATACTGCTTAGTTAGCTTATTATAGTTTTGTAGGTTTCTCATTCTTATTGCTTCCTGTGGAGGCATTCCTCCACTGCTTTCACTCACATCTGTGTTTACAATATTCAAGTTGAATTTGTTTTCGAATAGCCCTCCTCCAGCTTGATCGGCATCTACGTGATTAATTAATTTATTTCCCTCACTTAACCCAAACTCACCACCAACACTTACTGCAAGTGAGTTCTTTTGGTCATATCCATACAAGTCACCACCTGAGTAGGTTTCGTTGTATATAACTCCACCAGCCATCTTTTCAAACACCGTGCCATCCGCTACATCTATTAGGTTCTGATACCGTAGCCTAGCTTCTTGCTCTTGCGCCTGTATCAATTGTTGCATAGCAAACTGAATTGTTTTTGGGTTCATCAAGTGCGACAGTGCTCCATTTATTACACCACCTATTATTAATGAGATACCAAGACCAACAACTATCTCTGTTATGATTATCATTGACGCAGCAGCTACATAAGCTGCTCCACCGAGCCATGCACTGGCACCTGCAATAGCACCAGCAGACCAATCTGACATCGTTCCAGCAGAGAAGTAAGCTAGAGCTAGTGCTGCTACAATTACCCCAATGGCAGCAGTGCTGTACGCATCATCATAGAAAAAATCCTTTACTATTTTACCGAACCAACTCCTGTCATCTAATCCAAGAGGTTTATACAAGCTTAAGTACTCCTGTTGTAGAAAGTCACCATGAGCGGTAACAACATCCGAACCGAATTCCTCAAATGCACCTGACCAGCTATCTCCGCTAACAACACTACCAATAAACTTAGCAGGGGCTATAACATTCAACTGGAGAGACATCTTTATCTCAGCTACTACTAAATCACCAACCTTCTCAAGTGCGGAGCCTACCTTTTTAGCTACCCCGCCCATTTTGACCAACCCTTCTTCCACTCGTATAGGTTCTCCCCAAGCTCTGACGGAACTACACAGTTTTTGAACGTGTGTATATCTCTTGATTCTATCAGCATTGGTTTCTCCTTATTTAGTGATTTTATTATTGCTTTGAACATACTACCAACTACTGGCTTACGTCTCAACTCTTCTTGCACATGGAAGAACGCAAACACGTTATAGCCTTCTGTTTCGAACGTTAATGCAACCCCAGCGTACTTTCTTGTTTTCTTATGTCTAATTATTGCACCATAGCCAAGAGCCACATAATTTTTCATCTCAGTCCTAGTTGGTAATTCCATCTCAACACCAGTATCTTTCAAGTATTTTAATACTTTTACTGTGTCTTTTGCACCCATCCTCATCAGCTCGTATTCATCATTACCAGTTGGCTCGAACTCAGGCTTGGCCTTTTGTTCTATCAATGGTTTTACCAACTTCTCAATCTCTTCAATTGTCGGTAGTGACTTTATTCGTTCTATGTTATTGTGTGCAATTGTATTTACCATATTATACCTCTATTGTACAACTTCCGTAGAAGTTCCCCAGTCCACTAGCATTTACCAAGTACTTGCCTGGCTCTTCTCTATCCAGGAGCATACACAGTTCTATTGCTGTGCTAACTCCTTGTGTGTGACCTATTTCTTTCTTGTACTCAATCAGCTCAACATCACCGTACATTTCTTCGATTGCAGTATACTCAGCCTCAGTGTTGTTTGGTGTCTGTGTACCATGTGTTTTCACTGCTTTTATCTGCTCTTCGGCAAATGGTTTCATAGCCTTCATATATCCTTCTTTACTTACGAAGAACGGATTTTTGTCTGCATGGTACACCCAATTCACTGTACTGATTTGTTCACCTCTTTGTAAGTGTAATATAGCAAACCCATCACTACAAGTTAGTGTTATCCCCATCTTCTCGAACAGCAGTCTTTGTGTTGGATCAGTCCAGTCTTCGGCATACACAATCACATCATCGAACTTATTGCTGTTTAGTAGCATCTCAGCTTCCTGTAGTGCGTGCATACTAGCCCCACAGGTATTGGCACATATACTCAAGTAGTCAGCACCGTATCGAGCAGCTACTTTACTTGCTATGAACCCAGCTTGACTTTGTACTGGCATTACTCCTTTTGGTATTGGTGCTGTATCTGTGAAATCCCTAGAGCAACTATGGTGTTCACTTGGACCAATTACGTACAACACAGCAGTTCTACCAGTTGGTTTGATACTGTTTACCTTGTCTTTATATGTCCGACTATTGTATGTGTTCATAAACGTTTTATCACGCTTCTCTAATGTTGATCCTATGTACATAGCCTTACCATCTTCACTTATTGTGTCTGGCAGTACGTAAACATAATTAACTACGTTCATGGTACTCTCTATACAAGTCTCTAATTGTGTATGTTTCGTAGTCTATACCATTAACGTACTCATTGCCAAGTTCTACTACCTCGGACTCGAAGTAGGCCCAGAAGAATGCGTACGAGAACGAGTCCATTTCACTATTTATTAGCAAGTCGTCTATATCCAGTATTTCAAGTCCATCCTGTTCTTCGATGAACTCATTTATCTGACTTAGGAATTGTTCTTCAGTCATACTAACCACCTATGCCGCAGGTGATAAGTCTGGATTTAACGGAGCTGCCTCACCTGTTAATGCTGCGTTTAGGTTGAAGTACGTTGCCCACATTGTTGCTGTTGGTTTTAACCCTCCTGCTCCAACTGTACCAATCATATCACCCATACTATCCATTGCTTTAATTAATTTATTGTGCTCAACTTGCTCGATTAACTTCTCTTCTTGTGTCTCAACGTATGCAGTATCTGCAACCATTTTGGCAATCTGTGAGTCTAGTATACCACCTTGTTTAGCGATGTTATCCACCTCTAGTTGGTATTTACCTTCTTTATCAGCTAATGCTAGTGCTGTTTGCATAGCCCCTGTTGTAATACTAGTTGTTATGTTTGCTATGAAGTTAGTAAGTAACTCAGCTTTTTCCTTCTCAGTAATGTTGAAGTTATTGAACTCATTCTGTACGAATGCTTTTGTTAAGTCATACGGACTGCCATCAGCTGTTGCTGCCGCCATTAGGTTTGTATATTTTACTAAATAGTCTTCTGTAAATGCCATTAATCTATTCCTTGTGTTGTTTTATTAGTTGTTGTAGTACCATTATCATCTACATACGTATGTGTATGTGCTGTATAAGCCTCAGTGTCTAATGTACCATCTGGATTGAACGTCACTTCAAGTGCTATTGCTATTGCATCCATTTTATTGTTTAGTATAGCAAGTTCTGTATTAATTGTACCTGTATCGGTCTCAAGCGTATCCAGTCTATCATTTGTGTTGTTTGCTGATACTGCCGTGCCTGTGAAGTTAACACCAAGCGAAGTGGCCATTGAGAGAAATCTTAGTCTATCGTCTTCGTATTTACTATCTACGTCAATAACTATTGTGTTAGCTTTGGCTATACCAATCTTTCCGAACTTTTTACTTTTACCGTTTAGTATTGATGTACCCATGTAGTCTCCTTGTAATCACACTTCAACCCACCAATTTGATGAGCTGAATCTAATTACTTACCTTGTATTTCGGCTAGTTCTTCTGCTGTTAACGGAATTTCTTGAATCATGAATGCTGGGGACATTTGATATGTAGTAATTTCTCTACCTTTTGAGCTTGTTCTTTTAACTTGCTGTAGTGATTTCTTTTCAGCTAACATATCTGTTATTACCTTGAACACTAATTGCTCTTTACCGAACTTAACTACTTGTTTCTTAGTACCAAATTTACCCATATGTGTAAACATATCAGAAGGGATCTCTCTCATTCTTGGGTCTAATGCAGTAACTATTACTTTAACCATTTCAGTACTTGATCTCATACCACTAGCTTTGTTCTTTTCTGCTACAATCTTTTCACTAACCTCTACTGAAGCTGTTTCAGCTTTACTTGCTTTTTCTTCAATCGCTTTATCAGCTGCTTCTTGTTCTGCTTCATCTACTAGTAATTGCAAATCTACTGTACTCATGTTCTTCTTGAACTCTAATCCCATCTCGCCAGCTTTCGCTATTAGTTCTTCTCTTTCTGTTGCCATTTTGTTTTCCTGTTTTATCTTATTTTTATTGTCATCGGTGATACCAGACGTTTGTTAACCAACAGGGCGAACCCTGTCAGCACCTAGCTTCTAATTAGTATTTAGAAGCTGTTGAGTATACTGCTAAGTGATCAGGTCTATCAACCAGAACCCCATTCCAGAACTCGATTACAGTCATACCTGTTTTAGCGTACGGGTTCTCTTTAGTTCTTAACTCTTCTGGAGTTTTAGTAACTACGTTGAACTTACCTTTTGTACCAGCACCGTATTCGAATCCGATGTGTGTGAAACATTCTGAACCAACGATTAATGAAGCGTATGCTTCGAACTTAGTACCATCATTTCTGAACGCATCATTAGTTGCATTTGATGTCCATGCCGCACCAACTGCCGCACCAGCTGCATCTGAATATTTAACCATTTTAGGGTTAACTACGATTCTGAATGGACCAACTTTACCGATCTCACCGTGAATTGCATTTCTGTACTTACCGTCTTTGTCTGCATCTGCGTACTGTTCTACTGGCACGAACGCCATTTTAGGGTTAGTAGCTGTTGAATCTAATGCTTCGATTGTCATGTAATCCATTTTTTGGTCTGGAGTAATGAAGATGTATCTAGCTGCCGCAACTGTTTTAGTATCAACTAATCTTGAACCTTTGATGATTTTAGTGTCTTTTGCACATTTGTTATTATCTAACTCTGTGTCTAAAGCGTATAAATCTTTCAATGTTGGAACTGAAGTAGCATCAATTGTAGCTAATGTTGTAGCATCACCTGCGAACATATTAACACCAGCACCGTTAATTAACTCAATAGCAAGTACGTCTTCGTTAATTTGTGTAGCACCTTTTACTGCTTCTCTTGTTACGTGCTCTTTCCACTTAGGGTCTGAATCGAAGTTCACTTCGTCTTTTGTCCACTCGAAGAAGAATCCTCTATTAACAATATTACCTCTAACTTCTTTTCTTGAGAAAGAAACTTTGTTCACTCTTTCAGCATCTTCTGACAATTCTGGTAGTTTACCTGAAATTACACCAGTACCTCTACTTGAACCGTATAAGTTACCATTTGCGTATGCTACACCAGCACTATCAAGCCCTAATCCTGCACCACCTGCATTTTCGTCGTCTAATAACGGAATGTATCTGTGTTTAACTACTTCTTTACCCATGTGTTTAGGTTGTGACATTGAACCTGACATTTGACCAAGGTACATCATATCTTTTGATTCGATAATCGCTTTCTTGTTGTAGTAATGTTGGTTAAGTTGTACGTTACCTGCTGAGTTATCTATTGTAGATTCTCCACCTGTTTTTCCTGTATTATATCCCATGTTTGTTATCCTATTTGTTTATCCATAAACTTCATAAACTCTTCATCTGACATGTTATCCATATCTAAGTAGTCTACTCCATTAGTAGTTCCACCAGCTCCTTGCGTTACTGCTGCTGCCTTTTTCTTCTCTGCCGCAATCTTAGCTTGCTCTGTAGCCACTTGTGCTGCTTTTGCGTCTGCAATTACCTTCGCCTTAGCGTCAGCTTCTGCCTGCAATCTAACTGCCTCAAGTTTCTCTGCTTGCTCAGCTGCGACCTTTGCTTGAGCCATTCGTTCAAGTCTTTGTATACCTGCTTCTACGTAGTAATCTAGGTCTGATTTCTTAGCACCGTCTAATTGCTTTAACTTAAGCATTTCTGGAGCAACTTCATCGTATATCCCATTTTCCATGTCGTAGTGTAGGTTTTCAATCACTTCTTGAGTTCCCATCTTCGCACCATTTGGTAGTGTTAACCCTTCAACGATTTGGTCCCTAGATCTATCATCCCATTCCGCACCTAGTACGTTAGTTGTTCTATCACCAGTTGGCGTACCTTTGATTGCACCGAATGCATCATCAATCTCTAGTTCTTTATCACTTTTACCGTGATGGTTAGGTGTGTAGTTCAGCTCTTGTTCAGTATCAATATCAAGTGCATCTATGCCTGCTTGTTTGATTACCGACGTTATCGCATCTTTATTACCTTTTGCTACATCAATCATTGTATTGAATTGTTCATCCGTCATGCCCAATTCTTCCATAGCACTAATCCTTTTTCTATGTTTGGCAACTGCTTGTGTCTTACGTGTATAGTCCATCGCTTGTTTGTACACTTTGTCAAATGATTCAAGCTTCTCTTTATTTGTAAACGCAAACTCTTTACCAATAGCCTTAATTGTGCTAGTAGAGTTTAAATACTCTGCGAGTAGGTCATCTTTTGAGTCTTTTACTTCAGTCTCTTCTTCAGTTGATTTCCCGTCTTCTGTTGACTCGTCTGGATCGGCATCCACTTTATCATCTTCTTTCGGATCTTCTTTAGTTTCGTCATCTGTATTTTCATCATCAGAAATATCACTGGAATCCGTAATAGGTTGTTCCGTAGTATCTTCAGCTGTCTCAGTTGTTTCCACTTGCTCTTGTTCTTCACTTGATGTTTCAGTTAGTTGTTCATCGAACTCACCACTGTTCATCTTAGCTTCAAACTCTTCGTCTGTCATGTTGTTTAACTCATCCATTATTCATCTTCTCCCGCATTATCAGCAGTAGTTTGCATAACTTCTAGCTTTCTCTGTAAGTACTTAACACTCATGATCTCTTCCATTGTCTGTTGTCTCAATGCAGGGTTCATATCGATTAAGTCTCCTGAATCTTCTAGTAACGTTTTCATCATGTACTCTTGTACGATTACTAACTGGAAGTCTGGATTTGTTTTCAGTCTGGCTAATGCCTGACCCAACTCTATTTCTCTTTTTCTAATTTCTAAATCAGATTCTTGGGTATTTGCACTCATTGCAAGTCCTTCTGTTGTTTATTTATTAGTCAAGTTTTTAGTCATTACTTATGGACTTACGCCATACCTTGTGCTGCTAATCCAGCTCTTGGTGGTTGTGACGCAATCTGTGCCTGTGGTTGTTGTGCTAATTCAGCTTCTAGCTCTTGTATTGCCAACATGATCACATCTTCTGGGATACCCATACCAATTAATTCTTCTGGTGTAGCTCCTTGCATAAGCATTGCCTTAACTTCTTCTACAGCTTGTAATCCTTGCTGATTCACTGGTGCTCCAGCTCCTGCTAATCCATTTGCCATATGTACTCCCTTGTTGTGTCTTTTATTGCTCTAATTTTACTACACACTAGCTTAACCTAACCTTGGAAGGCTAAACTTTGTGGATTAATCACACTCTTAAGTGCTTCATTCTCCATTTGTGTGTTCTCAATTATGTCTTTTAGTCTACCATACATAGCACCAATCTCCTGGTCCTTTGCTGATGCAACTTGTCCAGCTACTTGTTGATCTCTCATTGATTGCTTTGCTTGTTTACCTAACTCAGCATTACTCAACTTCTCACTGATTCCAGTACCATTATCTAGGTCGTACAGCTTACTTCCGTTTATTGCACCAGTTTCTTTTTGTCTTTGGTCGAGTCTGTCGAAATACTCTTGTTCAGCAGCACCTTCTGTGTCTACTGCTCTCGTACTCTCAAATCCTTGTCCTATCATCCAATCATTAGCCATTATTCTACCACTCCTATATTTTTATCACCTTGCTGAGCTTGATATCTCATCTGAATCAAGTTCACTCTAGCTTTCATTTGTTCTATCTCTTTCTTACCCGCAGCTTTTCTATCTTCTAACTCAAGCGCCTCTAAGTGACTAACCCCATTGTCATTTTTAAGGTAGGTAAGGGCTTCATTGTCAATCTTCTCGTCAAGTAGCTTAGCCTCTTTTAGTAACTTGTAGCGTTGAGCATCTAGTAATTTCGCTTTTGAATTTTTTTCAGCTTTATCTGCTATATCTTCTTCACCACTTGCTTTCATTTGCCTTATCTCAGCTTCTATTTTGTCATTTGCTAACTTAGCTGCTCTATATTCTTCTTGCTTCATCATTTCGATCATTGGGTCTGGATTAGCCATCTGTTCTCTCAGTTGGTCTGCTCTGTCCCTCATTCTCTTAGCTTCTGTTGGCATTTTTGCTAACTCATAGTAATCTGCTGTCATCTCTGCTAGTAAGTCTGGCTCCATTGACGGTCCAAGTGTTTGTAGCATAAACGCAAGCTTTTCGGCTTTTAGTGCGTTATCTTCTACTGTGCTTACCTCAATCTCTATGTCGATTGACGAGCCAACATCATCTGTACTTGGCTGTACATACTCTTCATTTGTTATTCTTGTTACTTCTTCAGGTGACATGAACTCAGCGTTGTAACTAATCCATTTTCTAACTAATGGCTTAATCAAGTTCTCTGCGAGGTTTCTTACTGTGTTTAGTCTTCTTGTACTGATTGAATCAAGTACTCCACCAGCACCTTTGGCACTACCACCAATTCCACCACTTAGTCCTTTTTCATTCATTCCCATAACACCAGTTATAGACTCAATGTCTCTATCTGCTACATTCAGCATGTCGAACGCAGTGCCTGGCATTTGGTTGAACGAACCGTGTTGTATATCAGCAATTGATGTGTTTACTTCGAAGTGCTTACCAGCTTCCATACGTTTCTTGTTACGTGTGTCTAGTGCGCCTTTCTTAGTGATTATCTGCCCATTATTCGACTGAGCCATGTTGTTAATCATACCTCTGAACACAGCAGTTTTGATTTGTTGACTATCAGCAATTAACGCAGCATTTGCCTCACCGTACATTTCGAATGGTACACTATTAGCTGATGTGAATAGGAATGGTATTTGTTTGTCTGGGTATGGATTACCTTGTAGTCTGATTACTGTGTCATTTACCCAAGTACATACGATTGGTTCAGCAATCCCATCACCGTCTAAATCATAGTTACCCCAGTACTCGTATACCAGCAACTCTTTTCTTGGGTCGTCCTCGAACTTGAATGATGACTCATCCTGTTCTTCATAATCCTCATCACTTTGTGGATCAGCGTCATCAGCGTGCTTTTTGATTCTATCTAAGTTCTTGTATCTACCATCTTGTTTAAGTCCACTCAGATTTGATTTATACCTTACCACGACGAACTGACATCTATCCATATCATCCTCACATGTAGGGTCAATAAACACATCTTCATTTCGTCTAACTACTGCTGTCGGGTTATTTACTTTTGTTACTTCTTGTGTAACTGTTTCAATCCCGCCCAAGTACTCTTCGCCAGTTGTTTCATCTACCATCACGATAGCCTGCTCAACCTGGATCTTCTTACCTTTGTATTCCCAGCCACATTGTACAGCAACCGTACCATCTCTGTCGTATATTTTTATTGCTTTCTGAAGGAAGTTGTATCTTGGGAATCGTCTAGTGAATTGTGTATTGATTACCAACTCAGTCTGTCTGGCAATTGCCTTATCTTCCCATGTTATTGGTTTACTCTTGATTATGTCCTGATCCATGAAGGGCGCCATCAAGCTTGCGTATAACCACTCCGACTGACGTCTTGAGTCCTTACTTACAATCTTTGACTTTCCTTCCTCTTCATTACCGTACAGGTCAGCATTGTACACACGTCTGTAGTCTTGTATCTTATTCATCTGCGTGTCGTGCTGCGTCTTACTATTAGTGTAATCCTTCTTGAACTTGCTTAGTATGTCTTTTATTTTAGGTCTTTCCATCTGTACCATCCATTTGTTATCTTCTCGATTATAGCTTACTATTTATTAATTGTAGCTTACCGTTTATCCCATCTTCGTGGTACACCGCTTTTAGTGTCGACATGTGTTCTGCCAACATATCTACCAATCCCATACTTATTTGGGTACTTGTTGTGTAGGTACATAGCAACATCATCAGCATGCACATCTTTTACTCTGAAGTCGGCAGCTTGTCCTGTCTTGTGTACTGAGTTCTTAGCTCCACCAACCTTTGCATTATGTGCATCACATCTACATCCACTTGTTATTGTTACTGGCTTACCGAAGTGTTCTCTAACATCGTCTAGTACTTCTGCTAATTCGTAGTCAACCGTATCAAACCCGCAATTACACTTACATGCAAACTCTAATCTTTTAAAATATTTCATTCTTATCCTTTGTGTTTAGCTAACAGAACTTCATTGAGTTTTTCTGTTAGTATGTTTACTTCATTTTGAAGTCTTTTTGCTGCATCCGATTGTTCAACTCGCTCATTGTAGTACTTTTTCTTCTCCGGTTCACTGAAGCTTTTCACTGCATCCAAACCAAAGTTTAGTGCTAATGTTATTACGAATACAGCAATTGATACGTAAATTGTCTGCTTTGTCTTAATGTCACTGAACGCAACAGCTTGGTCGTTCATTGCTGCAACTATCTTACTATTGAAGTCAGCATTTTCTTCTCGTATCTTCTCAATTAAGGCATCAGCATTATCTTGTCTGTTATGTACATCATCAATTCGTAAGTTTATTTGGCTTACAACCATTTCATCCATTCCCATACGTATCTAATCCTTGAACTCGTATTTATTTGCTATCTTTTTCAAGAATTCTCTACCTTCTTTACCAAAACAAGCATTTGATGCATCTATTGCATCCATTAACTCATCATGCATCTCTGTTATGTCTCTACCAACACCACATATTGCATATAATGTACCTTCTAAGTTGTACACAGGGCTTTTGTGTACTTCCAACTTCATTTGTTTACCATTTATATTACCTAACTCCAGGAACCTTCTGGCTTTCTCTGTGTCTCTTACTATTACGTCTGAGTTAGCACACTTCTCACCGAATGTATGGTTTTCATTACCAACCTTTTCTTTGAATAGTTTAGCAATCTCTGTATCTGTCTTACCTTGTAACTGTTCCCATGACATATCATAACAGAAATTCTTCATGAATATGTTGTTTGCCATGATATAACGACCTTCAACGTCTTTGGCCCACACCATGTCTGGTAAATGGTTGATAACCTGCATAAACATATTATCAGATTCTTGGTGTTGTTGCTTTAACTCCCGTAGTTCTGCTTGGTACTTTGATAGCATGATGTCCTTACAAGCAACGCAGTCAGACAGTGTCTTTAACCCGTCTTCTGCTTTACTCATTGATTTGCCTAATCCAAGTACATCCATGAAGTCTAGTACTGCACTGATCCATTTGTTTACTACTTTCATACTTGGTGTACGACCTTTGGAACACACGTCACGACTATGTAATTATTTATCATAACTACTTACCTTTAATCAGGATATCTTTGTCCTGACTACCTTTACTTGACCCGTAGAAGAAGTTGATTATCGTTGCTACGATTGTTCCTAGTAGAAACCCAAGTATTGTATCAGCGAATCTCTCATTGCCTTCTGGTATCGTGATGAACGTAATACCGAATATGAACACAATTGCAGCTATACTCCACAACGAAGCGAAGTAGTACACAAACCTCTTACTGAACACATCATCTTGTGCCAGCGCCTCTGCTTGCATTGCTCGGGCATTAGCTGTATTCTCAGCATGATACTTCAGTAACTCACTCTCATGTTCTCTTTGGAACTTCTTTAGCTCCGCAATTTCTTCTTTACTTACTGACCCTTTTGTCAGATCAATACCAGTCTTCTCACTTACTAGTTCAATTGCTTTGTCAGCTCCACCTTCTATGGCATTGCTAAGCAAATCAAGTCCTTTACCAGCTAACATACTAACTATAGGCGCTAATATTGGTAACATATCTTATCCTTTCATGAGTGGCTAGAACCACCCAAACTCTAATCTTCCATCTTTTGGTCGATTACCAAACCCAGTTCCACCTAGGAAACTCACATCTATCCAGAACCATTCACTTCTTGGTTTATCCGTCTCAAACTGCACATACTTGAAGTTGTACGCAGTATTTCTTAATGTCCACCAGAAAGCAGGTCTTACACTAAAGCACGGCTCTAGTTCATCCCCAAGGTCAAACGAATTACCATCGTCGCTGGTAACAGGTATTTCATCTACCCAACTATACCCTTTTATATCTTTGTACTCTCTGAAAAACTTCTTTGAGCAGTATGTATCATTTGTCGAGTCATCATCTAACCAACCCCACACAACCCAATACCAAAACAAGTATTGTGTCTTACTAACTTTTCTATAGGCTATGAAACCGTTTCTTGTAGTATGCCAAGGATACCCCGTCAATACCCAACCTTTTCTATCGTCGTCCCACTTAGGGCTACGTGATAGTAGTCTAGCTAAGTATATATCATTCTGTAGCACATAGTTATACACAACACTTCTAGCAGGCCCTCTAAGCCAAACGACAAACCAGTACCATATCATGCCTACTACTTTTCTTATCAACGTCCATATCATTATACCTATGAACTCTATGTATTTATACATTTATTCCCCTAAACTTTCTTTGCAGTGATTGTTTTCCATCTTCTTGAGAGCACAACAGACCACCTTATCAAACCAATTCGCCTTACCTTCTGTGATACGTCTACCTACATGTGAGCTAATTGTTTCGTCATGTGAGCCGTTCCATAGCAGTACATTGAACATCTGATCAAGAACGAGTAGAAACCTAAAGCCTCTACTTCTTTTTTTAACATCGTTCTCAAACTTACAAATTAGTAGTCTAACTTCTTCCGGTGTTCGCATGCTACTGAGCTTTGTACTTGTCTAGCCATATTGGATCAAGTCCAACGATAGCTTCTACTTCTTCTACGCTTGCGCAGAACCACAACTTGCTCATAAGAACTCCAGCAGCTCTCATAGCTTTACCTAACTCAGTTTGTGTAACAACAGCCATGCTATTGTCATACAACCTCCAGTTAATCTCTTCGTCACCAACTAGTGTGGTGATAGCCTTCTGCATTCTAGTAGTAGCAGTCTCATCACCGTCATAACCTAGCCCATCAACTTCTACTCTCATAATAGCAATAGCCTTTTCGATAGCGGCTTTAGCCTCAGCTTTGTACTTAGCCAGTGAAGCCGAAGCAGAGGCCTCGTTGTCAACTACATACTTGCCATCAACAATCTCATCAAGATAGAACTCTTCGTATCTACCTTCACCTAATTTTGTATACTTATCGCCAGCAAGCAACCATACAGACTCGTTTACTTTTGTACTATCTTTGAAGTTGTAGAACTCATGCCTACCATCTTCATGTACTCTCACTCTCAATACCATACTACACTCCTGAACTTATTTTCAATATTCCAGTATCATTCCATACTGTACCTATGATCAAAGGATCTACGGTTTCTAATCCCTTCAGTACTATAGTGCCAGAACTCAGGCCGTTTAGGTTTACTTCGTTTAGCACCAAACTAGGAACTATCTCACCTTTATCAACCGCTACCAAGTCTCCATTAACCACCTCAAACTTAGCCAGAGTACCATCAGGATTCTCTAGGTATGATTGTTGAGGCAGTGCAGCACCTAGTGTAGGTTGAGTTTTATACACAGATATATTATCGACATAATCATAAGTAGTAGCAGCAGTAGCCATAGCAAAAACCACACTGGATGTTCCTGTAACACTAGCAGTGAAGTTAAATGTGTAAGTACCAGTTACTGATATGTTACCTAATGTAGCACCCTCTACAAGTACTCTCATATAACCCCTTGTACCTACTATGTAGCTAAGTGTAACTGAGTACTCTTCTCCTGCAATTGTACTAATAGCAGTACTTACACCATTATTTGATGCATCACTTGCAAGTGATGTAATCTTCATCCTACCAGAATCAAAACTAGCTATACAATCAGTACCATTAATCCAACCGTCTACATTACTGTCAAAAGTACCATTGCTAATTAACTCACCACCACTAGTACTATACCAATTGCCATCAACTAACACCTCTCGGTTATCGTCAACAAACTCTTTAGTATACATACCGAAACTTGGTTTATTATCTACTCTTACATACGTAGAAGGAGCACCATTTACCGACTTTATGTATTTAAAACCATCAGAACCAAACCCGTTCGATGGAGTTATATTCGTAGTTCCTGTCAATATTTCATTAGTTTGGGTAAAACCTGCAGTAGTATCAAATGAACCATACATAACTACAACATCTGTAACAGAAAAGCTAGTGGTGTTAATCACAGATAGAACAGTAGGAATAAACCTAGAAGATACAATTGGTGCAGAACCTGTAGGTATATTATTCGTAATTTCTTGCTGAACAAATGCCGTGCTTGCCACTTTAGTTGAACTATCATCAGCCGCTTGTGTTGGAACCTCAACAGTGCCTGAGAATGTCTTATCCCCTGTAATTGTTTGTGTACCAGCTAATGTAACTACATCTGCTGCATTTGCCTTTAAGTCAAGTTCAGCTTGTTGCGCTGTGCTTACTGGTTTATCTGCATCACTGGTGTTATCAATGTTATCAATCTCGTCTTTTCGTGCTATGGCAATGTCATCAGTACCGTCATTGTAATACATCCGTCCAGCATCTCCACCAGCAATATAATTGTCAATCGACAAGTCACCCAGTGTGTTTGGGTTTGTTATGACACCATCAGTGTCAATTTTTGTAATCTTTGCTCCCATATATATCCTTTATTTTTACCATTTTATCTTGTTATAACTTATGGTAGTATTAACTACCACTCAGTTATTGTATTATTGAAGTCTGCTAGTGGTACAACCTTGTACACTCCACCATTTTCACTATCCTGCACTATCACGCTATCACTACTAACTGTAGCTGACTTCGTTTCCAGTACATCTGTCACTATTTCGTAACCTACTCCGTTGTACGAGTACATCACGCCATCTAGTTCTATCTCCTCGCCCAGTGTTGGGTTTGTTGGTAAGTTTATCATTATTTCTCTACTCCTAATTTGATTGATGCACTAACGTTGTCCCCAACACCATTATTAGCTGCGTGGTATGTTAGTATATAGTAATCTCCATTAGTGGCCCATAAGTTATCATCCTTAAGGTCAACAGGTCTACCATGATCTTGCTCAACTCCCATGAAGTATAGCTCGTCCATTTCACTTGGCAGGAAGTTCGTCACTTGATTTGCAGCTCCGTTCAGTCCTACAGCAAACTCCACATCATCTGACCAATTTGGCACCCAAGTATTTGCAACAATTGCATTTGGGTTTCTTGTTCTATATAACGCAAAATCCCCTTCGTCATTTGCCTTTATATCAAGTCCTTTAATCTGTATATCTCTTGTGTTGTATGCTTGATATGTACCAACTGTGCCATTTACTGTCCTTGTCTCAGGTACCCTGAACGCCAGTACTGCAAACTCATCTGCTTCTTCTGTACTATTAGTCCCAGTATGTGTAGGGAATCTCTTCTGTACCACTGACCCGAGTGTTTGTGTCTCTCTATCTCCACCTTCACTAGTGATGTCACAACAACCCATATACAGAACTGCATCAGCGTCATCCGTGTATTGATACTCTAACATGATTGCATTTTCTTCCGTACCGATACCTAACCTAACGGCTGAACCTACTCTAGCTAATCCGCCTAACGTGTGCCCACCTTTTATAGCCTCGTATCGCACTGGTAGCGATGGATTGCTAACTGACAGTCCGTTTAACGTACCGAGTACTTCGTTGTTATCAGCATCTTGTAAATTGATAAACGTCTCGAAGTTACCAACACCTCTCCACTGTATTTGGATGTCATGTACATTACCTTTAGTAATGTCATATGTTTGGCCATCCACAGTAAGTGTAGCACCAGTCATTGTACCTATTTCAGTGAACCTCTCACTTACTGTACCATCAGTCATTGTTCTTACTACCAACCCAAACTTACCGTTATTTGCATTTGGTATCCAACTTGAATCACTGAATAAGTGCCCTCTATTTGGTTGGTATCCTGGGTGTTGTAGTGACTGTAATGTATTTCTAGCACCTAAGATTGTTGATGTTACTTTAGTAGAGCCATTCTCATCTCTTATATATGTATCAAGACCGTTACCAACTACTTCATTACCATTTAATAACTTCTTCCATGATTCTTTCTGGATACCCATTGTATTAATTCCGTGGAACAAGCTCTTGTCCAACACCGCTTTGTTTCTACCCCACGCATCAGTCCCAAGGCTATTTGCGTTATTGTCTACTCTTCTGAAATTACTCATCTATACTATCCTCCATTGTGTTCCATCACTTGCTAAATCAACTGTCTCACCATCTAGTAAACCTGATGGTACAATACCATCAACGTCAACCGAATTGCCAGAATTGTCTATTCTCGTTACGCTGAACTCGTTTATGTTGCCAACAGCACTTGGTAGTGTAATTAGCACATCACTGTTTGAGGCATCAACAAACACTCTCTTATACTTCTGCTCAACAACGTAGTCACTTGTTACTGTAATTGGTCCTCTAGTAGCATTAGTGAATGTTGTTCCTGCACTCCCGTTGGTTTGTAGCCAAGCTGATGTTACACCGTCACTAACTCGTTTGTATAGTACTTCATTTGTTGTGTCTAACCACTCATCACCCACTTTACTACCGCCCGGCTCCGTTGCTGACTCGGTGTATGTGCCTCTAACAGACAATTGCTCTGTTAAGTCAGTTATTGCCTCAATTGGGTGACTATCTTCCCTGCTTCTGTCTCTTAGCTGGTCATGTCGTAATGCAGCTGGTGTGTTTGTGTATGATGCACTACCATCACCAACTGTGTAGTTTACTATTTTATCACTGTTTGAGTCAGTGTTCGCAAATACTCTAATTCCATATCGTGATAACGGATCAACTGTGAACGCCGTCTCAACTGTTTCGAACTCTCTATACACAGTCACATTATCAAGCTCTTTACTCTCTGATGTAAATAATGTAGTTTCGTCACCATTTGGAGCTCTCATGAACCCTTCATATCTTAACTTAGTTATTCCGTTGCTACTACTAACACCAGCATGGAACTTAGCTAACCAGCTACCACCATCTATCTTATCAGTATCTATTGGCAGTTCGAACAAGTACACTTCACCTGCAGTTTCACCATTGTTACAAGTAATCTGCTTAACTGTTGGCGCAACATCAGCTGTGTAGCTAAGTGTTTTATAGGCTGGATTTATCGTCGACTGTACGTCACTGAAATACAAGTTAGCTGCATACCCACCTGAACCTGCACTAATTGTCAAGTCACCAGTACCTAGTACAGAATCGCCGTTTAGTGTTTTTATGTTTACTGTATCTACTAGTATATCTTGTTTTGTACTTAGTGCGTTAGCAACTACTACTTCACTAGCTGCTGCATTAATCTCACTGATTCCTGCATTTGTTTCGCTTACACTAGAATTTGTCTCTGACACAGCTGCATTTGCAGCACTAGTTGCGGCCAGCCCAGCATCTATACTAGCTGAATTTTCACTAGCAAGTGCATTTGTCTCTGATAATCCTGCTACTGTCTCACTATCTTTTGCGTTATTCTCACTCACTAGTGCATTCCCAGCACTAGTGTCAGCTGCATTGCTGTATGTTAGTGCGTTACCCTCACTTGCCGTAGCACTAATTGCTGCCGCACTAGCAATTCCAGCATCAGTATTTGCTGTTACTGCATCTGCTGCTGCTTTTATTGCATGGTGTTTTGCACTGAACTGCCCTAGTTCAACTTCAACGTCCTCATCTTCCTCTGCCCATTGTTCTGCTTTATCTCTAGCAGCTTCTGACTGTGTGATTGCAGTTGTTGCGGCTAGTACCAAATCATCTACCTGTCCAAGTAATGATATGAACTCTTCTCTAGTTCCTGTGAACCCACCTTCAACAGCATATGTGTATGCACTATCCCCATTCTGGATTACTATTTCACCAACATGTGTGTTTTCATCTTCATCAGCATATGCGGCATATGTATCTTTGTTCCCGCCTGTGCCAACTTCTGCTTCCTCTTCACCGAACTGACCGTACCCAACAGCAGGTACTATGTCACCATTTGGTAATTGGCTTGATATATGTACTATATGGTGTATGTTTCTACCATCAGCTCCTCTTATACTACTTGTTGTTGTGTATTCGAATCCATCACTGAACTCTAGTGTTAATGTGTAGTCAGGGTTCATTGTTATGTCTGTTACAGTCAACGCATCTGCATCTTGACCGTCGTTTCCATCTACTCCATTTGTTCCGTCTACCCCAGCAACTCCTCGCAAATCTTCAGTTGTGTGTGTTGATCCGTCACTGAACGTTAGTGTGAATGTACCATTACCATTGTTTACTGAGTTTGTTAGCGTTAGTGCAGCTCCATCTATTCCTATAGGCCCTTGTGGTCCTGTATCCCCTGGTACTGTACTCTTGAACACTTCAGCATTAGCTGCTATGTAGCTGTTTGACGCATCTGCTATTAGCGTGTGTAAGTTTACTATATTTGTTGGCATCTACCACTCCTCATTTTCGTTTATTTCGGTGATTATATCATTTTTTAGTGCTTCTGTGTCAACATTACCAGTTACTACTACTGACGTGCCTGTATTAATATCACTGTACTCATTCACTTCAACCGTTAGCATACCGCTGACAGCATCGTAGGCAAACGTTGGTATTGGTGTTAATCCATTTAACCCATCAACCCCTTGAGGCAGTTTGAACTGTAGCTCACTACCAACTAATTCAACTTCTGGTGGTGTGCCAGCCGGAAGCGTCTCTACTATTGTTGCTGTTAGGTTCTCCAAATCTTCTATCTGTTCCTGTACTTCAGTCAGATCCAAGTCAGCTATTGCACTTATATCAGCTAACGTATCCTCCTCAGCCAACGCAAGTATTGCAGGCAAGTTAGCATTTATATTAGTTACTGCATCTACTGTTGTGTTATCCACATTTCTATCGATTGCTACTTGTGGTTTGTTTAGTGATGTTACTCTAATCATACCCAACCTCCCCTTGTTACTGGTCTTGTGCTTAAGTTGTCTACTTCTACTAACCCCAACTTAACGGCCTCATTACAACTGAACAGGAACTTTTGGTAGTGTGTTTGTGCATCTGCTTGTACCGAACTATCCATTGACCCATGTGCTCTGTAACCTATGTAATGTAGTAATGGCTCTAGTAATTGTTTTGGTAATTGTACTGTCTTTTCTGTAGCTACGCCTTCACCAGCATCCTCGAACACTATTTCTTCTGGGTGTGCTTGGTATATAGCACTAACGAACGCGCCATCACCAGTTACTGGTATTTGTATTGAGTTGTACGTCGGTGTGAATATTGATCGTTCGTCATCTATTTCATTCAGCGGAACTCTACCACCTTCATCATATGCATCCAGTATTGTTACTACCGAATCATCTGTTAGCGGATCTCCATTTACTGTTACTAGCGCACCATCTGTCCCATCTAAGTGGTACAGTGTTTTGCCGTCTTGTAATTCTATTAAGGCTTCTTCTACCTTCAGTAGGAATCGGCTATATAGTGCAATTAACCCCAAGTTGATGTAATCTACTATCAACTCATCATTGTTTCTTGCTGCTATGTTTGACAACTCCCCTGACTTAGCTTGCCTAAGTATTGTTGATAACTTCATTTAGCTTATCCTTTGTGGACTAATTGATTAGCCACAAGGCTCAGTCCGTATTTCTCTTATTATACTGTACTGAAACTTAGCCTTAGCTTGTTGAGTTAGAATACGGTACTATTACCATATTCTTCTGGTTCTTCATAGTCGAAGTCACTGTATATTGACCTGGTGTATCCACCTTGGCTTTCTTGTAGTGGTACGCCTTCACTTGGTGTTTGTGTCTGCATACTCACTTGTAGCATTGTTAGCAAATCAGGCCCGTCATCAGATCGTGTGAACTGCTCGTGTGTTGCGCCTTTTACTTGACTAACCCATTCTTTCATATCTGGTGTGTGCTCCAAATGTGCAGGCAACCACAACTTTTTCTGTTGCATTATCTGTGCAGCAATCCTGAACCTCTCGTGTTTCTTAACCCCTGTTGATCTACTCAGTATACCTTTTCTATCACTATTAGGGTTATTTCGATCTCTTGCAAATGTATAGAAGTCCCCACGTTTCATCATCTCTTGTTCTAGTGAGTACACATGTGCGGTTTGTCCACCATCAAGCTCAACGCCAAGTTCTATGTGCTTACCACGTCTTCTCCAGTTGGATAATTCGTTCATTGTACCTGTATACTGTTCCGCCATGTTCATCTTACGTAGTGCTAAGTCCAGCATGAATATATCCCCATTATTACTAATAGCCCATGTTGCTCTACCACTGTAATCAGATTGCTCACCACTTGTTGTTGTGTAGTCCGTTGTTACATACAAGTTGTACATGTGTATATTTTTGATTATGTACTGCATGTCTACGAACTGGAAACAATCATCTTGGACTAGTCTATCTGCACCACTTGTTAATCGTAGCATCCTCTCCTGCATGAACTTATTTAATGTCCTGGTCTTTTTAGCATCTCTCACTAAGGCTATAATTGACTTACTTGGATGATAGGACTCCCAAGTACTGTTTATGTCCTTAGTAGTCAGTACCTCAGATTCTGCGTCGAAGTCATTAGCTAGTGGAATAACGCACGGAGTATAAGCCCCACTAAGCACGAGTCTAGTATTTACGTCTGTGTACGAGAAGGGGGTGAAACAGTTAAGTATCCGTCCTTTACCCCCACCCTTTAGTGCTGCAACTGAATCCGAGTGGATCACCAACTCTAGGTTTTCAGTAATTGTCTTTGAGTATGCTGCTGATTCATTAAGTATAATATCATCATTAATTATGCAGCAGATTCTTCTTTGACCGTATCTTATCCCTCTTACCCCTGTTCCTACACCCTGGTACCTAATCAGGAATGACCTATTTTTCCTTGGGCCGTTTCCTTTTCTAACGAACTCCGACTCTGTTTCTGTGAACCTCATCTCTTCAAAGTACCCCAGCAGGAACTCACTCTCTTCACACATTGCTCTGACTGCAAGGGCATTTACTCTTGCACCCCCACGACTCGAGGCAGCTAGTACTAGGTAGAACCACACTTTACCTATGCCGTTTGGTAACTCACCTTTTATTGCACTATACACTCCAAAGAATGATATAACTACTGAAGACTTAGCAACCCCTCTACTACACATAAATGCTAGTCGTAAGTGATTTATCTCTATAGTATCACAGATTTCCTTACTGTAAGGGAACATATGCGGATCTGTTATATTGTTTAGTAGTAGATCTACCATGAAGTAGTGGGCTATAGGAGTATCAAACTCGAAGTCCCCTCCCTCTATTAATCTCATTATCGTAAAGAACTCAAACGCCTCTTGACTTGGTGTATATCCTGGAAATGCAGGGTCATAACTATCTAGTGCAAAGTCCAACTCGAACTCTTTGGTATTTATTGCGTGCTCTAATAACTCTTTATTGAATTCTTCATCAGCATCTATGGCTTCATCTGCAATTACTTCTTCTGTGTATTCTATTTCAGCATAATCGTCTTCGAAGGTGACTGCCGAATACTCATCGACTGCAGGAGGTTGACTGACGTATTTACGTAGCTTTTTTAATACCTCTGGAGGTAGGTCAAAGCTTTCTATTTCGGCCAATTCTTCTTTAGTCATCCTCAACCTCCACAGTATGCACTATATTCAGTCTCTGTACTTCGTTTATCGACTTTCCGGCTTTGTAGTTAGTCATTTGCATCTCTGCCATTTTAGAAATCTGCTCAGCTAGATTATTTTGTGACTCAATTGACGCATCACTCATCCCAATCTTCAGTTCCATCGTATTGTCTTCCGGCATCTTCACTGCATCGTATGCTGCTATTGTTGCGTTCAGCTGCACTGTCGGACTTACGTAATCGTCTGGTTTTGCTCCTACTCCGTTACTCAAGTTTACCATCTTTTGTAGTAATTGGTTACGTAGTGGTGCATGTGTGATGTGTACCCCAACCATTACCAACTTCTGTACTTCTATTACTGCTTTTGTGTTTGAGTACATACTAGCGAAGTTATCTACTGTCGCACCTCTGCCCTCAATCTCTACGGTCTTCTCTGGGAACACCACTCTGTATGCCTTTGCACTTCCACCCATTACTTCTCGTAGTGTCACATACTTTATTGCGTTCATCAACTTCTCTACGCTGATACCAGGCCCAATCAAGTGTGCATAGCTGCATATCTGCTCTTCGAACAACCCTTGGTCCATCCCGGTATCTTGCTCTACTCTATTGATCAGTTTCAGTATCTCGTCTGTGATTGTTACCGAACTGCCCTTTGGCATGAACGACTCTAATCTCTCACGTGTTAGTAGTTGTTTATTTGTATTCCTTGGAGCCCATTTACTGGCTAATTCCTCTTGGGTGAACTCACCTTGGATCTCGGTTGTCAGCCTATCTTCTATCTTACTTCCCATCTACAGTATTCCTCTCGATCTGTTCTTTGTACCACTTTTTTTCTCTGTCATCAGCATTCCTGCATAACGGTGTTACATTCTTTAGTTTGCAGTTCACAACACTACCAACTGTTAGTGTCATTGGTAGCCCATCAACTTCTTTGCTTGTGCTGCTCACTTGAGCTTTATAATGAATCTTCATTGAAGTGCCTTTGTTGTTTTTCTTTAGTATACTGTAGTGTTTCTTAAGGAGTGTTGAAGTAGTGTTGACTAAGGCCGAGTGACCTTAGTGTTTATTTGCTGAACAGCCCTTCTGCAAACAGTGCCATATCACTTCTCACAACTTTGTGTAGCGTAATTGCGAACATGTTGATGTCTGTATCTACCATTCTTCGGTTAGCTTCATCCATCAGCACAGCCAACCCATTGTTGTACTTATTCACGTATTTGTTGTCTATTTGGCGCTGACTACCAATCACTATCACCTTGCAGTTCTTACCAACTCTTGTCAGTATTTTCTGTGTAGTTGCTGTGTTTCCATTTTGTGCCTCATCGATGATGAACACTGTATCGTGGAATGTTCTACCTCTCAACCCAGTTGATATCATCGACTCCATACCGCAATCTGCTACTAATTTGTCACGTTTCTCCTCAACCATTTGGTCAATCTCAATCTTCTTCTTGCCTTTTGGGTTAATCTCACTTCTTACGATGAAGTCTAGTGTATCTTCCATTGGGCCGAGGTATACGCTCATCTTCTCATCATTTCCTGCTAAGTAGCCAATGTCCTCACCGCTTTCTTCATCATTGATTGGGGATCTGATGTACACTATCGAGCTATACTTGTCTCTGTTAGTCTCAACCAACCTAATTGCGTTGCTCAGTGCTACCACATTTTTACCTGATCCAGCAAGTCCTTCTATTAGTACCAAGTCCATTGTTGGGTCTTGTATTGCTTTACTTGCAAGTAACTGCTCCGAATTGATTGGTCCACATCTTTGCTTACGCAAGTCTTTCTCTGTGGTATCACCAAGCACACTAACGAACCCATTTGTTACTGTTGCTAACTTCATCTGGTTTGTATTTGGGTTTGTGAATTTATAGCTATAGTTACCAATTTGGTAGTCTGGGTCAATCCCAAGCACGTCACTGTTGTGTAGTGTTCTGAATTGCTCATCATCTTCTACTGCCAACTCTTTCACGAACTCAATTGGCACATCCTCAACTGCTTTCAGGCTAGTCACTTCCACCCCTTTTGCTATTGCCTGGAACTTCATATGCAAGTCGTTTGTCATTAGTGGACAACCCAACTTCTGTGCAACTTCAATTATTCGCCTGTCATTACCACCGTAATCTGCAGCATCTGCTTCGTACGAATTTAGTGCAACTATCCCCAACATGTACTTACTTTGTACAAGCAGTTCAGTTATTGTACCATACTTCGGGTGTCTTGTTACTACGATTTCAGCACTCTCTAGTATTCTAGCTGCAGCTCTTGCCTGGAAGTTGATTTCCTCGAACCCACCTTTGTGTTTGTCTGTCTCGGATAATACAGTCTCACATAGAATTACCAGTGTGTCTTCTACCAGCATATCTTGTGCGTTATTTAGCAGGATATTTGTATCCATCACAATTGTTTTCATGTTACTTACCTGCCTTTTTCTTGTTCTCATTGCCTAGTTCAGCTTCCCATCGTTCGGCTTTCTCCGTGTCTGTTAATCCGTCTAACCCTAGTATATCTCTAGTAAATAATTCCGTATTTCCTGTGCTCATTACTTTATCCCCCTTGTACTTGTGTCTAGTGTACTTTTTTAATATGTGTTGCTCCACCTTGTAAGCGGAAGCGCCATTATCGTATTCTGTTGTATAGATTAGTCTTATCTGGTCTCTATCGAACTGAGTCCTATATCTCTGCTCTATGCTTTGTGAGGTCAGCCCTATTTTGTAGAGGTCTGTTCCTATTACGTTGAAGTAGTAAACCATACACTTTTTATGGATGTCTCCTTTACCTCCTCCATAGCTTACACAGTGTTTGCAGCCATAGCCACTTAAGTGCCCTGATGCCAGTTGTTCAAAATCTCCGTGTTCAGGGCATGTTATTGTAATCTTGTCTCTAGCAGCTGTATACGTAGTCTTATCGTAGGTATACTTATCTCCGTGAACTTTCTTTGCTTTCTGGATAAATTCCTCTTGTGAGCACTCTTTACTCTTGGCACTAGAGACTACCCCACACTTAGGACACCCTGTACCATTTAAGTGGTTTGTAGGGGATTGACTAAATCTACCATGTTCAGGGCATATAATCGTCACAGGAGTAGTTGATAACGTATACTCGACTTCAGCGTAGTCGAACTTGTTTGCGTGTAGTATGTTTGCAGACTCTATGAAACTTACAGTAGTATGTGTATTATTGCCGCACTTTGTACAACCTTTACCAGCTAGGTGTTGGTCGCAGCGTTGCTCAAACTCTCCATGTACGGAACAGATAATTTTTACTTTATTCCTAGAGGTCGCATTAATTACTTTGCTGTAATCATATACGTCTCTATGTACTTTACGGGCCCGCTCTATGAAATTCTCGTCAGTCATTTTAATTCTGACTCCGGCACACACAGGACACCCTTGTCCTCTGCCATAGTGCTTCGAGGGAGACTGCCAGAAGCCTCCGTGCTCAGGACACACTATTTCAATCTTTGTTTTTGCGTCTATGTATTTCACCTTACTATAATCATACTTATAATTATGCTTATTGTTAGCTCTTTGGATAACTTCTTCAACTGTTAGTGACTTCGCCATAGTTTGTACCTCATTCTTTTTATGTTTAATTATATCCTTTTCCGTCTGTATTATAACTTAATTTACGTTTCCTTTTCCATCTGTCTAGTACCTCATCCTTATCTAGCCACAGATCTTTACCCTCAAGTACTCTATTAATTTCCTTATTACTCAGAAATCCTTTGTATAAGTCATTGAATACACCGGCTAGCAGTTTATCACTAAACTCCATGTATGCTTTAGTTTCGTGGTGCTTGCCTTGTGTACCTCCAGATGAGCTGTGTATCATAAAACTTGTCCAGTCCCCTATTTCTATCTCATCACAACACATCGTAATCATAGTTGCTGCACTAGCTACTGTACCGTCTAGTACTGCTATTACTTTTGCGTTGGATTTCTGTATTGCCGAACGTATACTCAGCATACTATCCATATAGCCGCCACCGTTATTCATTATTAATTTTACTGTTTTTGCTTTTGTGTGTTCTAATGTGTGTATTAGTTCGCAGTAATTACCAACTGAGTATACCTCTTCTGGTAGGTACGCATATACTGTATCTTTATCCGCTATTATCGGTACTGCTTTTTCCCATTCGCTAGTTGCTCCTGGTGCTTTATCTTCGTTGAATGTTAGTTCTAATTCCATATTGGCCCTTTATTGTAGTTTCAGGCAGTCTATCTTAACTACCTGACTACATTATAGGTCACATTGGCTTGTGTTTTACTGAAGTTGACTGTTTTGTTGGATT